ATTAAAAATTTCGGTAAGTTAGTAGCAAATAAAGAAGTTAGTCAACCAACTAAAAAGTATGTTGCTACAGGGGGACCGCGTGGTAGAAAACCGTTAGATCCAATTGAAAAAGCCAAACGAGAAACCGAAGCGTTAGAGCGCAAACAGAGAAGCGGAGGCAAACGCGGCCGCCCCAAAGCAATAAATTAAAATTCAAAACCGCCATGTTTTGTAAGTTTTAAGGGTTAGCAAGAGGTCTTTTTTAAGACCTTTTTGCGTCGATGGAATATATACGTATATTTTAGCGTCACTCAAAACTTTCACATTATATTTATATACGTAATCCAGAATTCAACCATGAGATCGCTTCGTTTATCTAAAACCAAGTTAAGACGCATAGCCAAGGAAATCCTTGAGTTATGCCCGGATTACATGGGGTATCCACATATGTCTAAGGCAGTGTTTATACAGCCAAGACTCAGTGTGTCTTATACTGACGACAAATATTGTGGGGAATTTGATAATGAAAATCTTATTATTCGTATATTTCCTCGTCGTATTAAGTCTAAATTAGATTTGATTCGAACTATAATTCACGAGTATACTCATTATGTTCAACTATATGATTCTCCCCGTATGGATAGAAAATACGTTAAGGCAAATGAGGAATTGGGTTACAAAAACAATCCATTTGAAATTGAGGCAAGGGAAAATGAAGTTAAGTATATGCGCTTAGTTTATGCTAGGGTTAAGCATTTATTCTAATCGAGGGGCGTATATACGTATTTAAGTATTAGGGGCGTTTAAGCTCAAAAGTTAGGGTTCAAATCCCCACATATTTATCATAAAAACACAACACATGAATTATCCTAAAATCGTAAACGGACAAATTGAGGTTTTTGAAAACTTTGAAGACGGGTGCATGGACCCTTTAGCATTTTATTCTGTAGCATTTATTAATGCTGAAGGTAATTTAGCTTTTTATGGTGCTGAAACTGATGAAGATTACATCGCTTTAGCTAACCAATTAAGTGGTGAATGTACTACCGTAGCAGAAGCAACAGCATATGTAAATAGCCAAGGATATAAGGCTTTTTACAATGGCGTGGCACTTTAAGAGTTTTTAAAAATTTATTGCAAATTAGTTGGAGGGGCGAAAGCCCCTTCGTACATTTACGTAAATAAAAAATGATAAAGATATGGATTTTAATTTAGTAAAAATCAACAAGACATGGTTACGTGAGATAGATGACCTTTATTATGTAGGAGATATCGTTGATATAGATGGTGATGGTTGGGTAAGCCGCGAAGATGCTGAACTTGCCGTATATGAATTTGAAAATTGTGTAGAAGATTAAAGATCCTGCACAAGAAGCTTGGAAAAGCGAAAAAACCGTCGTATATTTACGTCACAAGAAATAAATAATTAATTAACCAAAAAATCAAGGTTCTATGTTAAAATTAAACAATTCAGAGTTCTTAAGTCAAGAACAAATCCGTAAAGTCGCTCCTAGCGTATTCACAGCACAAGGTGCTGAAACTACTTCTGAGAAGTATGCTCACATTCCTACAAACCGTATCTTAGAAGATATGCAAACTTTAGGTTGGGGTGTTGTAGATGCTAAAGAGGTTAAAGCTCGTAAGCAAATTGGTTTCCAAAAACACTTAATTGTGTTCCGTAACAACGACATCGTTATTAATGGTTCAGATGGTGACACAGTTTATCCACAAGTATTATTGACAAATAGTCATGATGGTAAAAATGCATTTACTTTCACTGCTGGTTTGTTTCGTTTAGTTTGTGAAAATGGTTTAGTAGTATCTACTCAAGAGTTTGAGAATATGAAAATCCGTCACTATGGTTATGATTTTGAAACATTACAAAATACAATTAAAGCAATGGTTGAAAAATTACCTTTAACTGTTGAGTCAATGAATAAATTTAAAGCTACAGAGTTAGCGCAAGATCAGGCCTTAGACTTTGCTAAACGCGCTATTGAATGTCGTTTTACTGACGAAGAAATCGAGAATGTAAAAATCGATTGGAATGATTTATTAACACCAACTCGCCCTGAAGACCAAGGTAATAATCTTTGGAGTGTATTCAATGTGATTCAAGAAAAATTAGTTCACGGTATGTTCAGTTATAATTACGGAACTAAAAACCGTAAAGCTCGTAAAATTAAGAACTTCAAACAAGATATGGTTTTGAACGAAAAATTATACGATCTAGCTTTAGAATATGCTAACTAAATAAATCGGGGCGGTTAGCGCCGCCCCACAATTTTTCAAATCATGAATATACAAAGACTTACAGTTGAAGAAGCTCAACACTATATTAGTTGCAAAGACGATTTGATGGGATATCCAGCCGAATATTATACATTAGTACCTTCTGGAGATGGAAAATGGGATGATGTTACGTATTATACAGGTAAAAAGAAAATAGGAATTAATCGTTCAGGCGAAGGTAAGTATTGGATCTACGTTTTATCAAATGAATCCATGCCTGATGTAGTTAAGATTGGGTACACAAAGCAAACGCCCGAAGAACGCGCATATCAAATATCATCTGCTACCGGTGTTGCTACACCATTTAAAGTAGAATATGCTTTCAAATGTCACGAAGGTGAATTTTTAGAAGCCGAAATACATAGACATTTAGATTCATGTCGTGTTAACACTAATAGAGAGTTTTTTAGCATTGGGATAAAAGAAGCAAAAGAAATAATTGAAGAGATTGGTAAAAAGTACGTATAAAGATTTGGATAAGTAAAAAAATAGTCGTATATTTAAATATATAAAAACATAAATATGGAAAATAATAAATCAACACAAGAAGATTTAATCAATAAGATTTTCTTCTTATCAGAAATTCAAGCTGAAATTTGGAGATACCATCCATTAAACCCAGCATGTGTCGACGTTCTTGTTGAATACGATAAGATTACCGACGAAATTAGAAATGTAAAAAGACAAATAGACGAATTAGAGAATAACTAATATTTATAGTAATACTAAACTTTTTAATTATTTAAACAAAAAACAAACATCATGAAAAAAATGATTATCGCAGCGATCGCAATCGCAACAATGACAGTAACAGCATGTTCTAACAACAACACAACAGTTCCAACTACAGATAGTACAGCAGTAGATTCAACTGCAGTAAGCGTTGATAGTACAGCAACTACAGTAGATACAACCGCTACAAAATAGTTTAAAAACTTCACAATTAGAGATCTTCGGCCGTGTAAAGGTGCCGCTAATTAAAAAGTAGATCGGATAGTCAGATGGTGTAATGGTAGCACAACAGTTTTTGGTTCTGTTTGTTTTGGTTCGAGTCCAGGTCTGACTACATAAACAGGAGTGGCGGAATATATTATAGCAGCTACTGTAATATTACGCAGACGTGACCTAGTAAAATAGGTTGGTTAATAGGCAACTAAACCGTGTTGGTTCGAATCCAACCTCCTGTACAATATGGGGCTGGCACTGGTATTGACAGCAATTGAAGTAGAGAAAGATGAAGCAAGCAGGATTAGATTGGAAATCCTTAAACACCTATCAAACAATAAACGCAGTAGAATTATCTACAATGACTTTCGAAGACGTTATGTCTTTCGTTGGTGCTGATTACGCAGTAGCTGCCTAATCCCTCCCGTACACATCATGGGACTTAAAATAGAATGTGAATTAAAAGGTAGCGTTAGAGGTACTACCTGTAAATCCATTAAATGGTAGAAGTGAACTTCCCACAGTTGAGAGTAATAATGGCAAAATAGGAACTTTATATTTTGTTTGTTTAGAAAAATAAGCTAAGCTTGTGAATGAGTTGATTTAGACTTATTGTTTGGACCTGGGTTCGAGCCCCAGCAGCTCCACCAAAACGAAACATCAACGGAAACGTTGGTGTTTTTTTATGTTCGGCATATATTTATATACATGGACATCAACAAAATCTTCAATTTATTTGACGATAAAAGCGATTTCAAAGACGAGGAAATATATGTTATTAACTTGTACGAGCAGCCGTTGTTTTGGGTTGGTATGTTTGAAAAATTAATAAAAAATAACGATGTATTCAAACGCCAACTTAGTACTTTCTTTAGAAAAAATGATCCCGAATACAGTACAGATCTATTACATGAGTCCGGTGACGCACTCGTATTTAACAGAGCATGGCAATTTATCAAAATGATAGATTTAAACGACCCGAATCATCAGAACGCAGTTCGAATTAGGGCAAATGGAAGTTATTTATGCAACGCATTGGAACAGGCCATTAATTATTTTGTTGCTATTGAAGATTATGAAAAATGTTCCTACCTAAAAAAGATTTTTGATTTTGGGGAAGAAAATTTGGAAGTATAAGATAGCTTTCGTAACTTCTAAATACGGGGTTAAAGGGAAAAAGGGGGAATAAGAGATGAGTGATGAGAGGGATGATGAAACCGGGGGTAAATAGTAAACAATAAATAAACAAATATATGTTAAATCGAGAAATCATTAGACGCAAACTAGAAAAACTAGAAGGCAATCTAACAAAATTACAATTCATTTTAAGACGACAAGGTTCTTTAGAAGAATATGTTCAAGTTCATGAAGAAATGAGGGAACTTGTAAATGAAGTAAAAGGATATATTGAGCACGAACCACGTTCTGCTAATGAAATAAACACATCAATCTAAATTTAAAAATAAAAGTTATGAATCTTACCGCTGAACAAATCCAAGGAAATTGGGAAAAATTGATGTCGATGATTGATCAATTCATCACATCACCACGTAAAGACAATTTGGTTGCTTTCTATGAAAAATACCAAGATCGTTTAATGATGATGCCTGCGTCACATAAGAAAGAATACCACAACGCTTTCCCTGGAGGGTATGTTGATCATGTTGTTCGAGTAATGGAATGTGCTGTTCGCTTACATAAAGTATGGGATGATATGGGTGCTGATACTAGTACTTATACGTTTGAAGAATTAATATTCTCTGCTTTGAATCATGACCTGGGTAAATTGGGTGATGAAAATCAAGACGCTTATATCCCACAAACGGATCAATGGCGTAGAGATAAACTAGGTGAAGATTATATGTTTAACAACACTATTCCATTTGCTTCGGTTCCCGATCGTAGTTTATTCTTCTTACACTCTAATAACATCCAGTACACATTTAATGAAATGGTAGCTATTCAAACACATGATGGTTTATACGATGAAGGTAACAAGAAATATCTTATGGGTTATCTTCCCGAACAAAAACCACGTACAGCATTACCATTTATATTACACCAGGCTGATTTGATGGCTGCTCGTATTGAATTTGAAAAAGAATGGCTTCCAAAATTCCAGGGAAAAAACTTGGAGGAGCCAAAGAAAAATTTTACATTGGGGGGAAACAAGCCCAATGGTAAAACTCAAAGTGCCCAAAAACAAAAAGCACTTGGTAGTATCAAATCAGAGGGATTAAAAAACCTGTTAAATAATATTTAGATGCTAATTTTAGTTTGTATTTTATCGGTTTTGGTTGTTGTATTAAGTTACACAACCATTAACCTTCTCCGCAAAAACGAGAAACAAGAAGACATTTTAAAAGGCTATATGACCTATTTAAACAAATTTTCAGACATTATAGCATTCTCAGATCAAAAATTAAAAGAAGTAGATGCTAAAGGTTCATTTGAAAGTGATGATGAAGTTGGTTTCTTTTTCCAACAACTAAAAGCAATACAGGAAATATTGAACCAATTTAATATTAAGAATTTATAGAATGGAAGTAGAAGTTAGAAAAAGGAAGAAAAAAACTTCCAATGTGTATTTTACTAAGGATACCGAAAACGCTATTGTAGCATACAATCATAGTACTGATTTTGAAGAACGTAATAGAATATATAACGAACAAATTCACTATGCGTTTTTTAAATTAACCGAAAATATCATTCATACCTTTAAGTTTTACTATACCGAGGTAGATAATATTGAGGATTTACAACATGAAGTAATTACATTTTTACTTTCTAAAATTCACTTATTTGATCAAAGTAAAGGTGCTAAAGCATTTTCTTATTTTGGAACAATCGCTAAACGTTATTTGATTTTATCTAATCAGAAAAACTATAAAAAACGTGTTGAAACATCTTCAGTAGCTTCAATTGAAGAAGACGAAAAATTTTCATATCAATTAGATGATACTAAAAGCGTTGTTGAAAGTAATTTATCTAAATTTATAGATGAATATATCAATTATTGTACCGATAATATATTTGAATTATTCCCTAAAGAAACAGATGCTCAAGTAGCCGATGCTATTTTAGAAGTATTCCGTAAAAGAGATAGTTTAGATGTATTTAATAAAAAAGCACTTTACATATATATTCGCGAAATGATAGACGTTAAAACGCCTAAAATTACCAAAATAGCAGACCAATTATACGATATATTTAAGAAAAAGTACGTGTTTTATTTAGAACACGGATATACAAATTTTTAGTTATAATATTTATAGTCAAAAATAAAACGTATGAGTTCATTAGAAAACGTAGTTTTTGGCAAGAAAACATTTAGCAGCATATTAGAAGAGATATACGATAATCAAAAGAAAAAAGATAAACAAATATCCGCTTTAATATCCGAGTTAAAACCACTGATAAGTGATATAGGTGATGCCACTTTGATAGTTCCGTTAATTAAAGAATACTTAGAAATAAGTGTTAAAAATGACGAGCAACTTATCAAAATGGCCACTATTATCCAACGTGCATTAAATTCAACATCAACAGACGATGGTGGATTTGGTATCTCGGATGAAGAAAAAGCTCAATTACTTGCTGAAATAGATAAAATACACGGAGAAAATAAATAATTAAATGGCACAAGTATTTGGACAAGCAGCTGTCAATCAGCAAAATGTTAATAATTCTTTTACTGCATTATCTTCTAATACCCAACAAGGACAATTAATCCCTGTTCGTGTAAAAAGTATTATATTAAATGAATCTCATCCTCGTTTTAAAGAATTAGGGGGATGGAATGCTTTAGGTTTAATTGAATATGATAATGTTATTAATCCAACTCTTTCACCTACCAAATATTCAGTTGCTTATCCTTTTTATCCTAATTTAAAAAATTATCCTTTAATAAATGAGATAGTTTTTATAGTAAGTTTACCTAACAATACAATAGGAACATCATCATCCTCAACACAGTCATATTATATGGGGGTAACATCTCTTTGGAATCACCCCCATCAAAATGCTTATCCTTCTAACAGTAATGAACCGGCTCCACCCCAACAAAAATCATATATTGAAACACAAGCCGGAAGTGTTGTAACACCACAAAATAATCCAACACAAGTTTTTTTAGGTGATACTTTTAAAGAACGCGGTAATATTCATCCACTTTTACCTTTTGAAGGTGATGTTATACAAGAAGGTAGATGGGGTAATAGTATACGATTTGGTTCAACTGTTAAAAATCAACCTAATAATTGGTCGTCTGTTGGTAATGATGGTGATCCTATTATTATTTTAAGAAACGGCCAACCTAGTAATGCAAGTAAAGAAGGTTGGATTCCTATTACTGAGGATATTAATAATGATTTAACATCTATCTATGCTACATCAACTCAACAAATTCCATTAAATGCATCCTCAACAAGCTATGTTAGTTATAAATCAGATGCACCAGTAATACCTAACAAATACTCAGGTAATCAATTAATAGTAAGTTCGGGTCGTTTAGTATTTAATAGTACTATAGATCATATTTTATTAAGTGCTAAAAAAACAGTTAATTTAAATGCTATTACTTCGGTTAACATTGATGCTCCTAGTACTATAATACAATCAAATAATGTGTATTTAGGGTCTAAAGATGCAACTCAACCTGTTTTATTAGGTAATACAACAATTCAACTATTGAATCAATTAATAACAAGTTTAAATTCTTTTATGACTATTTGTTCAACAGTTGTAGGTACCGCTCCTGGTGCTCCTTTAGGTCCGCTTAATATGGCTGCCTCTCAAATGATGACTACCCTAAATCAGTTACAAGCAAATCTAGAAGGTACTAAATCTAAATACGTTAAAACATCATAATGGCAAATTATACCTATGATATTATAAAATCAGGTTTTACTAAACAAATTCGTATATATGAAGACGGATTATTAATATATACTGGAGAACCATCAACTTCGGCTGCTGTATCTATACTTTTAGATGAAGCTAAATTAGCTTTAATTGATAATTTAAAAGCACAAGGAAAGTTACAAAATATAGTAACTATCAATAATTGGAATGTAATTCCACAACCGGGATATACTCCACCTGCTCCTCCTACTCCTCCTCCAACTCCTCAAGAAACAGATACACAACGTAAAAAAGAAGAAGCTATAAATAATAGTAATGCTCAAAAAGTTATACCTGTTGATGCTACAGCAATTAATAATTCTAATACTGATAAACCTAAGGGTACAGCTAAACTAGGAGCTATTATAACAAATTTAGGTAAAAAGATTATAGTTGGGCTTATACCTATTGCTATTGATTTAGTTAGACAATTTATTACTCAAATAGTAGAAAATGAAATAACTAAAGCTAAAGAAAAAGCAAATATTGAACAACAAAAAATACAAGATCAAATCAATACTTTAAATACTAAAAGAAAAAATGGTGTTAAAGGATTAGACGCACAAATAGGTACATTAACTGCTAAAAAAGAAGCAATACCTGTAGCTACAAAAGCTATTGAAGATAATTTACGTGCTCAAGTAACAAATTTTGGGTTATTTTCATTTGCCGAACTTCCTACTCAAATTCCTCCAATTCTTAAAACGGTATTTGCTAATGGTTGTCCTAACCCTAATAGTCCTACTATTGTAAAAATTATTACCATTAGAAATGGTTTAGTAGTATCTTTAAATTCAATAGGAAAACAATTAAATAATATAACTCAAGCTATTACTAGTTTATCTACATTTTTAAGTTTAACTGAAATAGTATTAACATCTTTAGATACGGTAAAAACTTTATTGTCTGCGGGTTCAAAATTTATACCCTCACCTCCAGGAGTACCAGGAGTTATCACTTCTGGTTTGGCTGATTTAGAAACTATCATACGTAAAAAATTATTTACTCCAATCGGTGAAGCAAGATTACCCAAAATAGCAGGTTCAATTGCCGCTGCTGCTATTCCTATATCAATAATAAACATATATATACAACAATTAGTAGGAATATTATCGGCATTAGATATTAAATTAAAACAATGTGTCCCTGATAAAGTTAATGATCTTACTTCACTTTCGGATACTATTATTTCAATATCAGCTCAACAAACTCTTGCAAATCAAACAATCAACGAAACAACATATAATGGATTTTTAATTGAAATTGAAACCGTACCTTATACTCCAACGGTAAATCGTTATAGAGCTGTAGGTAAAAATCAAAGTGGTATTATTCTTGTATCAACAGAATTATCATTTACTCTTGAACCTCAAATATTAATCAATGAACTTAAATTAATAATTGATAGAGATAATTTAAAAGCTTATTAATTTTAATATTTATAATACGATGGAAACAACAAAATTTAAAAAACTCATCAAAGAAGCAGTAAAAGAAGCAATTCAAGAAGAATTGCGTGAAATTTTACTAGAAGCAGTTAAAGCACCAAAAGCAACAGTAATGAATGAATCATATGTACCTCAAAACACATATGCTCAACCTCATGTATCACAACCAAAACAACTTACAGCATCTGAACGTAAAGCAATGTTCGGTGGTATACTTGAAGAAATGCAAAATGGTACTCCTGCTTCAACAAATAATGTTCCTTTTAGACCACAAGGACCCGTTGATTCGATCAATGGTAAATTACCTGAAGGTGAATTAGGATTAGATCAAATCATGGGATTAATGAATAAATAATGGCATACGGCGCTAAAAAAATATTTCCAATAGACACCCAACCCGGAACCGCGGTTGGTATTTCTATCCCTTTTAATGCACCTAATGTGTTTTTTCAAACATATACTACAAAAGATGCTGTTCGAAATAATCTTTTAAATTATTTTTTAACAAATAAAACTGAAAGATATTTAAACGTAAGTTTTGGTGCTAATTTAAGAGCATTTATTTTTGAACAAATAACAAATGGAAATATAGAAGGTTTAAAAGAAGATATTCAATCTCAATTATCTCTTTACTTTCCTAATGTTATTGTAGCATCATTAGATATTTTACAAAATCCCGACGATAATACAATTACAGTAGTTTTAAAATACAATGTTAAAGATACAGGAATATCTGATCAATTACAAATATCATTTCAATAATGGCAGTTAATAATACTAAAAAAGATATAAAATATATCAATAAGGATTTTACCGAATTAAGAGCAAGTTTAGTAGACTATGCTAGAACGTATTTTCCTACAACCTATAATGATTTTAGTCCTACCTCACCAGGTATGATGTTTATGGAGATGGCCGCTTATGTTGGTGATGTTTTATCTTTTTATCTTGATAATCAATTTCAAGAAAACTTTTTACAATATGCTCGTCAAACAAATAATTTATTTGAATTAGCATATATGTTTGGTTATAAACCAACTGTAACTCAAGTTGCAACTACAGATATTAGTTTTTACCAACAATTACCATCTAAATTATCCGGATCAACATATATACCTGATTATGATTATGCTTTATTTTTACCGGCAAATACTACTATTGGTTCTTCATTAACTGGGATTTCACCATTTTTAGTAGCTGATCCTATTGATTTTACAGTATCATCGTCTCAAGATCCAACCGAAGTAACAGTATATTCTACTTCTGGAGGTAATCCAACATATTTTTTACTTAAAAAGGATAGAAAAGCAATTTCATCTACTATTAATACTACTACTTTTAGTTTTGGTTCACCCGTTCAATTTTCAACAGTTAATATTAATGAAAATCAAATTGTAGGAATTTTAGATATAGTAGATAGTAATGGTAATACATGGTATGAAGTAGACTATTTAGGTCAAGAAATGGTTTATAAACCACTTAAAAATACAAATCCAAATGATCCTAATTATTATTATGATCAGGGTAATGCTCCTTATCTTTTAAAATTAGAAAAAGAACAACGTCGTTTTGCTACACGTTTTATAGGTTCAACAACATTACAAATCCAATTCGGAGCAGGTACAGCAAATGATGTAGATGAAAATATCACTCCTAATCCTAATAATGTAGGTATAGGATTACCATTTGAACAAACAAAACTAACAACGGCCTATTCACCTTCAAATTTCTTATTTACAAAAACCTATGGTATTGCTCCTTCAAATACAACTTTAACAGTTAGATATTTAACAGGAGGAGGAGTTACAGCTAATGTAGCCGCAAATACTCTTGATACAATCAATACCTCAACTACATTCTTAAATTCAAATTTAAATGCTACTACAGCTAATACAATATTTAATTCATTAGCATGTACTAATCTATATGCCGCTGATGGTGGTGGAGACGGAGACACAGTAGAACAAATTAGACAAAATTCAATGGCTAATTTTGCATCTCAATTACGTAATGTAACACAAGATGATTATTTAGTTAGAGCTCTTTCAATGCCTGCTAAATATGGTGTTATATCTAAAGCGTATATAGAACCATCTAAACGCGTTAGTATGTCCGCAGGAGAATCTAATTCTGTGTTGGACTTATATGTTTTAAGCTATAACGCGGACAATACATTAAGAACGGCTTCTCCGGCCTTAAAACAAAATTTAACAACATATTTATCTCAATATAGAATGATTGGAGATGCTGTTAATATTAGAGATGGATTTATAATTAATATCGGAGTTAATTTTGAAATAATAGTACTACCAGACTATAATAATAATCAAGTATTAATAGATTGTATAACTGCTCTTAAAACATATTTTTCAATAAATAATTGGTCTATAAATCAACCAATTGTATTAAGAGAATTATATATCTTATTAGATAAAATAACAGGAGTACAAACAGTAAAAACAATTCAAATAACAAATTTAGTTGGAGAAAATATAGGATATAGTCCTTATGCTTATGATATATCAGCAGCAACAAGTGCAAATGTAATTTATCCATCACTTGATCCTTCTATTTTTGAAGTTAAATATCCAAATCAAGACATTCAAGGAAAAGTAGTATCATTATAATATTAAACAATGGCTGTATATAAAATATTTCCCACTAAAGACGCAACAATATATTCTTTATTCCCTAACATGAATACGGGATTAGATGAAATTATTGAAGCAACCGAAACCCAAATTAGCGCTACTAATAATTCTAACCCAGCAGCTAGTAGATTTCTTATTCAGTTTTCTCCAGATGAAGTAGATAGTGTGTTAGAAAATATAATTGGAATTAGTAGTTCAGCTCAATTATTAAGTAGTAATTGGAAAGCAGAATTACAATGTTTTGTAGCAACAGCAACAGGATTAGCATTAAATACAACTCTAGATTGCTTCCCGGTTTATGGTGATTGGGGAATGGGAACAGGACATTATTTAGATGATCCTAGTGTAACTAATGGAACTAGTTGGATATGGAAAGACTATTCAGGTTCAGTTAAATGGTTAACTAGTGGTTATCCAACAGGTGTAACCGCTTCTTATAATATAGCATTCGCACCATCCGGTGGTGGAAATTGGTGGACTGGATCTACATCTACTTGGTTTAATACTAATACTTATCCTATAACTCAATCTCAAGTATTTAATTATTCTAGTAATAAAGATGTTAACATGAATATTACTAATATAGTTAGAGCTTGGTACACAGGTTCAATTTCATGGGATGGTTTGATAATAAAACAATCTTCAGGATCAGAATTTGTAAATAATATTAATATTCAACCTGAGTTGAAATTCTTTTCAATTGATACTCATACAATATATCCTCCTCAACTTCAATTTAGTTGGAGAGATTATTCATATAATCCTGGTACTTTATCAACATTAAATACTTTACCAGCAACTATAACATTAGCTCAAAATCCTAATTTCTTTTATTCTGAAAGTATTAACAGATTTAGGGTTTATGCTAGACCAGAATACCCAACACAAGTATGGAGTACAGTAAATCAAAATACTGTAAATTATGCTTTACCAACTGCATCTTATTATGCTATTAAAGATTTAGATACAAATGAATATGTTATTGGGTTTGATACTCAATTTACTCAATTAAGTTGTGATACTACAAGTAGTTATTTTGACATGCATATGAATGGTTTAGAACCTGAAAGATATTATACTATTTTAATTCAAACAACTATTAATGGTTCAACATTAGTATTTAATGATCAATATTCATTTAAAGTAATAAACGGATAATGGCAGATCAAATAACATTAGTAAAACAACAGTACAATAAAGCACAGTACAATAAGGTAATTGATAATAATTTTACTCAATTAACGCAACCTGTTGACTTAACTCAAACCATTGTACCTAATGCTGATAATATTAGCGTACAACAATTTTTTGATTATTACCAACAATTATTTTATGTTATCCCTAAATTTGGAGATATAAATTCTCATCAGTATCTTATTACGACGAGTACAGAATATATAGGTGGTACAACTCAAAATGATGATTTAGTTCAATCATTGTTAGAAGAGGTAACACAATTAAGACAAGAAAATTTAGATTTACAACAACAAATAGTAGATATAACAAAGACAATATAACAAATGGCTGAAATAGTTAACATATCACAATTAAATCCTCAAACATTTGAGTTACAAGAATATTCTCAACAGGATACTAGTCTTATTATAGCTACAGATGTATTTGATACTTTTGATCCTACTATTGATCATATTGAATATTTTATTTATGATTTAAATAGAACCCCACTATATGTTAATGATGATAGCTATCCTGTTTATTCCTTAATTAATAATACTTTAGTTATTGATCCTGAAGAGGATCTAAAACGTCAAGGATTTACTGAAGGTAATTATAATACATTATATAATTTCTTAAAAAATAGATTAGCATCAAGTTATGAATATCGTTATTATATAAGTCAAATTAGTTCTGATAGAACAGAAGTTAGATTAGATACCACATCTATTTCAAATGCGGATGTTATATTTTCAACAAATGAATTTATAGATTATAGAGCTAGTAGTAGTGTATTTGTAGATTTTTATTTAGATTTTGGTAATAATAATTTAGTTATTGCTAATAATATTTTATTAGACCCTACAGATCCTTTAAATCCAACGGTATTAATTAAATTATATGAACCTTTACCTCAAAATTTTGATGTTAATTCACAATGTTGGGTAGTAGAAACTATATCTAATCCCGTCGCATATAATATTAATATAATACAAACTTTTGATTTTTTAGATAATGGTATTCCTTTACAAGGACCTAATTTAAATATATCTCTTAAAGATCAAATTAATAATTCAACACCTTATTATACTTATAATAATTTAACTTCTAACACATCAACATTAGGAACAGGTAGTTTACAATATCAAATTAATAGTATATTAGCTGAAAGAGGATTAGAAATTAATATTGACTACTCCGACTACTCAGATTTTGTATTTTTTGGATCTGCTTTAAATCAATTAGAAAATTTTTATTATAAATTATCACTACTCCAAACATATCAATATAGTGCTAGTATTGCCGGTCCTAGTACTACTAGTACTTATGTATCTTCTAGTAATAATGTTTGGTTAAATAAAATAAATGAAATTATAACAGGTTTTAGTGGATATGAATATTATCTTTATTATGAATCAGGAAGTCATGCTTGGCCTAAAACTAATTCAACATATCCTTACATAAATGCTGCTGCTAACTCAGTAGCAGGTTTATCATTTTTAACAACACAATCAGTTTCGGCATCATTGTATGATGAGGAAAATAATAATCAATTAATAAATGCTATACCTTCATACTTAAGAGAAGATCCGAGTAATGATCAATATCAACTATTTGTAAATATGGTTGGTCAAAATTTTGATAGTGTTTGGGTTTATATTAAAGATGTTACAAATAAATTCAATGCTGATAATCGTTTAAACTATGGTGTATCTAAAGATTTAGTAGCCGATATTTTAAGAGATTTAGGTGTTAAAATATATCAAAATAATTTTTCAACAAATGATTTATATTCTGCTCTATTAGGTATTTCACCTTCAGGCAGTTTATATAATTTACCTTATACAACAGGTTCATTACCAACACCATCAGGATACCAATACGTTAACACGTATATAACGGCGTCTGCTACTGGTTCCTTGATGCCTACATATGATATCAATGCTGAAACCTATAAACGCATTTACAATAATTTACCTTATCTTCTTAAAAAGAAAGGTACACCTGAAGGTTTAAGAGCATTGATTACATTATATGGTATTCCTGATACTATTTTACGTATAAATGAGTTTGGGGGTAAAGATAAAAATCAAAATACTTGGGATTATTGGCAAGATGAATTTAATTATGCTTTTAGTGTATCTAAAAATGGATCTATAAGAATTCCATTTACAGCATCTTCAGCCCCGTATGGTACTACTTATCCTAATTCTATTGAATTTAGATTTAAAACAACAGGTTTACCTACAGCTTCTATTTCATATAGTCAATCCTTATGGAAACATACTACAGCTAATTTAGGTGTAGTATTAGAATATACAGGCTCAGCTTATACAAGTGGATCGTATAGTGGATCTATTATTGATCCTTATTACCAATATGCTAATCTTAAATTTATAAGTGGATCAGCATCATCCAGTGTTTATTTACCATTTTATAATGGTGGTTGGTGGTCTGTAATGGTTAATAAAGATAATAGTAATATTTATACTTTATATGCTAAAGATAAAAATTATGAAGGTGAAGATGGAAATATCATTGGATTCCAAGCATCATCAAGTTTAACAGGATCTAGTTCTTGGGCGGTAAGTGGATCTTTAATATTTGGTTCGGGTAGTGTTCTTGCTGGTAAAACATATACTGCCTTTAGTGGTTCATATCAAGAAATAAGATATTATAATGTACCTTTAAGTGAAAGTGCATTTGATGCTTATGTAATGAATCCTAATTCAATTGAAGGAAATACAATAAGTAGAGCTCAATCCTCTAAAAATAGTTTATTCTTTAGATTATCTTTAGGAGGTGAATTATACACAAGTTCACTTTCAATCCACCCCGGTATTACCGGTTCAACTCCTGTTACTCAATCATTCATAAACAATAGTTTATCAGCTACATTTAGTGGATCTTATTCATTTGTTTCAAATTATGAAGTATCATATTATGATCAAGTAATAGCAGGTATCCAAAATCCAGTATCTGAAAAAATTCAAAATAAAAATAATGTACTACCTTTTACAAGTAGTAACTCAACATATGGTGGGGTACCTAATAATCAAGTATTATCCCCATTTATTTCAGTTCAACAAACGATTCCTGCAAGTAGTTCATATACAGCAAACGTAGATTATCTTGAAGTAGCTTTTTCTCCTCAAGATGAAATAAATGAAGATATAAATGATTCAATTGGTTATTTTAATATTGGTGAATTAATAGGTGACCCTAGAGAAGTACCTTCACGTAATACAAGTTATCCATTATTGGATGCTTTAAGAAATGAATATTTTACTAAATATTCGGGTAATTATAATATTTGGGATTATGTAAGACTTATCAAATATTTTGATAATTCATTATTTAAAATGATCCAAGACTGGATACCAGCACATACGGATGCAGCTACAGGTATTGTAATTAAACAAACATTATTAGAAAGAAACAGATATCCTCAACCACAAGCAAATATTGTTACCTCACAATCTTATTATGGTAGTGGTAGTAACCCAAATATAGCTTGGGATACTCAAATTCCTTTTGAAGATATTACATTAACCGCTTCAATCAGACAAATTCCGGGAATATTAAACGGACAAAAAATATTTACTGCTTCTACCCAATATGAATCTTTTCCTATTGAACAAGTAACAGGTAGTTCAGGAGGTGTAATGCCTGAATTAAATGGTACTTCATCGGTTAATTTATATGTTAATATAAATCAAGTTTGGAGTGGTTCAAATTCAAGTCCTTTAGGTCCTATTCCTTTTATTGAATCATATCAATATGAATTTTTTAATGGTGAATTAAGTGGCTCCGTTATTGTTACAGATAAATTAGGTAATTTAACAGATCCAGATTGTCTACCATATTTACAAGCAAGTAAATCCCCTACCCCCTATAAACCAGTATTTTATAAATCAGATCAAATGTTAGGATCTAATAATTCAATATCTGTATTTTTAGACGCTAACACATCACCAAACAACGGAGAAATATATATTTATTGGGACTCTGGTAGTTTTAACATATAAAATTAAACAATGGCAAATACACCCGTATATACAAGAGGAGTTAAATATATTAAAGTAGCACGAGTAGATGCTAATGGAAAAGATAATTCAAATCAATTACAAAATCTAACAGATATTAGAGAAGTATTTTCTGATATTAGTTATCCTATCCAATATGATATTGTTAGTGTAACTGAATATCCAACCTACTATCTTTATGCTACTATACCAACCGATATTACATCATCTGCTAATCAAGAAGTATTAAATTATTCCTTATCAGGAAGTTCAACAACTATAGTAAGTGCACCGGCTGGTTTTCCTAGTAACCCTCAAAGATTTGTATCAGCTTCTATAAAATCGGGAACAAATACTTTAGGATATTTTAATTCAACTAACGGTATATATACTTTTGGAAATACACCTAATATATCTTTAAGTTGGACAGCTTCTGTAACAGGTAGCAGAACAGCATTTATTGAAGTTGGTAATTTTTTATTAAATCAAACTGATTCTAATGGTAATTTTTTAAACCCAACTTCATCCTATAATTTTACATACCCTACCAATACAACCTTTAGAGGCACATTTTCAGGATCTTTTACTCCTGTAGAAAATCAAACCTATGGTTTTGGTATTTCAAACAATGCTAGTGGATTAACGGGTATAACTAATTTTCAATTTTCAATAACACAATCTTATAATACTCAATCTTCTACAACAGATGTAGTAGTATTAGAACCATATGTTGATGAAAATTTTGATAATAGTGATTGTAATGTTCTACAAAATAATGTTGATATAAATAGATTTGATGGATTTTTTATGGAAATGGATTTTACAAGTGGATCTATTTTACCTCAAAATCAACAAGCAATATTAAGTGGCTCAGCAATGAGAGCACAAGTTCAGCCTTGGAATTATACATATTCTTCTCAAGTAATAAGTAGATATAGTGGTAAAGAACAAAATGCTATTGCTGTAAATGTCTACACAAGTGCTAGCCAATTTGTAACAGCATCAGCATATGGATTTAGTGGTTCATGGCCGGGTGATACAACCTCTCCTTCATTGAATGGTGGAATAGTTATCCAACAATTAGATAGTTGTATTTATGAAACTAATTGGGCTGGGGGAGGATATCCTGAAAATTCATACGGTGGTGCTTTTAGTTTAGGAGATATAATGTTAGTAGGAGAAAATAAAGACGTTGTTCAAATATTTAAATCAGACAGTCCTTTATACTATCAAATTTTAAATCAAAATTTATCCTTTAGATCATCATTTATTCAAAGATCATATACCCCTAATAATGCTTTATCCTCTCAGTTAACCTCATTATACCCAGGAGTACAACTTCAAGATGCAGCTTATTGGGTACCTTCAAATTACACTATTAGTTCTTTAAATCAAGGTGGTTATTTTTATCCAACTGGTTCACCTACGTATAATGTGCCCTATATGAATTTTGCTACAGTAATTACTAACCTAATATATCTACCCTCAGGGACCAGAAATTCATCAGGCACACAACAAACAGGTTCTTTAGCTACAGCAAGTATAGCTTTTGCTTCTATTTCAAGTAGTTTAAATGCTGGAAATAAATGGTATTTAAGTTTTTATCAATCTTTAGGAAATATAGCTGATGGAACTGATTTTTATCAATATGGTTATCCTTTTGAAGTAACTAAAATGGTTCAAAATGGTATTTATTCTTATGATTTTTTACTTAAAGCAGATGCAAGATCCTATTTTCCAACCAGTAGCAATCCATATTCCGCTTATCCTATAGGCTACTCAGGTAGCCAAAGTAACACTGGAGTATTATTTGTTCAAGGAATACCAAATCAAAATCAATTAGTAGCATATGGTGATAACTGGCAGGATTTTAGTTCAAATGCTGGATATTTAACTTTACCTTATCCTAAAGCAGTTATAACTCAAAACGCTAATTATATTACTAAACAATATGGTAATAATCCAAACCCTTAATTAAAAATTAAAAATTATATATATTTATAACAAAATAAACATTAAAAATGGGATATTTAAATAACACGATAGTAACAGTTGATGCGATCCTAACAACCAAAGGTCGCCAGTTACTAGCTCAAAACGATGGTACGTTCCGTATTACTCAATTTGCTTTAGCAGATGATGAAATCGATTACACCTTGTACAATCCAAACCATCCATCAGGTTCTGCTTATTATGGTCAAGCAATTGAAAACATGCCTTTGTTAGAAGCCTTTCCTTTGGAAACTCAAACAATGAAATATAAATTAGTTACGTTACCACGTGGTACAGCTAAAATGCCAATTTTAAATGTTGGTTATGCTTCAATTACAATTAAACAAGGTGCTTCATTAGCTATTACTCCTCAAACATTAAATTATATTGGTGGTAATACTTACGAAACAAGTGGATATTCATATACAATTGGTGATGTTAGAACAATGGCAACGTTTGATGGTGTTGGTATTAATACTCCAAATGCTACAGCGTTAAATGCAACTACAACATTAGGTACAAGCGTATCTAAAACAGTTATTGGTACTACATTAAACATGAAAGCAACAACTGTAAATACATTGTTTGGTTCAAATACAGCATTATATACTACATTGACCGTAATTGGTAGAGATAGTGGTGCTAGAGTAACTATACCTGTAACTGTAACTAAAGTTTAAAAAATAAAAATATAAAATAATAATATGGCTGGAACATTTATAACACTAGACCCTGCAGACTTTGTAGTAAGCTCAGATGCAATTACAGCAACGCTATGGTCAGGAGGATCTCCAACATTATCTACATTCTACACTTCATCAACACAAGAAGCAGGTTCATCAGGTAATTTTTACTTAAACGTATATCAAACCGCATCTACTGATTCTAATGCAGCTATTCAATTTGCTATTGCTTATGGTAATAATAATGGTAGTGGTAGTCAAGATTATAATTTAGCGGTAGATGGTTATTCACCAACATCGACAATTTTTGGTCAATGGCAAGATTTAGTAATTGGAGATGAAAATACAAATTTTACATTTGGTACAATTACATCTTCTCAATTTTACGTCTTATCAGTTGATAGAACAAGATATAAAGAAGCATTAGCTTTAGGCACTTTATCTTTAACATTATCAGGTAGTTCAGGTTCAATTACCTTAACTGATAATAGTAATTATACAACAGCCGTTACAACTACAGGTGCTGGAGTAACAGTATATCAATTAATTACAGGTTCTCAAGGTACTAAAGCAACAATTACTTCTAGAAATACAGCTGATGGATACTCAGCAAACTCAGGTTCTTATGGTTGGTTATTACCACAATTAGGAGCTATTGTTTTGAATCCTTTAGCATTAGCTGATTTTGCTACAAGTGGAGGTATTGGGTTTCAATATAGTGGTTCATCTACAGGTTCTGTAGTTCCAAATAATTCACCGAATAGAAGTTTATACCAAGCAATTAGTGGATCAGGTAATTTTAAATTAAATAGTCAAGAAACAATTACTTCAGATTACGTGTTTGTAAGAGCAAGAAGTTCAGAATTTAATTATTCAGAAAACCCATCTTATATTTCAGGCTCAACTGGTGAAGTATTGTATCCTTACTTTATTAATAATCCTCAAACGTATATTACTACAATTGGTTTATATAACGATTCAACTGAGTTACTAGCAGTAGCTAAATTATCAAGACCATTGTTAAAAAACTTTACTAAAGAAGCTTTAGTTAGAGTTAAGTTAGATTTTTAATGGATGATAGCATTCAAACAATTATTAACATCTGATGTCATAGTGACACCGCTAGAGGTAAACAAAGCGTTTGCCTTTAGTGGTAGTCAATTAATTAGTTCTAGTGTAGGTATAGATAGATTTTTAGGAGCTTTATCAACAGCAAGTTTATTTGATCCTACAACCGAACCTACAACCGGTTATTTATCAACCCAATACCAAACATTAGTATATAGTTCAATTAGAGAACTATATTATTCAAACTATATAGGTAATCTTTACGGTAGTCCTTTAAATACAGCTAGTCTTGTACCTAATACTGTTCCTGTATTAGCTCCTCAAAGTTTACCAACAACAGGGGTATTAGTAGGTACTACACCATCACCCGGACTATATGATAATTACTTACAAAGTACATTAACTTTTCCTCGATATTTTCCTTCAGGTTCTTATATTCCCCCGGGTTCAAGTTATGGAACAGGATCTTATGGTATAGGAATATTCCAAGGATATCCAGTAACAGCAACTATTGGTGTTATATCAATCCCAAGTCGTTTATACGGAGATTTTATTCAACCTAACTCATTTATATTTACGGCACCAAGTGGAACATTTTATGATGATGGTGAAGGTAATTTATTATTATCCGGTTCAAATATATTGTGTGGAAATATATTCTATGGACAAGGTTTAGCAGTAATAACATCAGGTTCAATATCAGCTTCAGTAGCTATTGACATACTTAATTATATAACATCTTCAAATATAACATGTTCATTCTCTTCTTCACTTACTATTTATGAAAATCAATATAAATGTACTATTAGAGAAAATGAATTTACTTACACATTAAATCCAACTTTAACTACAGACCAAAGTGGTTCCTTACCAGGTTATGTAACCGGATCTTATTGGTCTCCATATGTAACAACAGTAGGTTTATATGATGATGCTCAAAACTTACTTGCTATAGGAAAATTAGCTCAACCATTACAAACATCGCCTACAACAGATACTACAATACTTATAAACATAGATATGTAAGTTATGATGCAAAAAGAAAAATGCATCTATGTTGAGGATCTTATAAACGATCCAACATTCAACACAGATGACTATTACGGTTACGTTTACCTGACAACTAATTTAGAAACAGGTCGTCAGTATATAGGCAAAAAAATATTTAGACATACCACAAATAAAAAATTAGGTAAAAAGGAATTAACCGCTTTACCAACTCAACGTGGTCGTGTTCCGTCTAAAAAGAAAGTAGTTAAAGAATCCGATTGGAAAACATATTATGGTTCAGCTGATGAAGTTAAACAATGGGCTAAAACAACGCCTACTGATAAACTCACTCGTGTTGTATTACGTTTATGTAGATCGTCGAAGGAATTAACTTATTATGAGACCAAATACCTATTTGATTATAACGTGTTAGCCGATGATAAAATATGGGTTAACAGTAATATATTAGGAAAATTCTTCCCCAAAGATTTGGCTTCCCAAGAGTAAGGTCGTATATTAATGGTTATGGTAAATCAAGCTTTAATTGCAATTACAAACTCGGTGTTAGGTAGTGGTAAATCTACTGCTCGAAACAACTATGCTTATACTTGCCCTTTCTGTAAACACCATAAACCAAAACTAGAAATCAATTTTACTGAAAATGCTAAAGGTGAAAACGCTTGGCATTGTTGGGCTTGTGATAAAAAAGGTAAGAAATTGGTTCAACTATTTAAATTAATAGATATACCACCCGAAAAAATATTAGAGTTAAAAACCTATCTAAAATCAGATACGGACTATAACGTAATATCATCAACTGAAAAAATTAGCCTACCTAAAGAATACATTTCACTAGTTAATCCACCTAAGTCAATCATGGCTAAACATGCTGTGGCTTATTTGAAAAAACGAAATATTAGTGAATGTGATATTATAAAATATAATCTAGGATATTGTGAAAAAGGAGTATATGCCAATCGTATAATAATACCATCTTATGATGAGAATGGTAACTTAAATTATTTTACAGCACGCAGTTTCGAAAAAACAAATCCAATTAAATATAAAAACCCAAATTCTTCTCGTAACATTATTCCGTTTGAATTCTTTATAAACTGGGATTTACCATTAGTGTTATGTGAAGGACCATTTGATGCTATTGCTATTAAACGTAATGTTATACCTTTATTAGGTAAAAATATCCAATCCAGTTTAATGAAAAAAATTGTTATGTCATCTGTTTCTAAAATATACATTGCTTTAGATAAAGATGCTCAAAAACAAGCATTAAATTTTTGCCAACAACTTATGAATGAAGGCAAAGAAGTATATCTAGTTGATATGCAAGACAAAGACCCATCTGAAATGGGATTTAAACAATTCACCAACGTTATACAAGAAACTGACTCTTTAAATTTTTCAGACTTGTTAGCTAAAAAACTCATGTTATGATTGAGAAACATTCAAACATTATCCGCGATCCTAAAATTAAAAGAATTGTAGAATACAGTAATGACAATAAACAAGTAAACGTATTAGATAAAAGATTTTATAGACGTAACGAAAAATATTATCCATCTGTATCAAGTATCTTAAATTATTTTCCTAAAAATCAATATTTTCATAGCTGGTTAAAAGACGTAGGACACAATAGTGATATCATCGCTCAAAAAGCAGCTTGGGAAGGTACACAAGTACACAATGCAATTGAAAGTTTTCTTGAAGGAAACGAAATAACCTGGATAGATAAAGACGGAAACGCTTTATACAATTTAGATGTTTGGAGAATGATATTACGTTTTGCTGATTTTTGGAACACAATTCAACCTGAACTTATATCAACCGAATATCATTTATTCTCAGACGAATATGAATTCGCAGGTACAGCAGATATTATTTGTCGTATAGATGGAAAATTACATTTACTTGATATTAAAACATCTAATTCAATTCATAGCTCATATAATTTGCAGTTAGCAGCATACGCTCAGGCTTGGAATGAAACACATAATGAAAAAGTAGTAGACACAGGTATAGTATGGTTAAAATCATCTACACGTGGTCCTTCAAAAGATAAAATTCAAGGTAACGGATGGCAGTTAAAACAAATCGGGGAAATCGAAAAACATTTTAGTATGTTTACAAAAATATACGATATATACCGTATGGAAAACCCGGATTCTAAACCTGCAACCGAGACTTTACCTACAACAATTAAGATAGCTACTGGAAAACCTGCGCTTCTTGTTGAGGAAACAAAAAAGTCAACCAAGAAGAAAAAATAAATTATCCATATTCCTTCAATATTTATAGGTAACATTCTGCTTTGATGATTAAATTATTAAAAATATTGAAAGAGGCGACTAATTCACCTAAAGCAATTATCCTTGCAGGCGCTCCAGGTGCCGGTAAGGGTACAGTGCTAGGTGGTTTAAATTTAAGTAACTTAAAAGTATTTAATTTAGACGATACAATTGCCGCTTTATCTAAACAACAAGGTTTTACTCTAAACCAAAAATTAGCTAGCGCAGAAGAACGTAGTAAATTTGCTACCGCAATGGCCGCTGCAACTAAAAATATAAAAACAGAATTAATCCCTAATGCGATAGCAAATGGGGATTCTTTTATATTAGACGGCACTTCAGCATCAGTTAAAAATACAGTTGAACTTAAAAAACAACTTGAAGATGCTGGTTACGATGTGATGATGTTATATGTTTATACTGATCTAGAAACAGCATTAGAACGTAACGAAAAACGATTTGAAAAATCTAAAGGCGAAGACAGAAGTTTATACCCTGGAGCTGTATTAAGCACATGGTTGAGCGTAGCTAAAAACTTCGAAACATATCAACAATTATTTGGTGATAATTTTGTATCGGTATCAAATGTAGGTAACGATGAAACTTTAAAGGATATTGAAGCGATATTACAAAAATATATCTATCCATTTACTCCAAAAGACGCTAAACCAAAAACCGATAAGGAAAAAGCAAAATCAAAAGAACAAGCAGCTAAATTAAACGCTGATATGCAAGCCTTCCTAAACTCAGATCAAACTCAAAACATAATCAATTCATCTGTTTCTGTAAAAGAGGCACAATCAAAAATTAAACAATTCTTATCATGAGAACATCATTAGTGAATTTATTAAAAGAATCCGCTGAATTAGGCGAATTAAATGAAATGGAAAAACATCCTGACTTAGTAGACGAAGTAGGTAAGTTTTTTGTAGTAGAAAAACCATCTAAAGACAGTACTAAAGATGATATTTTATTTCAATCCGATATTTTCTACTTTGCTAATCAAATAAAAGGTGGATTAAAACCTGAAAACGTTGTAGGTTTATATAAAAATAAATCCGATGCTAATCGTATAGCAACTGAACTTTTAAAAGCACGTGATACACAATTAGATGAACTTAAAGCTTCAATGGAAGAATATAGATCAACTAAAAAAGATATCGAAGATAAAAAATCTAAAGCAAAGGAATTAATCCAGAAACTTAAATAATGAATCAACTCGTTCAAGAATTAATTAAGGATCTTTTAGAACAAAAGAATCAAGACTATACTATTTACTTAGATATAGATGATACATTAACCAATTATTCTGAACGTTTAAAGTCGATGATAATAGATGATCCTGAAACAGGCGAAAAACGTCCTATTAAGGCATCTGATACTGTCGATAATTTAGAATTTTGGTCTAGTGCTAAATGGTTACCTGGTGCTAAAGAAATGGTAGACTTTATTAAAAGTAATTTTGACAAAGTAGAAATACTATCAGCCGTACCCGAATTATCTAAAGCAAAACAAGCTGAAACTGGAGAACGTTTTTGGAACGCTCCAATTTTAGGTAAAGAAGATTGGCTAAAAGATAATGTTGGAAATATTAAAACAAATTGGACAAGAAGCGGAAGCCAAAAAGCAGCGTTTGCTCGTCCAAATACCATTTTAATTGACGATAAACCAGAAAATATTAGAGCATTTCAAAAGGCAGGTGGTATAGGAATATTATACGATAATCCTTCTAATGTTATAGCTCAACTACAATCTTTAAAAGACCAACCAATTCAAGAAGCAATAGTTAGAGATGAAGTAGTTTGTGATAGCTGTGGATGGCATTGGCCCATTGCAGATGGTGGAGATGATACATATGTTTGTCATAAATGCGGATATGACAATAATCCTTCAAAAGAAAACTACGAAAACGGTTGGAATCTCAAGAAAGGGGTCGTATCTTTAACTAAATACATGATGGACAATGGTATGAATATTAAACCATTTCCTAAAATAAAGGTTATAAATGATGATATTGAAAATGCCGAAAAATTGCTTGGATATACAGCATATTACAATCCCGGTGAAAAATCAATCACGTTATATACCTTAGGAAGACACCCCAAAGATGTATTACGTTCTTATGCTCATGAAATGGTTCATCATATGCAGAACTTAGAAGGTAGATTAGGTAATATTACCACTACCAATACAAACGAAGATGGAAATCTTCCGGATATAGAAAAAGAAGCATACGAAACTGGAAACATAATGTTTAGGAATTGGGAAGATAAAGTAAAGAACAATGTATAAATATAAATTAACAAGTAAAATACAGCAATTGAGAGAGGAAGAAGAAGCATCCAAACCACAATATACTATATATTGTGATATGGATGGAGTTATAGCTGACTTTGATAAGCGTTTTGAACAATTTTTTAAAATGTCTCCTAGAGAATACGAATCTAAATTTGGTAAAGAACAATTTTGGGACGTAATATCTAAAGAAGGCGTTAAGTTTTGGGTTGGTATTCCTTGGATGCCACAAGGAAAACAATTATGGGACTATATCAAACAATATAATCCAATTTTGTTATCAGCACCTTCAAAAGAAAACGAATCACGTTTAGGTAAGAGATTATGGGTTAAAAATAATATACCTGGAACTAAATTGATTTTAGCATCTCGTGAAACTAAACAAAACTATTCAAAACCAAACAAAATATTAATAGACGATAGACCTGATACCATCAGTGAATGGAACGCTAGAGGCGGAACCGGCATACTATTTATATCCACAGATCAAACAATTAACGATTTAAAACAACTAGGACTTTAACATGGCATTCAGAAGAGTAATTTTCACATCAGATAGTAAATTAGATACAGTTAAACAAGATATTAATCGTTTAATTGATACTAAAAATTTTCAAATTAAATTCCCGGATTGTAAAGTAGCAATCAAACCATCAGTTAAACCTGACACTTTAATTGTTGACGTAAACGGAGAAGGTGCAGATTCAGTAGCTAAAAAATTAAAAGACTTAGGTAGTAAACACGGTGTTACTGTTAAAATCAAAACAGACGTTAAGTTAACTCCGGCAAACGAATCTAAACTTATGAAAAAATCAGAATTTAGAGCAATGATTAAAGAAGAAATTCTTAAAACACTTAAATAAATAATATGTCAAAAAATATTAACATATCAGAGTGGCAAAATAGATTATTAAATGAAGAATCATTATCTTATAACGATATATTCTCCGGTTTACCAAAAACAAATGCTATTGCTTCTGAATTAGGCGCTTACCTTGAATCTTTAGGAATTAAGGGTACTGTAGAATCATATAAAATACAAAGTTTATTAATTAAACTATGTACTGAATATGAAAAAGAATTAAATGTAAAATATAAATAATGAAATACTTAGGTAAAATAATAACAGCCGTAGCTATATTAGTATGCATTTGGATGATGTACACATTCTTCCAAAGCAACGCTGCTAAATATGAACAATACGAACACGCAATTGATAGTTTATCTCACGAAGTAACTATACTAGACTCAGTACACGTTAAACAAGACAGTGTTATTGTAGTTTATCAAGACAGTATTGTTTTCTTAGACAACATCATTGAAGTTGAAAAAACAAAAATAGTTACAGTTGAGAAAAAATATAAAGAAATTCGTGACAAAGTACACGAATATAAACCAACTGAAATAGATTCATTTTTTAAAACCCGATACAATTATTAAACATGAAAAAACAAATTAACGAATTTAAAAGAATGCAGCAATTAGCTGGTATTAAATTAAACGAAGCATACATCAATAAACAAGGAAATCTTATAAGTGATGCTGAATTTGTGGTTAAACAAACTGGTTTTTTTGATTTAATATTGATAGATAAAGAAAAAATAAATCTTAATGATTATATTAATTTTCAATCAACTCAATCTAAATGGAGTAATCAAAAAGTAGCTAATAGTATTTTTAACCAAATACTAGAATTATATAAAGGAACAGCACTTGAAAAATATAACAATACAGTTGGATTTATCCCTACAAAAAAAATAAATAGAGGCAATAATGTGTTTGATGCACCTTCATTAAGTTTAGACTTTATAGAAGGAATTGACAAAGTTGAAAATGGTGTATGGAAAGAATGGTTATTACCACCATTATATATAGAAACTCCTATTGACCGAGAAGAATATTCATTAGAAGGTAGAACTTTTCCTGGTATTCCTGGTTTTACTAATAAACCTATTACTATAGGCCCTGGTGAAAAATCAAAAATTGCTACTAATCAAAATAGTGAAGAAGGAGATATTGAAAATAAACTAATGTATTTAGATATAACATACATACCTTTTATTTCTGTCCCTAAATATAAAGTAGGAACAGAAATAAAATATTCATATGATATCGAAACAAAATCTAATATTATTGATATGTTTAATGAAGTAGGATTAGACGCAATCTCTTATACAAAAAATAACTAATGAAATACTTATTTACTATATTATTATCTTTATTTTCTTTAACGGCTATGGCCACTATTAAAGATACAGTTGCAACTATAACAACACGTGATGCTAATCACAATGTTGTAGGACAACAAGCAATTGTATTTGAACATAAAGATACAACCAAAATAGAAATACCAGCATATATCGCTAAACAAATGATTTTAGATTTGATGAGTGGTGATAGTGCTAAAGCACAATTAGCTATTGTTTATGATATGTTTAAAGCAACTGAAAAGAAAGTTGCGATGCAAGACAGTATGATGAAAGCATACCAACTTAAAGTTCAAACATACGCTAAACAAGTATTACTATATAAAGAAAAAGAACAACAATATATTAACTATACAAAAGATTTAAAAAAAGACGTTAAAAAGGCTAAAGTAAAAAATCACTTGGCAACAGGGGTTGGTGTACTAGCTATTTTAGGTGGTCTTTTATTTCTATTTGTAGCATCAGGAAAATAATTTATGTCAGAATCAGTTTTAAAAAAAGAGTTCCAACAACGCGATATAGAACGTATGCGTAACCTAATGACAGGTAAGCATGGTGATAAAACGGTGGTTGGAATAGGTTACACTAAGCAAGAAGAGTTTCATAAAGAAGGTGACGTTTGGGAAGAAGATGGACGTAAATGGACTATTAAGAATGGTATAAAACAAAATTTAACCAAACTTGATAAAGCAAAACAAGAGCTACATTTACCCCTATTTTGCTCACATTGCAACAATCTTATGAAACCCCATCTTGATAAACGTTTTTGGATTATGTATAAACGTTGCTTTAATTGTCAAGTAGATTTTGAGGCAGAGATTAGAAAACAAGGACTGTGGGAAGAATATGAGAAAAACATTATCAATTCAGATATTGATTCTACAATTAAAGAATTTATGATTTGGAGTGATGAATATATAAATGAAACTGATTCATTCGTAACCGAAACCGGTGAAGTTGAAAAGTGGATAGGTAAGGGTAAAGAAGTGTTACAACAAAATGTTGAAGAAACAATTAAATACTTACAAAGCTTAAAAAAATAATGGATTACATCATACCTGTATTAGTAGCGTTTATCACAGCTGTATTAGGACCTTTAGCAATGGAATGGGCTAAAGCTAAATTTAAATCTAAACCTAAAAAATCACCAATTCAAGAAGCACTTGAAATGAATGAACTAGTTGACCATCAACTAGACTTAATTCTTGAAACCATTGGATGTGATAGAACGTGGATTATTCAATTTCATAACGGTGGACATTTTTACCCAACAGGTAAATCAATCCAGAAATTCTCTATGTTTTATGAGAAAATTACTCCAAATTCATCTTCAATTCAACATACATTTCAAAATATTCCCGTATCTTTATTCCCTAAAATATTAGGTAAAATATACAAAGACGGAGAATTAGCAATACCTACATACGCTGAAGGCGAAACATACGATTTAGAAACAATAGCAAAAGATTTAGATTCAAAATCATTTTATGCTGTTGGTTTATATAGTTTAGACGATCATTTAATTGGTGTTATGGGAATTGCTTATAACAAAGAACATAAATTAACCAAAGACGAATGGATATTCGTACGTCAAAAAGTAGGCGTTATTGGAACATTATTAACAGATTATTTAAAATCAGTAAAAAAATGAAATCACCAGTCCCTTTCTTAAAACCAAAAACATACTATGAATCACCATCTAAACCAGCGGTTATAATGGATGAAATAGTAAATCAAGTAGATCCTACACCAGTAGTTGAAACTCAACCTGAACCGGAAATTAAAGTTATAATGAGCGGTGAACCGTCGCTAGATGCAATGGTTGAAGAAACTAAACCAAAATCAAAAAAATCCAAATAATACGAGATTCCCACATATTTATAACATATAAAATAAAAATAAACATGGCAAACAACTTTAAAAGAATGCAACTTATCGCTGGTTTGATAACTGAAAGCGAATATCGTGAATCAATGAGCGAAGCTGAAAATAAATTATCTTTAGAAGAAAAATTAAAAGGTTGGGTAGAATTTAACGCTGGTGGATATGTAGATACTAGCGACATGGAAGATGAAGATAAAGATAAATTTGAACGTGAATTAAATACATTACTTCAAAATACTTTAAGAAAATTAGATAGTGATCCATCTTTAAAAGATAAAATATTAAAGAATTTTGTTAACAATAGTTTAGATATTGTAGCAAAATATAGTATGGGTAATTATGGTGACTCTACTAGTTTTAGTCCTGAGGAATACAAAGAGGGTTTTTATGAATTTATAAGTAAAGATGATCCAATATCATCATTTTATGATATGAATGAGTCTAAATTAAACGAAAATAAAATTGGTGCTTTATTAAATACTGTAGCAGATGATTGGGGAGAAGATAGTGATTTATATAGTGATTTAGAAGATTCTCTTGCAGGTTGGACAGATAGAAATGGTCAATTAACTCCTAAAGGTAAAATATCGATTAAAAATCTTTTATCTAACTGGGATTTATTAGATGATTATGGACATTTTTTAGATGATGAAGAAATGAATGAAGGCGATACCGATTACGATAGAGCTAAAGACGCTAAACGTTTAGGTAAAAAAGGCGAAAAAGATATATACGGTGCTGGCGTTGAAAAAGGCGAAGAAATCGAAAAGAAAAAAATGAAAATGTCTGAACTTAAAGCAGCAATCAAAGAATTAGCTGAAATGGATGGTGCAGCCGTTACAAATGCAGATTATGATCCGGTAGCTGAAAGTGTTTGGTCAGTTTTACCTGCACGTATTCCTGAATTTATTCAAAAAATTAAAGATATTAAAGATGAATATCATGCTGTTGTGGGTAGTGATGATGTATATGATGGTTTAGACCATGCTATTAGTGCTGCTGAAGAATTAATGAATTCTAAATTAAGCGAAGCTAAAAAAGACGAAAAAGTAAAATCAGACAAATTCACTATAGGTACAGATAAATCAAATCCTCTCCATCCTTCTTTCTTTGTTTATAACACTGAAACTGGTGAAAAATCTAAAGTATTTAAAACAAAAAAGGAAGCTGAAGAATTAATGAATTCTAAATTAAATGAAGCTAAAAAAGATAAAGACGAAGAAATAGACGATAGTGAAACTATAGACACACCCAAAGGTGATGAAGAAATAACAGCAGACGTTACAACAACAGATGTTGATCCTGATGTAAAAGCAGTACAAGATGCTTTAACTCAAGCTCAAGCAGCAGCCGAAAAATTAGGCGACGAAAAATTAACAGATCAAATTGGTAATACAATTACATTCTTTACACGTTCTCATATTGTTGAAAAACCAGGTGTAACTGCAGAATCAAACATCAAAGAACGTATAAATAAATTAGTAAAATCTTTATAAACAAAACAAAATAAAAGTATATGAACACACAAGAATTATTTGCAAAATTTGAAACTTTATATGAAGCTTTCAAAGCAGAACACGAAGGAAAATCTAAAGCAGCACAAGCACGTGCTAGAAAAATTGCAGGCGAAATTAAAAAATTAGCAGCAGAATACCGCAAAGCATCTGTTGCAGAAAGTAAAGCAAAATAAAATGAAAAAAAATCTTACCGAACGCGAGCTTACAAAGCATGAATTGGAAAAACGTGAAGACGTTATCAACGCATTAAAAACAAACCGAAAAAGTTTTGTAAGCCGCTACGGAAAAGATGCGGAAAAGGTTATGTACGCAATAGCAACTAAACGAGCTAAAAACGAAACCGAAAATATGCATAAAGATAAAATTAAAGAAATGGTTAAATCCGCTCTTATGAAACCTATGGAAGGTAAAAAATCCGATATGAACGGAGACGGTAAAATCGATTCTAAAGATTATTTATTAAAACGTGATGCTGCTATTAAAAAATCAATGGCTAGCAAAATAAATGAAGATGACTGGATGCAAGCGGATGATGAATCTGATATGGCTAAGTCACAATTAAAATCAATTCAATCAAATGCTTCTAAATTAATGAGTATGATTGGAGATGAAGAACAATTAGACGCTTGGGTACAAGCTAAATTAACTAAAGCTGAAGACTATTTAAACTCAGTTCAAGGATATTTGGCGGGTGAAGATGCTCAAGAACGTGGTTTAGATGAAAATATTGAAGAATTAGACACAACCGGGTATTCTATGGACTATAAACAAGGATATAGAGATGGATTAGAAGATGGAAAAAAAGGTAAATTTGGTAAACAATTTGCTGTAAAAGAAGGTATAAATCGTTCTATTCCTTTTAAAGATTTATTAAAAAAAGTAGAAAAAGTAATAGAAGCAATTTCTATTTTAAAAAGTAATACAGCTACCAACTCAGAAATACCAACAACTTCTAAAGAAGGCTTAATACGTGCTCTTGAAGCAGTAGAAGAAATGTTAGATACTATAGCTTTTAATATTGAAGTTGAAGCTGATGAAGAAGATGTAAATCGATTCAATAAAGAATTAGATGAAAATATGTTAGATGAAGCTTATGTTCCTGACAATATTAAAAAATTCGCTAAACAAAGAGGTGTATCTTCTTTAGTAAATAAAGTAGCAGGTTGGGCTGAAAAAGTAGGTAAAAGAATTACTGGTGGTACAGCTATTGGTAAATACTACAGCACATTAGTATTAGATATGGGTTATCAAACATCCGACATTTATATTAATACCGATGATGAAACTATTAAATTATATGGAGAAGAAGTTAACAGCTTCCCTGAATTTAAAAAAGTATACGATGATTACCATAAAGAAGATTTAGACGAAAACACAAAAGGATGGGATTCATTTAAAGACACCCCAGAAATTAAAGCGTTAATGGCTATAGCTGATGATACATCTAATTCATATACTGAAAGAGATGAAGCAAGACAAAAAGCATACGATTTACGTGCTGCTATGTCAAAACAAGACGAAGGTTTATCTAAAGGATATTGGGCTAAAAAAATACCTGGAGGTAAAATGGAAGAATCATATGCTACCTTAGTTAACAAACTTAAAAAACAAGGTAAATCTGAAAAAGCATCTAAAGCAATAGCAGGTGCGGTTGCAGCATATAAAGCAAAAGGTGGTGGTTCTGGACCAACAGCAAAACAAGCTAAATAAAAATGACTAGAGACGAACTTAAAGAAAAGATAAAATCACTAGTAAAACAGGTATATAAACCTGAAGACAGTAAGATTGACTTGGATTCTACCGAGTCAATCTCACTTGATTCGGCTAAATTCCCTATTTTACTTCAATATCCTTCACTTAAAGACGCTATTGAACAACTATTATCCCACCAGTATGAACCATTTTTAATGGATATTCAGTGGGTTGCTCCTAAACCTATAACGTTTAGAATAATATTAACTAATGGTGAAATATTTTATTTAATATCTACACCAAAAAGTTGGATAGCTCAAGTTGAAGGAAAAAAATATTATTTATTAAACCTTGGTGAAGAAGAGGCAGCGTGTCAATCAATATCTAGAATGTTGTATTACGGTAATCAAGCGGCGGAAACAGCGCCGGCTGAGGAAGAGACGACATCTACGGAAGAAACATCAACTGAAGAAAAACCAGCAGAAGAAGCATAATAACTATGAACTTATTCGATAAATTTTTTGTAAAATATGGGTATAAATTCCCAAAAGGATATCCTGACATGAATAATGAGCAGGATGTTTTATTGCTCGAATCAATTTTATTAAATGAATTAGGTATTGACCTTGATGAAGGTTATAATCCCTTAAAATTTTATGATCTTCAAAAATATGGAGGTCCTAGATTAGAAACATTAGCATCTAAGATTCAAAAAGGTGAACCTTTTGATATGGTAGGAGGTGAACAAGTAGTATTATTATTTAATAAACCAAAATATAAATCCTTATTTGTTAATAAAGATATTGAAGGTTTAAAAGCTTTAACTAAATCAAATATTAATTCATTTCCATTCTTTGTAGATAAAAATGGAAAAAATTATTCTATAGGTGATTTACTTAAAACATCTGATTTTGGTGGTAAAGGAGGTGGATCTGGAACTCGAGTAGAAGATATAGCATTATCTAATGTTGATGCTAAACTTCGTGAGTTAGGAACAATTGATGTTAAATTAAGTGAAAACGGCAAAGTATATAAAAACATAGTAGGAGCAACCACAGTAAATGGTACTCCAAAAGCAGATTTTACATTTAATACAGAATCAGGTCCTGTAATTTTTATCTCTCATAAAGACGGATCAAAACCAAAAGATTTCCAACAATACTCAGGATTTCAAGGTTTATCAGATTATCCTGAAGTTAAATCATTTGTAGATGCTGTTAGACAAGCTACTGGAGGGGAATTAAAATCAGGTGATTCTTTTAGAAGAAAAATTAAAGATAATTCTATTAAATTAAAAGCAGTATATGGTCTAGATCAATCTGTAGGTAATTACGGTGTTAATAATTGTCAAGTAATACTTCAAGGTCCTATTAATTTGAAATTAGATAATGCTGATGATGCTTATTTAATAGATGCTAATCATAAAGTAATTAATCCTAATTTACCTGTTGGAGATTACGAACCTTATATGTATGTTACTTTTAGAAGTGATAGAAATAATGAAGGTATAAAAAATGCACGATTTGGAACATATCCTGAAGCATATAAACGAAATGCTACCGAAATTTAATATTTATCAATATGGACAAAATTAAAAAATTAATCAAAGAAGCATTACTTAACCATAAACACGATTGTGGTTGTGGTTGTCACGGTAAATGTGCTAAAGCACCTATGTTAAACGAAAACTTAGGCGCTAAAGTAATCATGACCGAAAACATGCAATACCATATTAATAATAAAAAAGCATTAACTGAAAACACATTCCGCTACGGTTCAAAAGCATTTTTAGATTTATGGGCTGAAGCTAGATATTTATATTCTCGCGACGTTATTAATTTATCAGGTGAAGATAAAATCATAGTAGAAACAACACATTTAGGTGAATATGGTTTATTTGAAGGTGAAATGGTACCTTTAGATTTACCTATCATGGAAGAAATGGATGAAGCTATAAGTGATGAAATTAAAGTAGGAGATATTGTAGGTAATACTGTTCAAGGATTTAATTTTAAAGTATTAAATATTAAAGGTGATAAATTAGAAGTTGAAAATATAAAAACAGGTAAAAAATTTGAAACATACATTGATAACATGTATTTACCTGTTATGGAAGAAGTTGATGAAGCTATAAGTGGTGCTGATAAAGATGAAATTTTTGCTCTAATATCAAAAGTAAAACAACAAGGCAAATTATCCGATGATACTCAACGTATGTTGATGCAATGGATAAGTCATCCGGATGCTTCAAAAGAAGCAATCGTTCAAGTATTAAAACAATTAACTGGTATTGTGGGTGAAGCTAAAGATAATAAACACGTTTTAAATAAACCACATCGTGGTGGATCTAAAAAATTCTATGTTTACGTTCGTAATCCTAAAACTAAAAAAATTAAAAAAGTATCATTCGGTGATACATCAGGATTATCAGCTAAAATTAATAATCCTACAGCACGTAAAGCATTTTCTGCACGTCACGATTGTCCAAATAAAAAAGATAAAACTAAAGCTTCATATTGGTCATGTCATTTGCCTAGATATGCTAAAGCACTAGGACTTAAATCTAACTTTTCAGGATTCTGGTAGTATGAAAGATATAAAGAAAATAATACGAGAGGTTTTAAACCAAATCAACGAAAAAGAAGATCGTTGTAAACGTATTGCTGATCGCAAATACGATAAGCCATCAGCTTATAAATCGGGAGCTATCGTTCGTTGCCGTAAAGGTGATATTTGGAAAGATATAAAAGAAGACCAAATAAATGAATTAGATATATCTAAATATATTAGTTCTTGGATAGATACTAAAACATTAAAAAAAGCAAAAGATTTTCCTGAGTCTATATTTCTATATCTTAAAAAAGAAGGATATCTTAATAAAGGAGAAATATATAGAATCTTAACTTTAGATCCCTTAGTTATCATACTAAAACAAAATACAGAATATATTGATTTAGATAAATTTTTAGAAGATAATCAAGATATAGAACCATACGATGATTTATATAGTACATATCAAGATGAAAAAGAAGTTGTAGCTCGTTTAGATTCTAATTTTTCTTTTGAAGATATACATTATGCTAGTTCAACAGGTATGAATATGAATATGTTTTTAAAAAATTTAGATAAGAATAAATTAAAAAACGATATTTTAAAAAAAGATCAAGGTAAATTATTATCATTTACTAAAGATAAAGAAGCAGCTAATGATATTTTTTATACAGCTATTAATCATTTAGAAGATGAAGAAGAAGATGATGAGTTTTTAACAGAAGATGAATCTCTTCATAAATGGTTTCAACGTTCAGGTCCTAAAGGTAAAGAAAAAGGATGGGTAGATTGTAATGCACCTGATGGAAAAGGAGGATATAAATCGTGTGGTAGAAAAGAAGGCGAAAAACGCGCTAAATATCCTTCATGTCGTCCTACACCCGCACAATGTAAATCGCCTGGTAAAGGTAAAAAATGGGGTAAAACAAAATAATTAAATTAACTATTAAACTAAATAAAATGAATCCAGAATTTTTAAAACTAGTATCGTATTTATTTCATTCAGCAACACAAGTTCATATATTTCATCTTCAAACAAATTCATATGCTGAACATAAAGCATTGAATAAATATTATGATAAAATCGTTGATTTGACAGATGGTTTAATTGAGTCTTTTCAAGGTAAATATGATATCTTAAGAGATTATGAAAACTATGCTTTAGACAACTATAAAGATAATACTCAAGTCATAACATACTTTAAAGCATTATTAAAAACAGTAGAAACTTTAAGAATGTCTGTAGCAAATGATTCTTATTTACAAAACCAAATTGATACTATAGTTGAATTAATTACATCTACTTTATATAAATTAAGATTTTTACACTAATGATCAAATTATTAGATTTATTAAGAGAAAATGATCCTAAAAAAGGTACAGGTAAAAAACCCGAAGGATCAGGTCGTAGACTTTACACTGATGAAAATCCGAAAGATACAGTACATGTAAAATTTAAAACCGCTCAAGATATAAAAGATACTTTATCTAAAACAACGTTTAAATCAAAACCACACGCTCGTCAATCTCAAATAATTAATTTAATACATCAACGAGTAAGAGCAGCGTATAATAAAGCAAAAGATCCTGAAGTAAAATCAAGATTAAAACGTGCTTTAGATTATATTGAAAAACGTAAAGAAGCATCTAAAAAGAAAACCCAACAATTACAAAAAGAAGCTTCATCTTTAGCACAACAAGCAGCTATTGCTATCGCTAAAAAGAAAAGTGGTAAATATGATAAAGAAGGTAAACGTATAAAAGAAACAGCAAATCCACAATCAGGTAAATCATCACCTTATGGTTCAGGATATGCTCCCGTAAAAAAATAATATATTTATAAATAAATTATGGTTAAACTTATTCACTTATTAACTGAAGCTAAAGAAAGCTTTGAAACATTTGCTAAAAATCGTTTAGCTGGTGCCGAAAAAATTATAGCTAATGCTAAAGAAAAGGGTGGTGATGCTTTATTAACGTATAATCACTTTAAAGTAAAACCATCTTATTACAAGAAAGCAATAGATGGTAAATTTGATAAAGAAGCTGCTCAAAAAGAATTCGAAGAAACATATAAAAAAATCTCATTAGATATGACCCAAACCGAATTTCAAAAAGAAGTTGGTCGTTTAGAGGTATTAGGTGAATTATTAATAAGAGAAAAATGATTAAATTATCAAAAATATTAAACGAGGCAGAATTAGATAAATGTCCTGCTCCAACTCAAAATATTGAGTTAAATTTAAAAAATAGACAAATAGCTATTGAAAAATATGGCTATGGTCCTCTTAATCCTAATGAACCAAATATAAAGTTTTGGGAAAAAAAGGTTGAAATGTGGAATCTTGATTCTATAGAAGAAGCTAAAAAATCACGTTGTGGTAATTGTGCGGCTTTTGATATCACTGAAAAAACATTAGATTGTATAGCTAAAGGAATAGGTAATGATGAAGGATCAGAAGATCCATTTGATGTAATTAAAGTTGGACAATTAGGATATTGTAGATTTTTAAAATTTAAATGTGCTGCTACTCGTACCTGTGATGCTTGGGTTGTTGGAGGTCCTTTAACTGATTAAAATAATGAGACCATATAAAGATATAGAAATAACAGATAAATACATTATTCGTGAGTTTAATGAAACTATAGATCCTATAGAATTAATGTGGCATCGCGATGATGAAGATAGAATAGTAGAGATAGTAGGTAAAACAGATTGGAAATTACAATTAGATAATCAATTACCAACTTCAATAAACGATCCTATATTTATCCCAAGACATGAATGGCATCGTATATTAAAAGGAACAGGAAAATTAAGATTAAAAATACATAAAATTTAAAGGTTAGATTCATTGCCTAGCCGCCTCAGTTGAGGATTTATATATAAGAGGAGTAGTGGCCCGACCTGTAAAGGTTGGGCTTTCTCTATTTGGAAAACTAAAAAAAATTTATTATATTAAGGGGTTGGTCTGATGGAATTTTACAAGTATGGAAGAAAATATAATATATAAAATAGAATTACTTCAACTTATTGAATCTAAATATAATATTGAAATAAAAGATGAAGAAGTTGAAAATATAATTACATTTGAAGATTTAATTAATTTAATAAAAAACAAATTAAATTAAATATGACTCGAATTTATCTTGTTGAAAAATGTTATGGTGATCCTAATAAAGTTTATATTGGAAAAACTAAAAATAGTAGAATCCAACCTCATAAAGCTAAATATGGAAAAAATATAATATATACTATTATTGATCAAATTAATAGTTTAAACCATAAAGAATGGAAACCATTAGAATCATATTGGATAGAACAGTTTAGACAATGGGGGTTTGAATTAATGAATATTAATAAAAATGGGGGACAAGGGCCTGGGGTTTATTCTGAAGAGTCTAAAAATAAAATGAGAAAAAAACGAAAACTTGGAACTGGTAAAAAAATAAGTAAAAAATTAAAAGAAAATAATCATTCCCAATATTACACAGATGAAGTTAGATTAAAAATAAGTAAAGGTAATAAAGGTTTATCTAAACCATTTACTAAAGAACATCAACAAAATATATTATTAGCTAAACGTAAACAAGCAAAACCGGTATTGATGTTTGATTTAGAAGATAATTTAATTAAAGAATGGGAAAGTAAAGGACAAGCAGCGGAGTGGGTAAAAGAACAAACAGGTAAAACAAGCAATTTGGTTTCTCAAATAAAAGATTGTATATTGGGAAGACAAAAAACAGCTTTTGGATATAAATGGAAATATAAAATAATATGAAACATACTAAAAAAATTGTAATCGTAGGAAGTGGTGTAGCAGGTATCAATGCTGCAACTAAATTAGTGGATAATGGATATCCGGGTGAACTAATAACAATAATTGATAAAGGAAGTGATCCTCACAATCGCTTACCTAGTGAAGTAATGTGTGGTTTTGCAGGAGCAGGAGCATGGAGTGATGGTAAATTAACTTATCACACATCAATTGGTGGTCAATTATCAAAATATTGTGGTGAAGAAAAAGCAATGGAATTAATGAAACAAGTAGTAGATAACTTTACTCGTTTCCATCCAAAACCAGAAGAAATCTTTATGTCTGATCCACAGGAAGAACCTGAATTTATTAAACCATACTTTGGTTTGAGAATGTTTCCAGTATGGCATATTGGATCTAATTTCCTTCACGAGATTGCTAAAACATGGTATCAATATTTGTTAGATAAAGGAGTTAAATTTATATGGAATACTGAAGTAACACATATTGATTTTGAATCTCAGAGTATTTTTACACATCATAAATTTCCCACATTTGATTATGATCAACTTATATTTGGTGTAGGTAAATCAGGTATTGACTTTGCTCAAAAACTATCTGATGACTATGAATTACCAACTGAACCTAAATCAGTACAAATTGGAGTTCGATTTGAAGCACCACAAAAATATTTCCAAAAATTAATTGATATATCTTATGATTTTAAATTGTATCAAAAATTTGATAATGTTAGTTTACGTTCATTTTGTACTAACAATAACGCTGCATATGTTGCTGTTGAAGAAACTTATGGTGATGTTACATACAATGGTCACGCGAAAAAAGGTGAAGAATTTAGAAACAATATGACCAACTTTGGTATATTAATGGAAATTAAAGGTATCGAAGATCCATTTAAATGGAGTAGAGATGTAGTACAAAAATTACAATTAAATAATACTGGATTATATTATTCACCTAATAATACTCGTACACCAGCATTAACATCTGAAGGTACTACAGTATCATCAGTTCAAATTTCAAATTTAGATACATTTAAAGAATCAATAGGTGTGTATGCTGATTATATTATTAACTTTATTGATGATATGAATAAAATATTTGATTTTGGTGATGATTGGGGTATGTATATTCCTGAAGTAAAATATCTTTCACCTGAACCATTAGTTAATTACGATAATTTATCTTTAACTGAATATCCAAATGTTCACTTTGTAGGTGATGCTTTAAGTGCTAGAGGAATTACAGTATCAGGAGCGCACGGAATTTACGTTGCCGAATATTTATCGCAAAAATAGCTATGACTTTTGACCCAAACGAAGAATATCCAGAATTCATCGAAAATTTTTAAAATTATGAAAAAAGAAACATTAGAAACAAAATGTCTGAAACAAGCAGACGGAACTATCGTCTACTACTTCCAAAATAAAATGCACAATTGGGATGGACCAGCTTATATTCCCCAAGGTGATAAACGTAGAGCTGAATATTACTTATTCGGTGTAAAACAAACTAAAGGTCAATGGTTAGAAGCTAAAAAAGATGTTAACGGCGTTCCGTTTCATAAAACAGCTGCGGGAAAACAAGCAGGAGTTCGTGCTTAATTTGGAGAAGCAAAATAAAAGTCGTATATTTACGTTATGAAAATTGGTTTATGTGGTACAGTGTCTGTTGGGAAGACAACACTTGTCAATGCTCTTAAAGAAGTAGAGCAATTTAAAGATTATGAATTTGCTACTGAGCGTAGTAAATATTTAAGGGATCAAGGTATTGCTTTAAATACTGATTCAACGTTAAAAGGACAAATTGTATTTGCTGCTGAACGTGCTCTTGAATTAATGAAAGAAAATATCATTACTGATAGAACAATTTATGATGTTATAGCATTTACATTTAGTGCTGAATCAATATTAGATTTTGAAAAACGTGATTTTGCAGATTTAATGTTTCGTTTAGCAAAAGAATATGATGTTGTTATTTACGTATCACCAGAAGGCGTTGAAATTGAAGATAATGGTGTTCGTACAATAGATGCGAAATATCGTGATTCAATTGATAATGCTATTAAATTAATGTTAAATGAATGGCCTCCAGTTAAATTAATTGAAATTAAGGGTACAACTGAGGAAAGAATTGAAACAATTAAAGGAGCACTATTTTCGTAATATTTATATATAAACACTAACGCAAATGAAAAAATCTGAATTAAAAAAATATATTAAAGAAACAATTATTGCTGAGTTAATGGAAGAAACTACAATTGTAGGTCCTAAAACAGACCCAGCAAAAGCAACAGATATAGCTAAAAATGAAAAAACAGATGTAAATACTGTAAAATCAGCAATATCACAAGCAAGAAAAACAAATACATCTATAAATGTAGCTGAAGCTAAAAAAGACGAAGAAGATACTGAAGATGATGAAGAAAAATTAGATAAAAAAGCACAAGCCGCAGCTAAAAAAGGTGGTGGTAAAGTAGGTAAATTACAACGCGTTACTGCTCAATTAAAAGAGTTAGAAAAAGAAATGAAAGAACTAGTAGGCAAATGGAAAAAAGCTGAAGGTAAAGAAAAAGAAACGTTACTAAGCAAATTAAAAGAAAAAACTAAAGCTAAAAAAGAATTAGAAGCTTTAGAAGATAAATTAGCAGATGCTATTGTTTAGTATCTAAAAAAACTTAGATAGCCTATAGCATCTCAACCATGTTATAGGCTTTTTTAAACATTTATGAGTCAAGATTTAAAACAAATTATCCGACAGGAATATCTTTTATGTGCCCAAGACCCGGCGCACTTTATGAAGAAATACTGTAATATACAACACCCACAACGTGGTCGTGTTATATTTAACTTATACCCATTTCAAGGTAAAGTATTAAATTTATGGAAGGATAATCCATATTCAATTATCCTAAAATCAAGACAATTAGGTATATCAACATTAGCCGCAGGTTATTCTTTATGGTTAATGTTATTTCAAAAGGATAAAAACGTACTTTGTTTAGCAACAAAACAAGAAACAGCTAAAAACATGGTTACGAAGGTAAAATTCATGTATGAAAATCTACCTTCATGGCTTAAAGTACCAGCCGAAGAAAATAATAAACTAACACTCAGATTAAATAATGGTTCTCAGATTAAAGCAGTATCAGCAGCAGGTGATGCTGGTCGATCTGAAGCCGTATCTTTGTTAATTGTCGATGAGGCCGCTTTTATTGAAAATATTGGTGAGATATGGGCTTCAGCACAACAAACCCTAGCAACGGGTGGTGGTGCTATTGTATTATCTACACCTTACGGTACTGGTAACTGGTTCCATCAAACATGGGTTAAAGCAGAAAATGCTGAAAATGACTTTTTACCAATTAAATTACCTTGGTATGTTCACCCTGAACGAAATGAGGCTTGGAGAAAACGACAAGATGAATTACTAGGTGATCCTAGATTAGCAGCACAAGAGTGTGATTGCGACTTTAGCACCTCAGGTGACGTTGTGTTTTACCCTGAATGGATTGATTTTATAAAAGAAACTACTGTACAAGATCCAATGGAAAGAAGAGGTGCAGATCAAAATCTTTGGATTTGGGAACAAGCCGATTATTCTAGAGACTATATGGTTTTAGCCGATGTAGCCAGAGGTGATGGTAAAGACTTTTCCGCATTTCACGTTATTGACATTGCTACAAACACACAAGTAGCAGAATATAAAGGCCAAATGCCTCCAAAAGAATTTGGATATTTTGTAACCGCTATTGCTACCGAATACAACCAAGCATTATTAGTATGTGAAAATGCCTCTATTGGTTGGGCTGCTATAGATGCAATATTGGAAAGAGGATACAGAAATGTATATTATTCTCCAAAAACAGAAGCACTAACTGTAGATTCATTCTTTAACAAGTATGAAAATAGTGATAGTGTAACTCCTGGTTTTACAATGTCACTTAAAACACGTCCTTTAGTAATAAATAAATTTAAAGAATATATTGGGGATAGATCAGTTACAATTCGTTCTAAACGTTTACTTGAAGAAATGAAAGTATTTGTTTGGAAAAATGGTAGAGCTGAAGCACAAACCGGTTACAATGACGATTTAGTAATGTCATTCGGTATTGGAATGTATTTAAGAGATACATCATTAAAATTTCAATCACAAAGCCAAGATCTTACCCGCGCAGCATTAGGTAATATGGGAAAATCAAATCCTACACAAGGTGCTTATTTTGCATCAGGACGCGATAATCCATACCATATTGATAATGGAGCTAAAGGAAAGGAAGATATTAGTTGGCTTTTTTAATATTTATTCGTATATTATAATCATATGGCTGATACAAGTATTTTTACCAGATTGCAGAGACTGTTTTCAACAGATGTAATCATTCGTAATGATGGCGGAGATCAACTGAAAGTAATGGATACTAACACTATTCAACAATCAGGAGAATTTGCTACAAACGCACTAGTAGATAGATTTAACCGAATTTATTCGATTAATGCTACCTCAATGTATGGTGCTCAATTTAACTTAAATTATCGTTATTTAAGAACCCAAATCTACTCAGACTACGATATCATGGATACAGATGCTATTATTGCTTCTGCCTTGGATATTCTGTCCGAAGAATCGACTCTTAAAAATGACATGGGTGAAGTACTTCAAATTAGAAGTAATAACGAAGATATTCAAAAATCATTATATAATTTATTCTATGATGTAATTAATATTGAATTTAATTTAAGTTGGTGGATTAGACAACTATGCAAATATGGTGATTTTTTCTTAAAATTAGATATTTCTGAAAAATTTGGTGTTTATAATGTTATTCCAATAACACCATATCATATTGAAAGAGAAGAAGGATATGATAAAGACAATCCATTCTCAGTTAAATTTAAATATTCCCCTCAAGGATTTTATTCTGGCACTTCAGGTTATTATAGTGTAGCAGGAACGGATCCTAAAGATACACCAGGTATCTATTTTGATAATTATGAAATGGCACATTTCCGTTTATTATCAGATTTTAACTATTTACCTTATGGTAGATCTTATATTGAACCAGCTCGCCGTTTGTATAAACAATATGCGTTGATGGAAGATGCAATGTTGATCCATCGTATTGTTCGTTCCCCAGACAAACGTATTTTCTATTTAAATGTTGGTTCTATACCTCCCAATGAAGTAGAAAACTTCATGCAAAAAACTATTTCTACAATGAAACGTACTCCGTTCATTGATCAAGAAACGGGACAATATAATTTAAAATATAACGTACAAAATCTATTAGAGGATTATTTTATACCTGTTCGTAATGGTGACCAAGTAACTAAAATTGATACTTTACCTGGTTTACAATATACAGCTATTGAGGATGTTACTTACTTAAGAGATAAACTATTTGCTGCTTTAAAAGTACCTAAAGCATTTATGGGTTATGAAAAAGACTTAACTGGTAAAGCAACACTAGCAGCTGAAGACATCAGATTTGCTCGTACAATTGATAAAATTCAACGTATTGTATTATCCGAATTATATAAAATAGCATTAGTACATTTATATACCCAAGGTTATACCTCAGAACAATTAACTAATTTTGAATTAAACTTAACTACACCTTCAATCATATACGATCAAGAAAAGATTGCATTATTGACACAAAAAGTAGAATTAGCTCAAAAGATAATGGAATCTAAATTATTACCTACAGATTGGATTTACGATAACATATTCCATTTATCACAAGACCAATACGATGAATATCGTGATATGACTGTTGAGGATGCTAAACGTGATTTCCGTATAAAACAAATTACTGATGAAGGTAATGATCCTAAAGTAACAGGTAAATCTTATGGTACACCTCATGATTTAGCTTTAGCATATGGTAAAGGCAGAATGGGAAGTAATCCTGAAAACGTACCTGATGGATACGATAGTGATTTAAAATTAGGTCGTCCTGAAGAAACAGGAACTGATCGTAACCATCAAGATAATGCGTTTGGTAAAGATAGATTAGGCACAGTAGCTATGAAAAAAGATGACCAAGAAAAATACGGTAATCCAAATTATAAAGGTGGTTCACCACTAGCTCTTGAAACAGCTCAAGCCGTTTACGCAAAAAATAAAACATTAATTGAGAGTTTAGGTAAAGCTCCGTTGTTTACCAAAGAAATAGACAATACTACGCTTCTAAACGAAGATCAATTAAAGGGGTAATAATTTTTATATATTTATAACAAAAACTAGAGAATGAATATTAAACATTCTAAATATAAGAATACGGGTATACTTTTTGAATTATTAGTTAGACAGATCACAGCGGATACTTTATCCGGTAAAGAATCAAAAGCTACCCCTATTCTTAAAAAATTCTTTGTTAAAACGGAGTTAGGCAAAGAATATAAACTATATGAAACTATTTTAAGTAAAAAGCATTTATCGGAAGGTAAAGCTGAGATAGTTATCAACACTATAATCGAATCATCTAAGTCATTAAATAAAGGATCTTTAAAAAGACAAAAATACAATCTTATTAAAGAAATATCTAAACATTACAATGTTGATGAATTCTTTAAAACTAAATTACCTAACTATAAGGCACAAGCAGCTTTATATACATTGTTAGAAATTTATAATAGTGATAATTTATCTAACCCAGACCAAATAATTGCAAATAAAATATCTTTACTTGAAACATTAACCAATAAACAAGTTGATGAAAAACAAGTTAAAGATCAATTATTAGAAGAATTTAAAACATACGATCAAGATTTACGTATTTTAACTTACCGTGTATTATTAGAAAAATTTAATGGTAAATACTCTAGTTTAAACAAAAATCAAAAAATGGTTCTTAAAGAGTTTATCAATTCAATTGATTCTACTCCTAAATTAAGATCATTTTACAATACTAAAATTAACGAAATTAAATCATCATTACTTAGTCTAAACAATAAAGTAGCTGATAAAGCAGTTAAAATCAAAATCAACGAAGTATCGAATTTCTTAGTTGAATTAGGAAAAACAGCAAATGTGGGTAATGATGATTTAGTTAATTTGTTACAATATTATGAATTATTAGAAGAACTTACTAATATACATGGCAAGTAATAAACAATTAGCAGATAAATTAGCTAAAAAACTTAAAGAAGTAAGTGCAACGGGTACAGGCGCAAGTTTTACTCCGGGTAGTGGCGAACAAGTTGCTACTCCTTTTGCCTTTAACTCAAATAAAAAAGCTAATGGATCTCAAGGCGCTAAATATTCATACAAATTAGGATATAAATTAGCACCTAAACAACCTATGGAAGAAACTAATCCAGGAGCATCACTAGGTAAAGGACCATCAGCTGGAAAAACAGGTGTAAAAAATAGCTATTACACTAAATTAGGATTTAAAAATGTTAATCCAAAAGAATTAGCTAAAAATGCTAAATGGGTTGATACAAAATATTTATGGAAGGAAGATCAAACATTATCTGAAGATACTAATGTTGAAGAATATATTAATACATTAGGTATTGATAGTCCTGAATTAAAAAAATTTATCTCTAGTCGTATTTTAGGATTCGATAAAGTAGAAGATAAATTAAACGAATTACTTCCATTGTTACAAAAAGCAAAGCAAAAAACAATGGATGAATATAAACAAAATCCAAGTTTTAATGTGTTGTATGGTACAGACCTAGCAGCGGATTATTTGGATGATTTAATTGAAATGTTTAAAAACTAAATAAAATGGCAAACATACCAGTAAATGCAACCGCAATAACAAAATTCCAAGGACAATCTGTAACAGGATCTTTTGCAGGATTTGTTGTGTGCCCTAACACATCAACTTCTCCTCAAGGAACAGTAGCTCATTTCCATGGTTTAAAAGATGGAAATGGAAACGAATTAGTAGTATCCGCTTCTTCTTTATATTTTTTACCAGGATATTATCCAATATTTGTAACTAGTGCTTCTTTAGATGCTACAAGTAACAATGTAATATTTTTTACTTAAAAAAACAATATACAATGGCAACATTACAAGACCAATATAATCAAATTCAAGAAGGTAAAGGTGATAAAAACCACTTCTTAAAACAAGCACGTCATTTATTTCCTGATTACGTTAATCACTATAATAATTTTGACGAAACTGTTAAAATTTTAAAAGGTAAAAGTATTTTATCTGAACATAGAGGTGGTTTAGGTATGGTATCTACAAACGGTAAACGTGTTGAAGATTGGATTACTATATTTCAAGAAGCAGTTAAAGCAACAGAAACAAAAGTATCTAAAGAAGTATTAGATACTCAAGCTCATAATTGGGATACTAAAGATATGAAAGAAATTGACAATTTATATGGTCAAGCTTTTTTAAATGGATTTTATGATGAGATGAAAGATCCTAAAAATCAAGATAAAACAGTAGATCAAGTAAAACAACTTGTAGCTAAAAATTTAGGTAAAGATATATTATATTATACTACTAAAGCTCAATTCGGTGTTAAAGGTATTGGATATCAAACAGAAGCACCAGGTTTAGGTACTCCTAAAGAACCAAAAGGAAAATATAAAGCAAGTGGATACGGTGATTTACCTAAAAATAAAAAAGACTAATGAAACAAGTATTAATCGAAACCATACCATTTAGCGTTTCACCAATACAATTACATGAAGGTGTTAAAGCACCATCAGGTAATCCTTTGGTTGAAGGTATTTTAGCTACAGCTGAAGTAAAAAACGGTAATGGTAGATATTATTCTAAAGATTTATGGGAACGCGAAATAGACAAATATATGTCTAGCGTTAAAGAAAACAGAGCAACAGGCGAATTAGACCACCCAGATTCAACTATTATTTCCCTTAAAAATGTATCTCATATTATTAGAGATATTTGGTGGAATGGAGATAAAGTAATGGGTAAAATAGAAATCTTACCAACTGTATCAGGTAATATCTTAAAAGCACTTATTGACAATAATGTAATGGTAGGTGTATCATCTCGTGGTATGGGTAGTTTAAAACAAATAGGCGAAACCATGGAAGTACAAGATGATTTTGAATTACTATGTTGGGATTTCGTTTCAACACCTTCTAATCCAGGTTCATATATGAATGTTATTAAAGAAGGAAAAGAATTTAAACCATACCCATACAATAAAGTAAATAGTTTATTAACAGAAATTTTATGTGCTAATGGCACTTGTCCAATAATATAGGCAATACCCCCTCCTTCGATAGTATCGTAGGACCAATCCTAGCCCCGTAAGGCTAGGATTTTTTTTTTAATCCTGTTGCGTTTTGAAGAATCCTAATATATGTATATTGGAATATGCGATTATCTATATCGCATTTATTTAATCAATTCTATTACGCTTCCACATCTAATAAGCGTACTTCCAAAACAAAAATTTGAGGAAAATTATGGCAAACAGAGACATTCTGAAAGAAGCTATTGCTGACGCTAAATCAATTAAAGAAGCAGCAATCGCAAACGCAAAAGTCGCTCTAGAAGAAGCCTTTACTCCGTATCTAAAAGAAAAATTATCAGCTAAATTAGCTGAAATTGACGCTATGGACGAAGAAATGGATGAATCAAAAGAGATGGACGAAGCTGAAATTGACGAGTATGGTGATGAACACCCAATGTCGACAAAAGACGCTTTAAAAGAAAAATCTATGGACGAAGAAATGGATGAAACCATGGACGAAGAAATGGACGAAATGAAAAAATCTATGGACGAAATGGACTTAGATGAGTTATTAAGAGAATTAGAAGACATGGAAGAAAACATGGACGAAGTAATCAACGATCCTAAAGGTCCAGGTGCTCACGGTAACGTTGCTCCTCCAGGACAATCTGACACTGACTTAAACGAAGCTAAAGAAGGCGACGAAGAAGAAGACGTTGAAATCGACATCGAAAACATGTCTGAAGAAGATCTTAAATCATTTATTGAAGGCGTTATCGCTGACATGGTTGCGGCTGGCGAATTAGAAGCTGGTCACGAAGGTATGGAAGACGAAGAAGGCGCTGAAGATGAAGAAAGTGAAGAAGAAGTTTCATTAGACGAACTTATGGACGAAATGGAAGAAGGCTCAGGCTACGATGAAATGGCTAAAAATCAAGCAATGAAAAACTCTCATTACGAAAAAATGAAAGAAGAAATGGACGAAATGAAGAAAGAACTTGAAGAAGCTTATGAGGCTTTAAATAAAGTTAAATCTGAAATTAACGAAGTTAATCTTTTAAATTCTAAACTTCTTTACTTAAACAAAGTGTTTAAAGCTAAAAACTTAACTGAATCACAAAAAGTTAAAGTATTAGCTGCTTTTGACAAAGCAACAAGTAAAAAAGAAGCAAAATTAGTTTACGAAACAGTAATGGAAAGTTTAAACAACACAAACACTACAAAACGTCCAGTAACTGAATCCGTAAGAGGTATGGCTTCTAAAGTTATAAGCGGTACTACTAATAATAGTACAAAACAACCAATTATTGAAGTTAATGCTGCTTTCGAAAGAATGCAAAAATTAGCTGGAATTAAAAAGTAAATTTAAACAATTAAAAAACAACTAAAAACTAAAACGATGAGTCAAATTCAATCATTATTAGAATCTGCTAACCCATACAAATCGTTACAAAGCGATGCAGCTAAATTAGCTAGCAAATGGGCAAAAACAGGCCTTTTAGAAGGCTTAGACGAGACAAACAGAAATAACATGTCTCTTATGCTTGAAAATCAAGCAAAACAATTAGTAAGCGAGGTATCATCTACTGGTACAGGTGCTTTCTTTACTCCAGGACAAGGTGAACAATGGGCTGGTATCGCTTTACCGTTAGTACGTAAAGTGTTCGGTCAAATCGCATCTAAAGAATTCGTAAGCGTTCAACCGATGAACTTACCTTCTGGTCTTGTGTTCTTCTTAGATTTCCAATATGGAACTGGAAAGAATCCATTCGCAGTTAACAGTTCAGTTTATGGTACTACTGGTTCTCAGTATCCATTTGCTACTCCATCTGCATCTGGTGGTCTTTATGGCGCTGGTCGTTTCACGTATTCTACCAACCAATTTAGTGCTTCTGTTAATTTAACAGGTTCGGTTTCAGGTTCAGCATTACCTGCTAACGTTGCAGCTAGTACAGCTACAGTAGTTACAGCTTCTTGGTCTAACTTGAACTTTGATTCTGATTACTCTGCTTCAGTTGCAGCAAATCAAATCTATGCAGTTACTGTTCCAACAGCTTCTACTGCTTTATCTGCATTTGACCAAGACGCAGTTCGTGGTTTTACTACTTACTACTCTGTAGGTACAGGCGTTACTGGTGCTACATTTGGTACAGGTTCAATTTTACCTGCATTTACCACTTATAACTACACTGCTAACACAATCACTTTCTACTACACTGCTTCTACAGCAATTACTGCAGCTAACCTTTCTGGTTCAATGACTATCTTCTATAATAAACAAACTGACGATAACCGTCGTGGTGATTTTGAAGATTCTACAGCAACTACGTTCTCTATTCCGAATGCGCAAAGTACTAGTACTATCGTAATTCCTGAGATCAACATCAGTATGCAATCACAAGAAATTACAGCTAAAACTAAAAAATTAAAAGCTGTATGGACTCCTGAGTTTGCACAAGATTTGAATGCTTACCAAAATATCGATGCTGAAGCTGAATTAACTAACATGTTAAGCGAGTATATCTCTATGGAGATTGATCTTGAAATCTTAGATATGTTGATTGAAGACGCTGCAGCTGGTACTGAATACTGGTCAGCAATCAATAACAACGTTTATAACGGTTCAACAGGTGCTTTCTCAACTGGTGGTTCTGCTTTCTATAACACTCAAGGACAATGGTTCCAAACTTTAGGAACAAAAATCCAAAAATTAAGCAATAAAATTCACCAATTAACTTTAAGAGGTGGTGCTAATTTCATGGTAATTTCTCCTACAGTAGCAACTATCATCGAATCTATCCCTGGATTTGCTTCTAACAACAATGGCGAAGCTGATCAAATGGAATACGCTTTCGGTGTACAAAAAGTTGGTTCATTCAATGGTCGTTACAAAGTTTACAAAAACCCTTACATGACTGAAAACACTATCTTATTAGGATACCGTGGTACTCAGTTCTTGGAAGCAGGTGCTGTATTCGCTCCGTACATTCCGTTGATCATGACTCCATTAGTGTACGATCCAAATACCTTCACTCCACGTAAAGGTCTATTAACTCGTTACGCTAAGAAAATGTTACGTCCTGAATTCTACGCTAAGATCTATGTTAATGGTTTAAATACCCTTTAATCTAGAATAGAATAGATAAATAAAGACCCGGGCTTTTGCCCGGGTTTTTTATTTTTATTTTTAATATTTATACGAAACAAACGTTATAACAATATGCAAAAACCAAATAGGGAACGCAAAGGTGAAATAAAGGCAATTAGTAATGTTCAATTAAATGAAGAACAAAAAGAGGCAAAACGATTAATAATAGAAAATCAAATTGTTATAATAACAGGTAGAGCAGGTTCAGGTAAATCATTAGTAGGAGCACAAGCCGGTCTAGAATTTTTATTAAAAAAACAAATTTCCCATTTATTCGTAACACGTGCAACAATTGAAGTAGGCAAAACATTAGGATATTTGCCAGGCGATTTAGGCGATAAATTCAATCCGTACATTGAAGCGTTACAGGAAAATTTAGCTAAATGTTATGATCCCGTTAAAGTAGATGAACTTATAACTAACGGTAAAATTAAAGCATTACCAATTCAGTTTATTAGAGGTAAAACAGTAGATGATGTTTTGATTGTAGAAGAAGCACAAAACATAACTAAACATGAAATGTTAGCTATTCTTACACGTTTAGGTAAAACCGGTAAAATTATAATAAACGGCGATTTAGAACAAAGCGATATTAAAACCGGTGAAGCTAATGGGTTAGCATACGCTATTGAATTATCTAAAAAAATAGAAGATATTAAGTGGATTAAACTTAAAGAAAATCACCGTTCAGATCTAGTAGGAAAAATATTAGACTACGAATACAACAAATAATTTACATATTTATTTTACAGGGACTCTGAATTAGGGTCCCTTTTTTAATATTTATGAATAAAACCAATGGCGGATTTTAATTTACAAATATTAGAAAAAATAACAATAAACAATGTTGTTAGGGATGTATATACAACTCAAACAATCACTGGTATAAATTTTATTGATAATAGAATATTAACTACCCCAACCGGATCTACTACTACAATATTCTCATTTGGTTCAGCTAATAATGCAGGAACTTTTATTACAAGTAGCTTTCAATATGGTAGAATAACTAATCAATCAGATACTATTCCTCTTAAACTTATTGTTTCATCATCAAATGAAGCTATGAGTTATTTAGTAAATCCTTCTAGTACATTTATGTTAACTACTACTAAAATGACAGGAAGTACTAATCTAGGAACATTTAATGATATAGTATCCGTAAAAGTAATCCCATCAGGAAGTGCAAGTGTTAATGTAGAATATTTTATAGCAACAACTTAATAAAATATGAATATACCTATTTATAATGGCGTGTCTAATTTCCAACCAGGAGATACTCCGTTTGGATTTTACGACAATGATCCTCAATTTCAGACAGATGCTAATAAAGTAACTAAATTTTGTGCTCAACGTTTAGGTTATCCTATTATGGATGTTGAGTTACAAAACATAAACTTTTATACAGCTTTTGAAGAAGCAGTTACAACTTATGGTAATGAACTTTATGCGTTTAAGGTTAGAGATAACATGCTTACTTTTGAAGGACTACCTACATCGTCTAATTTGAATCAAGCGCTTATTACGCCTTCATTCTCGACTATTGTACGTATGTCTCAACAATATGCTGAAGAAGCAGGTACTGGGGGTAATGTAACTTGGTATAGTGGTTCTATTCAATTACAACCTGGAGTTCAAGATTATGATTTAACAGATTGGGCAATTTCTCAAAGTATAACAGGTGGTATTGAAATTAAAAGAGTATTTTATTATCCACCACCAGCAATTAATCAAATGTATAGTCCTCTTACTTATGGAGGTTTAGGTGGTGTTCCGGCAGTTGGTACTTATGGTTTAGGTTTTGGTCCTACAGGTTATCTTATGGTACCTACAAGTTTAACAATTCAAACAGCTCAGGCTATTGAAATGCAAAACCAAGTTACATTATCAAATTATACTTTTGAATTAATTAATAATATGTTAAGAATATTCCCAATGCCTGGCTTTGGAAATGTTTATGGTTATATGTCTATTGAATATATTACTTTAGATGATAGAACAAATAGTGCGGTACAACAGACACCTGATAAAGTTACAAATGAATCAAATGTAAATTTTCAAAATCCAACATATTCATATATTAACTCTATTGGTCGACAATGGATATTTGAATATACTTTAGCTTTATCTAAAGAAATGTTAGGATACGTTAGGGGAAAATATGGTTCAAATATTCCTATACCAGGAGAAGAAGTAACATTAAACCAGGATGCTTTGATAAATGCAGCAACTGCAGAAAAAGAAGCATTAGTTACAAGATTAAGAGAATATTTTGATCAAACATCAAAACAATCTTTACTTGAAAGAAGAGTAGCAGAATCAGATGCTAGAGTAAAAGAAATTAATTATTCACCAATGACAATTTTTATAGGATAATATGGCTATATTTGGCTCAGCTCGTGATGTAAGTATGTTCCGAAAGGTAAATAGAGAATTAATGGGTAACGTTATTTCTCAAGAGTGTGTTTATTATAAAGTAAATGAAGCTCAAACCCAAGTTAACATGTACGGCGAGCAACAAGGTGGAAGATATTTTTCTCCTCCTATCATATTTAACTGTTTAATTGAAGTAGGAGATCAAACCGCTCCGACTAATGATGGATTAGTAGGATTTGATTGGCCTCTTACTTTTAGATTTTTAAGAGATGATCTAGTAGATGCTAATTTAGTCCCAGCTATTGGAGACTTTATTATGTACCAAAATGCATATTGGGAAGTAGATAATGAAAATATGACCCACTTCTTCGTAGGTAAAGATCCAGATTATCCTTATAATGTTAACCCATTAAATCCAGGATTAGAATTCTTTGGTTACAATGTTGATGTTATTTGTCAATGTCACTATGTACCACAAGATCGTATTAACATTGTAAACGCTAGATACTAATGGCTACTAAAGGAAGAACCCCCATACCTAAAACCCAAAGAGAAATAAGTGTAGGTTTACATACCTCTACAGATCCTCAAGCAGGTAATCCTAACTATTTTTATGAATCTCCTAAAAATAATAGGGCGTTACAAACATCATTTAAAGGTGATACTGTAAAACCTTTTAGTATTGGTATTCAAGATATTGATGAGGCAATATTATATTATTTTACAGAAGTAATCCAACCATTTGTAATTCAAAATGGACAAAGAATATCAGTACCTATATTATATGCGTCTCCTGAAAAATGGAAATCAATGCAAAAAGATGGATATTATAGAGATGCTAAAGGTGCTCCTATGTATCCTTTAATTGTATTTAAAAGAGATACTATTACTAAAAATAGAGCAATTGCTAATAAATTAGATGCTAATAACCCAAACAATTTTGGTGTATTTACTAAAAAATATTCCATAAAAGACGCTTACTCTAATTTTCATGTACTAAATAATAGAACCCCAGAAAAAACGTATTATGCAACTATTATGCCTGATTACGTTACTATAGAATATAGTTGTACTATATTTACTTATTATATAGAACAACTAAATAAAATTGTAGAAGCAATCAACTATGCTTCTGATGCATATTGGGGAGATCCTCAACGTTTTAAATTCCAAGCTCGTATTGATTCATTTAATACAATTAGCGAATTATCAGATAATGCTGAAAGAGCAGTAAAAAGCACGTTTAATATAAAATTATATGGTCATTTAATTCCTAGTATTTTACAAAAAGATATTAATTCTATTAAGAAATTTACAGATAAAACTAAAGTAATATTCTCTTTAGAAGCTACAGCTAATGCCGCTATTCTTTCAGGTGAAATTAATTCAGATGGTACAGCAATGACAGCAACGCAAAAAGCAGCTCAAAGAAAAGCAACAGGATTATCATAGCAAATTAGGTTTCAATATTTATAATAGAATAAAAATTTTTAAATAAGTAATGGCTAGAGTTAGATTTTTAGACCAAGTCCCTGTTGGAGTATATGCGGTTGATGGAGCAACAGGTAGCGGTTCTGCCGGATTACCAGGTTCTTCAGGAACATCAGGCTCAAGTGGTTTAGCAGGAACTAGTGGTAGTTCAGGTCTTTCAGGTACTTCTGGTTCTTCAGGTTTATCAGGTACAGCAGGAACAACAGGAACATCAGGTTCAACTGGTACTTCAGGAAGTAGCGGAATAAACGGAACATCAGGCTCTTCAGGATTAAGTGGAACATCAGGTAGTTCAGGTTTAAGTGGTACAAGTGGTACTTCAGGATCTTCAGGTTCAACTGGTACTTCAGGTTCATCAGGAACTAGTGGTTCTTCAGGATTAAGCGGAACATCAGGTTCAAGCGGTTTAGCAGGAACTAGTGGTAGTTCAGGAATAACTCAAAATACAGGTTCATTATTAGTTACCGCATCTGCTGCAGGTAACGTAATTACTTTTACTAAAGGAGATACTTCAACATTTAATGTTACTGTAGATACAGGTTCTACAGGTATTTTTGTCCAATCAGGATCTTCAAATGTATATTTTACTACTTCTTCTTTAAAAATTACAGGAAGTACACTACAAACAGCTGGAGCTCCTCCTATAACAACTGTTGCTACTCAATCAGCAGGTAATAATTATGCTCTTGTAGTAAGTCAATCAGGATGGTTTTATAATGTTAATGCCGGAGTACCAACATCAAATGCTTGGGGTACAAATTTATCTGGTTCTTATTTTAATAACTTTACAAGTAATACGGATGTTTCTGAAATTTTAAGATTTGTAGCGGGATTATTAAGTGCTTCAGCACCCGATGCTTCTCCAAATACAAGAACTTATAGTACTACTCTTACTGAGAATCAATTAAATAATGGAACAACTGCTTCCCCTTCTGGTTTTGTACCTCAATCAGCTACAAACTCAGATGTTACTTATTTAACAGTTAAAGGATTTGCACCTACCGGTTCAGCTTTATTTTCAGGTAAAACTATATATAGTAACTCAGCATTTTCAGCAAATTATTCAAGTATAGCTGCTGGTTCTACTCTAGTATCATCATCAGCAAACGCTCAATTATTTGGGTTAGGCCCTTTAACAAGTGGAGGTCCAACACAATTTAACGTTTCAGGAACAATTAACTGGTTCTATTCAGATAACAATAATGAAACTAGTACAGCTACTTCACAGTCTGAAAATATATTATCTCAATCATCTTTTGCAACAACAAATGGTTTAACATTAGCTAAAATTAATACAGCTAACCCATCTGTAATACCTGCAGCTTATCAAGATGGTTTATTTACTAACATTTATACTTCAAGTTTATATAATGGTGGCAGATCATTTACTAGTGTAAGTTCTTCAGGCTGGTATCATATTAGTTCTTCTATAAAGATATCTTCAGGAAGTTCAGCATACAGTACTCCTGCTACGGATAAATTAAGAATATTCTTTTCTCCAATAGGTAGTTTAACAATTCCAAATAATACTTTAGCTTTAGGATATGCGGGTAATGCTCCAACAACAGCTACTTCACGTTCATTATCCGGAGCTCCTTATTTATTAACAGCTACTTGGGATATTTCATCTTCAGTAACAGGATTATTTAGTCCTTTATATTATACTTCATCAACAATAGCCGATTTTAATAAATCAGATACTTTAATAACATTAGCAGGAACAACAGCGGCTTCAACAGCTACGGGTACTGTTCAAACATCAAATGCTATTTATGATTCAACAGGTACAACTGCTAGAACAATTGGTACTATACCGTTTGAAACAGATATAGTAAAACTTACCGGTTCATCAACATTTAATGCTGGTGCGGCTGGAGCTACTAATATTACTGTTAACTCAATATCACCAACAACATATTCTTTATTAACAAGAGGTATAAATAAAAATGGTACTCAATCTACTGTAACTACTCAAACAATATCTTATTTTACCTCTGGTACTTTTTCACAACCTGTAGGTTCGGGTTCAATGGCTTATTATGGTAGAGCTCAAGGATATGATGGTGGTTCATTAACAGGTACTACAGAACAATTTAGTGGAGAAACATACAGACTTCAAATAACAGGTTCTTTATTATCAGGATCATATGCTAATGGTACTAAATTTGTTACTGGCTCATATTCAGTTTATACTTTAGGTGCTTTAGACTTACAAGTAAAACCAGGATATTTAGTAAAACCATCAGGTTCTACAGCTAATGGATATTGGTTAGCAAACCCAAGTGAAGCTCAAACATACAAATATTATGCTAGAGCATTCCAAACTAATGGAACTGTTTACAGTGCAATGACTATAAATGTAGGACAAACATTAACTCCATGGACTGGTTCAGCTAATAATGCTGTTTCTGTTTTAGTTATGTTTTCTTCTTCTGTAGCGGGTACTGCTATTCCTAGTGGTGGTGGTGCTACATTACCTAGAGCGGTTTTATTTGATCCAAGTGCATTGTCTAATTTATCAATAGCAACCAATCAAGCACAAGATAATTTTTTAAATCCTTTTTCTTCATCAATTGATATAAAAGGAAATAACCAAGGAGGTTCAGGTCTTGTGGGAACTACATATACTATTCCTCTTACTGATACTCTTAATCAATTATTAACATCTGTTTATAAAGATTTAATAGTTATGGTACGATATAATGGCCAACCAGCCACTCCAGTTTCAACAATAACCGTAGGATTTAGTTAAAGATAACATAAATGGCATTTGATAAAAATATAAAATCGAGTAGATTACTCCAAAGTAAAAGATATACTGAAGCAACCTTTGACAGTCAGGAAGCTTATACATCGGTATTGGATATAAATGCTACGGAAATTTACACCCAACAAAATTTAATCCCATCATCAAGTATTCCATATTCAGGTTCTAGTCAAAATAATCTTTATATTACGATTTCGGGTTCAAATATTTTACAATACTTATACAGATTACCATTAACACCTGGTCCCGCTTCAGGAAGTGTGTACCCAGTTTGGTTTGCTATTAGTTCTTCTAATACAGCATCTGTATCTAATCAAGTAATACAAGCAAATCAATTAACAAGTTTCATATCTAACAAATATGCTGTACCAACATTAGGTCCATATGATGCTGAATCCGCATCTCCTAATACAGCATATAACGTCGTTCTTACAACAGGTGCTACTTCAGGCTCAGCTACAGTAGTATCAGTTAATGACTATACTTTTGATTATAAGCAAGGTGTTTTAGAGTTTATACAAAATGAACCTTCAACATCTTCTAAATTATATCTTACTGCTTATCGATATGTAGGACAAACTTTAGATCAATCCCTAACATCAGGCAGTGGTGGTAGTGGATTTCCTTTTACAGGTTCTGCACAAATTACAGGTTCATTAGGTGTTACAGGTAGTGTAAATTTTAAAACATTACCGGCTCAAGATATAGTTACTATTGTAACATACAATACAGCATCCGGACAATTAGGATATGTAAACGTTACCTCAGGTACAAGTGGATTTGCCGGTTCTTCAGGAACCGCAGGGATATCAGGTACAAGTGGAACTACAGGTTCTTCAGGTAGTTCAGGATCTAACGGTGCAAGTGGATCAAGCGGCGTAGCAGGTACTTCAGGTACAACTGGTTCAAGTGGATCTTCAGGAGTAGCAGGACAAAGTGGATTATCGGCAACTAGTGGAACAGCAGGTTCTACTGGTTCTAATGGTTCAAGTGGTGCTGCTGGTTCAAGTGGTTTAAGTGCATTAAGTGGAACTTCAGGTTCAACAGGTTCAAATGGATCTTCAGGAGCAGCAGGACAAAGTGGCTTAAGCGCTACATCCGGTTCTTCTGGTTCTACGGGTTCTAACGGTTCTAGTGGAGTTGCAGGTTCAAGTGGTCTTTCGGCTTTAAGCGGAACTTCAGGTTCAACGGGTTCAAATGGTTCAAGCGGTGCTGCTGGAGCTTCAGGTTTAAGTGCAACTAGTGGAACTTCAGGTTCTACTGGTTCTACGGGTTCAAATGGTGCCGCGGGTCAAAGTGGCTTAAGCGCTACTTCAGGCTCATCAGGTTCGACAGGTTCAAATGGTTCTACTGGTGTCGCAGGCACTAGTGGAAATAGTAATACAGCTGGTACTTCGGGTTCAACCGGTTCAACCGGTTCTTCAGGAAATGCTGGTCAAAGTGGTTTAAGTGCAACTTCAGGAACAAGTGGTTCTACAGGTTCTAATGGATCTGCAGGAGTTGCAGGATTAAGTTCAACTTCAGGCTCTTCAGGCTCTTCAGGATCATCAGGTTCTTCAGGTGTAGCAGGTCAAAGTGGCTTAAGCGCTACTTCAGGTTCATCAGGTTCTACAGGATCTAGTGGTTCTTCAGGTGCGGCAGGATCGAGTGGTTTAAGTGTACTTAGTGGAACTTCAGGATCTACAGGTTCAAATGGTTCAAGCGGTGCGGATGGACAAAGTGGTTTAAGCGCTACCTCAGGCACAGCTGGATCTTCAGGCTCAACTGGTTCAAATGGTGCAGCGGGTCAAAGTGGATTATCTGCTACTTCAGGTTCATCAGGTTCATCAGGTTCAAGTGGTAGTTCAGGTGTTGCTGGTTCAAGCGGAGCTTCTGCTTTATCAGGTACATCCGGTTCTACAGGATCTAATGGTTCTTCAGGAACTGATGGAGCTAGTGGTTTATCTGCAACTAGTGGAACTTCAGGTTCTACTGGTTCTAATGGTTCGGCTGGTGTAGCAGGCCAAAGTGCAACTTCAGGTTCATCGGGTTCATCAGGTTCATCAGGATCTTCAGGTGTAGCTGGTCAAAGTGGTTTATCTGCAACTTCAGGATCTTCCGGTTCAACAGGATCAAGTGGCTCTTCAGGTGTAGCAGGTTCAAGTGGTTTAAGTGCAACTAGTGGAACAAGTGGTTCTACAGGTTCAAATGGTAGCTCAGGTTTAGCAGGAAATAGTGGTGCTAGTGCAACATCGGGAACTTCAGGATCTACAGGATCTACTGGTTCTAATGGTGCCGCTGGTCAAAGCGGTTTATCAGCAACTTCAGGAACTTCAGGTTCATCCGGTTCAAATGGTTCAACAGGCGTTGCTGGAACTTCAGGTAATAGCCAAACTTCAGGTTCATCCGGTTCTTCAGGATCAAATGGATCTTCAGGTAATGCTGGAGCTTCAGGTTTAAGTAATACATCTGGATCTTCAGGTTCTTCAGGTTCAAATGGATCTTCAGGTGTAGCGGGTTCAAGCGGTTTATCTGCTTTAAGTGGAACAAGTGGTTCTACAGGTACGAACGGATCTAGCGGAGATGCAGGTTCAAATGGTTTATCTGCTTTATCAGGAACTTCAGGTTCAACTGGTTCCAATGGATCTAGTGGAGCAGCAGGTTCAAATGGCTTATCTACTTTAAGTGGAACTTCAGGTTCAACAGGATCTAATGGTTCTTCAGGAGCTGCAGGTCAAAGTGGTTTAAGCGCAACTAGCGGAACAGCAGGTTCTGCTGGTTCTACAGGTTCAAATGGTGCCGCCGGTCAAAGCGGTTTAAGTTCAACATCAGGTTCTTCAGGTACTTCAGGTTCAAACGGATCTACAGGTAATGCTGGAACTTCAGGAAATAGTAATACAGCCGGAACATCCGGTTCAACAGGTTCTACAGGTTCATCAGGTATTGCTGGACAAAGCGGTTTATCAGCAACTAGTGGAACTTCAGGTTCTGCTGGTACAACAGGTTCTTCGGGTGATGCTGGAAATAGTGGAATTAGCGGCACAAATGGTACATCAGGTTCATCAGGAACTTCAGGTTCAACTGGAGCTAGTGGTAATGCGGGTGCTTCAGGAGCTAGTGCATCTTCAGGATCAACCGGTTCAAATGGTAGCTCAGGAGCTGCTGGTTCAAGTGGTTTATCCTCTTTATCCGGTACTTCAGGTTCAACTGGTACTAATGGTTCTTCAGGTATTGCTGGTTTAAGTGGTGCAAGTGAAACTAGTGGTACTGCTGGTACTTCAGGTTCAACGGGTTCAAATGGTATAGCTGGACAAAGTGGTTTAAGCGCTACTTCAGGAACATCCGGTTCAACAGGTACAAATGGTTCTACAGGTAATGCTGGAACTTCAGGAAATAGCAATACAGCAGGTAGTTCAGGAACTTCAGGTTCTTCAGGTTCTACAGGTTCAGCAGGTGTTGCTGGACAAAGCGGTTTAAGTGCAACTTCAGGATCTTCAGGTTCAACAGGTACAAGTGGTTCTACAGGTAATGCTGGTAGTGGTGGATTTAGCAATACATCAGGTTCATCAGGTTCATCAGGTACAAGTGGTGAAACCGGTACAAGTGGTACTTCAACATATGCAGCTTCTGGAACTTCAGGTTCTGGAGGTTCATCAGGTACAAGTGGTGAATTAGGTTCAAATGGAACTTCAAATATATCAAGTACTTCAGGATCTTCAGGATCAAGCGGTACAACAGGTTCAGCAGGTGCAAATGGTCAAAGTGGTGCGAGTGCATCTTCAGGCTCTTCAGGTTCAACTGGTTCAAATGGTAGTTCAGGAAACGCAGGTACATCAGGAAATAGCTTTACAAGTGGAACTTCAGGTTCTACAGGATCTAATGGTTCGGCAGGTATAGCAGGTTTAAGTGCTAATTCTTCAACAAGTGGAACTTCAGGTTCTAGTGGTACAAGCGGTTCAGCCGGAAATGCGGGTCAAAGTAATTCATCTTCAACTTCAGGTTCTTCTGGTTCTTCTGGTTCTTCAGGATCTGCAGGTTTAGCAGGTGCAAGTGCTGCTTCCGCAACTAGCGGAACTTCAGGTTCTAGTGGTTCTACAGGTTCAAATGGAGCTAGTGGTCAAAGTGGTTTATCAGGTACTTCAGGTTCATCAGGTTCAACTGGATCAAATGGTTCAACTGGTGTGGCTGGTACTAGTGGTAATAGTGAAACTTCAGGAACTTCAGGTTCATCAGGTTCTACCGGTTCAGCAGGTGCGGCAGGTATAAGTGGTTTAAGCTCAACAGCCGGAACATCAGGTTCATCAGGTTCAAATGGTTCTACTGGTGTCTCAGGCACTAGTGGAAATAGTAATACAGCAGGTACTTCTGGCTCTGCTGGTACAAATGGTTCTACAGGAGATGCAGGATTAAGTGGCGCTTCCGCTACTAGTGGTACATCAGGTACAACGGGGTCTACTGGTTCAAACGGAGTAGCAGGTCAAAGTGGTTTATCATTTACTGCAGGTTCATCAGGCTCAGGAGGTTCAAACGGATCTTCAGGTGTTGCTGGTACCTCAGGTACATCTTCAGCAACTAATTCAGGAACTTCAGGTTCAAGTGGTTCAAATGGCTCTTCAGGAAACACAGGTTCAAATGGTTTAAGTGCATTAAGCGGAACTTCAGGATCAACAGGTTCAAATGGCTCTTCAGGTTTATCAGGTAATAGTGGGTTAAGTGGAACTTCAGGTTCAACGGGTTCATCAGGTTCAAATGGTAACGATGGAGCTAATGGTTTATCAGCATTAAGTGGTACTTCAGGTACTTCAGGATCAAATGGTTCAAGTGGTAATGCTGGTTCATCAGGTTTAAGTGCATCATCAGGTTCATCAGGTTCAAATGGTTCTTCAGGAAATACAGGTTCAAATGGTTTAAGTGCATTAAGTGGTACTTCCGGATCTACTGGTACTAATGGTTCTAGCGGAAATGCAGGTTCAAACGGTCTATCTGCTTTATCAGGTACTTCAGGTTCAACTGGTTCAAATGGTTCTTCAGGAGCAGCAGGTCAAAGTGGTTTAAGCGCAACTTCAGGAACTTCAGGTTCTTCAGGTTCAACAGGAGTAGCAGGATCAAGTGGTTTAAGTGCAACCTCAGGTACAACTGGATCAAATGGTTCAAGTGGTGTAGCTGGTTCAAATGGTTTATCTGCTTTATCAGGTACAGCAGGTTCATCAGGTACAACCGGATCAAGCGGTGTTGCTGGTGCATCAGGGACTAGTTCAACGTCGGGAACTTCAGGTTCGACTGGTACCACAGGTTCAAATGGAAACGCAGGAGCTAGTGGTTTAAGCGCAACTTCAGGTTCATCAGGTTCAACAGGTTCAAATGGTACAAGCGGTAATGCTGGTTCAGCAGGTGCAAGTGCTTTATCTAATACAAGTGGTAGTTCAGGTTCTTCAGGAACATCAGGTTCTACAGGTGCCGCCGGTGCTAGTGGAGCAAGTGCAACTTCAGGAACATCAGGATCTACAGGATCTAATGGTTCAAATGGAGTAGCAGCTTTAAGTGGTACAGCAGGATCTTCGGGTTCTAATGGTAGTTCAGGAGAAGCAGGTACATCAGGTACATCTTCAGGCTCTGTTTCAGGTACTTCAGGTTCAGGTGGTTCAAGTGGTACTTCAGGTAATGCTGGTTCTACAGGTGCTTCTGCTTTATCAGCAACTTCAGGTTCATCTGGCTCTAGTGGTACAACTGGTTCTTCAGGTATAGCTGGAGGTAGCGGAGCAAGCGCAACTTCAGGTACATCAGGAACTACAGGTTCAAATGGTACCTCAGGAAATGCAGGTTCTTCAGGATTATCTGCTTTATCAGGTACATCCGGTTCAACAGGATCAAATGGTTCAAGTGGTGCAGCAGGCGCAAACGGATCTTCAAATATAAGTGGAACTTCAGGATCTTCAGGTTCTGCCGGTTCAAATGGTAATGCAGGTAATAATGGAGCTAGTGCAGTAAGCGGAACTTCAGGTTCAACTGGATCTAATGGTTCTAGTGGTATAGCAGGTTCAAATGGTTTATCAGCATTTGCTGGAACTTCAGGTTCAACAGGTTCAAACGGATCTACAGGTGTAGCTGGAACTTCAGGAAATAGTAATACAGCCGGAACTTCAGGTTCATCAGGTTCAAATGGTACAAGCGGTAATGCTGGTTCAGCAGGTGCAAGTGCTTTATCTAATACAAGTGGTAGTTCAGGTTCTTCAGGAACATCAGGTTCTACAGGGGCTGCTGGAGCAAGTGCTGCTTCTGCTTCTTCAGGAACTTCAGGTTCAAGTGGAACAAGTGGAAATGTAGGTTCAAATGGTTTATCAGCTTTAAGTGGAACTTCAGGCTCAACTGGATCTAATGGTTCTAGTGGTGCTGCTGGAGCTTCAGGTTTAAGTGCAACTTCAGGAAGCTCAGGAACTTCAGGTTCAAGTGGTACCACAGGTTCTACCGGAGCTTCAGGTTCAGGAGCAGCTAGTGGTACATCAGGTACTTCTGGTTCTACTGGTTCTAGTGGTACAGGAGCAAGTGGTACTTCAGGATTAGCAGGTACTTCAGGTACATCAGGCTCAACTGGTTCTTCAGGTGTAGCAGGAGCAAGTGGTTTAAGTCGTTCATCAGGTACTTCAGGATCAACAGGTTCTGCAGGTTCAAATGGTGTTGATGGAGCTATAGGTTTAAGTGGATTAAGCGGTTCAGCAGGTTCATCAGGTTCTAGTGGTACAACAGGTAACGCTGGTTCTGTAGGAGCAAGTGCAGCAAGTGCAACTTCAGGTTCTTCAGGTTCTTCAGGATCAACTGGTACTTCAGGTTCAAATGGTAATGCTGGAGCTAGTGGAAATAGTAATACATCAGGAACTTCAGGTTCTACAGGTACTGTAGGTTCTTCAGGTGCTGCTGGTACTTCAGGCAACGCAGGTTCTTCAGGAGCAAGCTCAACTTCAGGTTCAACTGGTACTTCAGGTTCTAATGGTGCAAGCGGTAATGCTGCTACAAGTGGTTTAAGTTCAACTTCAGGAAGCTCAGGTACTTCAGGTTCAACTGGTACAACGGGTTCTGCGGGTGCAGCAGGCGCTTCAGGTGCTAGTGCACTTTCAGGAACTTCAGGTTCATCAGGTTCAAATGGTACAAGTGGTAATGGTGGTTCAAATGGTAATGCTGGTACTTCAGGTATTTCAAATACTTCAGGATCTTCAGGAACTTCAGGTTCTAGTGGTCTTAATGGTGGAGCAGGAGCTTCAGGTTTAAGTGCAACTTCAGGGACATCCGGTTCTTCAGGTTCATCAGGTTCGAATGGTAATGCAGGTGCAAGCGGAACTTCAAATATAAGTGGTACTTCAGGTTCTACAGGTTCAAATGGTACATCAGGTAATGCCGGTGCAAATGGAGCTTCTGCAGTTAGTGGAACTTCAGGATCTACAGGTTCTACAGGTTCAAATGGTGCAGCAGGTGGAAATGGAGCTTCTGCAGTAAGCGGAACTTCAGGTTCAAGTGGTACAACAGGTTCTTCAGGAGCTAATGGCGGTGCTGGTACAAGTGGAATAAGTAATACTGCTGGTACTTCAGGATCAACTGGTACAAACGGCTCTTCAGGAGCAGCAGGTGCTAGTGGTGTAAGTGGTTTAAGCGGTACTTCAGGTACAACTGGTACTACAGGTTCAAATGGTGCGGCTGGTGGAAATGGTATTTCAAATGTAAGCGGAACTTCTGGTTCTTCAGGTTCTACAGGTTCATCAGGTAATGCTGGGGGAAATGGAGCTTCAGCAGTAAGCGGAACTTCAGGTACATCCGGTTCTAACGGTACCTCAGGTAACGCTGGAGCTAATGGTGTTTCAAACGTATCCGGTACTTCAGGATCTTCAGGTTCAGCAGGTTCAAATGGCGCTGCTGGTGGAAACGGAGTTTCAAATGTAAGTGGTACTTCAGGTACAACAGGTTCAAACGGTACAAATGGTAATGCAGGTGCAAATGGAACTTCAAACATATCTGGAACTTCAGGTTCATCAGGTTCTACAGGTTCATCAGGAGCAGCAGGAGGTAATGGAGCTTCAAATATAAGTGGTACTTCAGGTACAACAGGTTCAACAGGTTCATCTGGTAATGCTGGAGGAAGCGGTACTTCAAATGTATCAGGAACTTCTGGTTCTACGGGTTCAACAGGTTCCTCAGGTAATGCTGGTGGAAATGGAGCTTCAGCCGTGAGCGGAACTTCAGGTACAACAGGATCTTCAGGATCTTCAGGTGTAAGTGGTGCTAATGGGGGAAGCGGAACTTCAGGTGTAAGCGGAACTAATGGTTCTAGCGGATCAGCAGGTATAAGCGGTGCAAATGGAGGAAATGGAACTTCAGGTGTAAGTGGTACAAACGGAACAAATGGTTCTAATGGTACAAGCGGTGTAAACGGAGTTTCAGGCGCTAGTGGTTCTTCAGGAACTTCAGGTGGAAGTGGTACTTCAGGTACAACTGGTTCAAACGGATCTTCAGGTGGAAATGGTGTAGCCGGAGCAAGTGGTGCCAGCGCAACTTCAGGTTCAACTGGTACAAACGGTTCATCAGGTGGAAATGGTGTTGCTGGAGGAAGTGGTGTAAGTGCAACTTCAGGTACAACTGGTTCAAACGGATCTTCAGGAAATAATGGTGCTAATGGTGCTAGTGGAGTTTCAGGTGTAAGTGGAACTAACGGTACAACAGGTTCAAATGGAGCTAATGGTGGTAACGGCGTAAACGGAGCTTCAGGTACTTCAGGTGTAAATGGTACAACAGGTTCAAACGGAGCTGCAGGTGGTAACGGTGTAAATGGTGCCAATGGTACAAGTGGTGTTAATGGTACAACAGGTTCTAATGGTGCTGCAGGTGGAAATGGAGCTAATGGTGCTGGAGGTACTTCAGGTGTAAACGGATCTACAGGTTCTAATGGAGCGGCAGGTGCTAGTGGTGTTAATGGTGCTGGAGGTACTTCAGGTGTAAATGGTACAACAGGTTCAAGTGGTGCTGCTGGTGGTAATGGAGCTAATGGTGCTAATGGTACAAGTGGAGTTAATGGTACAAATGGTACTTCAGGTGCGGCTGGTACAAGTGGACAATCAATTAATGGTACTTCAGGTATTAGTGGTGGTTCATTTACAAATCAACCAGATTATTTAGTTAGAACAACAAGTGCAACACAAGTACAAAGTGTAAGTTTCTTAAAAGCGGATACAACAAACACTAGATTAGGTATTAATAATGCTTCACCGTCATATACATTAGATGTTGGAGGTGATATATATGCATCTAATAATGTTATAGCTTATTCTGATGAAAGAGTTAAAGAAAATATTGTAACAATTAGCAATGCTTTAGATAAAGTTAAAAATCTTAGAGGTGTTAATTATACAAGAAAAGATATTAAAGACAAATCATTACAAATGGGTGTTATTGCACAAGAAGTTCAAAAAGTAATCCCAGAAGTAATATCTGTTAGAGAATCGGATGGTCATTTAGCTGTAGCCTATGCAAATATAGTTGGTTTATTAATTGAAGCAATAAAAGAACAACAAAAACAAATTGACGAGTTAAAAGTAAAATTAAAATAATGGCTGGTTTTAGTATATTAAATACAGGAAGAATAGCAGCATATACTGGTAGTGTATCTCACTCTATTAGTAATGCTTTCTTTCAAGATACTAATGTACGTACTCAAAGTTTAGCTATATATAATGCTTATTATGGAAATTGGATATACAATAATGCAACTAATTTTTATATAAATAGAAATGATCCTAGTGGAAGAAATATGTATACTAATAATGTTATGACACAATATGGAGGATTTAGAACATATTCATATCAACATTGGGCGGATACAGTATACTATGAATTAAATATAAGTAATAATACTCCTGACGATATACAATTTACATGTAATGTAAAAGATGATCTTACTTCATATACAAATGTTTTTGATTATACACAATATGGACCCGGTAATTACAATAGTGGATTAACATATAATGGTTTTACACCCGGAGCAGCTAATACAAAATTTACTTATCAACTTTTTGTAAGTAATTTAACTAATCCTAATACGTTTAATGTTGTATCAAACGTTTATGATTATGATTTTAATACTAACTATTATAATAATAATGATCCTTTAGATTTTAATGTTCAAATTTTAGCAGATTATTATGTTCCTCTTAGCTGGAATTTTGATATAAGTTAAATTTGGATTTTCAAAATAAATTTCATATATTTATTGGAAATACAATATTGTTATGCAAAAACTGTTATACATTGCTCCGCACCTATCCACAGGCGGTTTACCGCAATACTTAACTAAAAAAATAGAATTACTTAAAGACGAATTTGATATTTACCTAGTTGAATGGGTAGATTGTACCGGGGGTAAGTTAGTTGTACAACGCAACAAAATTAAAAACTTACTTCCGGAGTCAAAATTCTATACATTATATGAAGATAAAACCGAATTATTTTCTATAATTAATAAAATACAACCTGACATCATACATTTAGAGGAAATCCCTGAAATGTTTATGGATACTAAGGTTGCTGAATTCATTTATGATCCAAGACGTAAATATAAAATTGTAGAAACGTCTCACGATTCGTCTTACGATACAACCCAAAAAACATTCTACCCTGACAAATTTATGTTTGTATCTGATTGGCAAATAAACCAATATAAAGATATAAACATTCCTTCTGTCTTGGTTGAATATCCCATTGAATATATTAATCGTCCTGATAGAACAGAGGCGTTAAATAAATTAGGATTAGATCCTGAATATAAACATGTTTTACACATTGGTTTATTTACACCACGAAAGAATCAAAAAGAATTCTTTGAATATGCTCGTGCTTTAAAAGATGAAAAAATCATATTTCACTGTGTAGGTAATCAAGCAGATAACTTTAAATGGTATTGGGAACCACTAATGCAAGACAAACCAGAAAATGTTGTTTGGTGGAACGAAAGAACAGATGTTGAAAATTTCTATCAAGCAATGGATTTATTTTTGTTTACATCTCGTGGTACAGATCGAGATAAGGAAACAATGCCTTTAGTTATACGTGAAGCTATCTCAAATCAAATCCCTATTTTAATTTACAACTTACCAGTTTATTTAAATTACTTTAATAAATTTGATAAAATAAACTATCTTAATTTTGATAATTTTAAATCTAACTGTAATAAAATATTATCAATGTTAGGTATAGGTAAAACTATTACAAATAAAGAAGAAGAAGTATTTGTTATTTCAACGTATCCAAAATCAGTAACTGTAATTAACTCAACTAAACAATGTATTGAAGCGGTTAAAAAAACAGGACGTAAAGTAATATTAACTTCTCACATTCCTATTCCTAAAGAATTAAGCGATATAGCAGATTATGTTATTTCGGACAATAATAATATCTTAACTAAACATTCATACTATTGTAATTATTGGTCTGATTACCCTGAAGTTAAAATATACGTTAATTTAAGAGGTAATGACAATGATGTTTATCATGGTCCTACAGTTTATTCAAATTATAGTAACGGAGCAGCATTAGCGTTTGGTTTAGGATTTAAAAAAGCATTTTTCTTAAATTACGATTATATCCTTAAAAACGAGGAATTTGTAAATGAAGTATCTAAAGAATTAGAAACATCAGATTTATATTTCGGAAAATATCAAGCACATGAAGGACCATGTTTATATACATTCTTCTATGCTGCAACTCCCGGACCATTTATAAGTGTAATTCCAAACATTTACAATGCTGATGATTACAATAAGTTACAATCAAGTTGGGGTAGTGAAAGTAATGGTTTAGAAAATATGTTCTACCATGCTTTTAAAAATACAGAAGACATTTATTATGAAGATGGAGATGAATTTAATCGTAAGATAGAAAAAACATTTTATCATACCGATTTTTCACGAGTAGAATATTTTACAATACTACCAACAAATATCCCAGATACCTTTGCTCCATTTATTAGAATATCTAATAGTAAAGAAGATAAAGAAATAAGATTATCAATATACAATAAAGAAGGTAAAGAAATTAATTACGAATGGATTAGTGTAAATGGTAAAGTAGATTTTTATAAAATTTATCCATACGAAGAAGGACTAACAGTAGTATTTACTGTTTATGACAACGGAGATTTATCTGAGAAAAAAACATTTAAAGTAGAAAATTTACAAAATAATGGTTTATTAGAAATTAAAAACCTAAAACCAAAAATTAAGTTAATGCATTTAACTACTGAACCGGAAACTAATCCAAAAGAAATCCGTTCTGTAGAAAATATAAAAGCGTTTTGTAATGAAATGGGTATTGGTTACGATTTAAGAATCAATAAAATATGGACAGAAATGCCTCCAAAAGATACATGTAATCGCCCAGATGTAGTTCAAGAAAAACCAGGATATTATAAGTTAGCTGCCGGACATTATGGTTGTTACTTAGCACATAAAAACGCAATATGCGATGAAGACAACATTAACTATGATTACGTATTAATAGTAGAGGGCGACGTTGTTATCGATAGTGATTGGAATGAACTATACGAATCTTTAAAACGATTTGCAATCATTTCAGCTGAAAAAGATATGGATGTTATGGGATTTGGAAATCCGTGGCAAGATAGAAATTTAAATGGTGGTAAATATAAAGATGTATTTTTAGATGTTACCCCATTTATACCGGCTCAATCATATTTAATTACAAAAGATAAAGTAGCAAAAATAAAACAACTATTAGAAACAACACCTTGGGATGCTATTGACTTATGGATGTGCAACGTAGCAAGATTACGAATTGGTACAGCTGATAAAATATACACTAAACATCTTCCAGGTTTTAGTATAATAGAACAAACAATAAAAGACGCAAACACAGATAATCCATTAATATTTTTACAATAAATGAAAATTTGCCAAGTACATCCAGGATGTGGTATTCCTGTCCCCCCAACAACGTGGGGCGCTATAGAAAAAATAGTATGGGAGTTTACTCAAAACTTAATTAAATTAGGACATGAAGTAGATATAAAATTTGTAAACGAAATTAATCCAGGTGATTATGATATAATACATTGTCACGTTGCTAATTTAGCAATCCAATTAGCTGAAAAAGGTATTCCTTATGTTTACCAATTACACGATCATCATGCTTATCATTATGGTAAAGAATCTTATGTTTATAAAGAAAATTTAAAAGCAATAGATGGTTCAATTGTTGCTTTGATGCCTGCTAGATTTTTAGTAGATTATTTTGGACATTCAAAATGCGAATATTTTTCTCATGGTGTGAATACAGATGAATTTTATCCATTAGATTATAATATGATAAATCATAAATTACTTTGCATTGCAAATAATGGTATGGCTGGACATTCAGGTAGAGATAGAAAAGGATTTTCTTATGCTATTGCGGCCGCTATACAAATGGATTTACCTATTACAATAGCAGGACCAAGTAATAATAAATATTTCTTTAATGAAAATTTATGGACATTAGCTTATCCAAAATTAGAAATATTATTTGATGTTCAACAAAAAGATTTAAATAAATTATATCAAGAACATACTATATTTTTACACCCAAGCGAATTAGAAGCAGGTCATCCAAATTTAACTATACTTGAAGCTGCAGCGTGTGGTTTACCGATTAATGGTTGGATTGAACATGCTACTGATTTTTATGGAATGTGGAGAGCACCTAGAGATGTTTTTGAAATAGTTCGTGGTCTTAAAGATATTATTAATAATTATAAAACATACAAACAAAATGCACTTAACCATGCTCGATCATTATCATGGTTTAATCGTTCACAAGATTTAATAAAAGTATATGAAAGAAGTTTTAATTAAAGAATACAACAATACTCAACAGTTAAATATTCCTTCTAAAGAAGGATTAAACGGTGTTAGTTTTCATTTTATAGATGGAGCTTTTGTTGAAATTATGGGACCTGAACATAAAATCTATGATATTACTTTTATTAATAGAAAAACAAATGAAGTAATTCATAAAACCACAATTAACAACAATATGTGGACTAAAACAAGTATAAAATATTTTGTCAATTGGCGTGTTGAAGTACGTGATGGTGATGATTTAGTATTTTTACATGAATACAATGCTAAAGGTAGAAAAGTTTACATTCATTTAGATTCAAGTGCTATTGGTGATACTTTAGCTTGGTTTCCTTATCTTGAAGAATTTAAAAAAAAACATGATTGTCAATTAGTATGTTCTACATTCCATAATGAATGGTTTGAATCACAATACCCCGAAATTGAATTTGTAAAACCAGGAACTGAAGTAGATGGTTTATATGCAATGTATACTATTGGGTGGTTTTATAATGAAGATCATACTGTAGATAAATTTAAAATTCCAATTGATTTTAAACAATATCCTTTAGGACAAACGTCTACAGAAATATTAGGATTAAATTATACTGAGATTAAACCTAAATTATTAATACCTAATAAATCAAAACAAATTGATGGTAAATATGTTGTTATAGCTCCTCATGCTTCGGCACACGCTAAGTATTGGAATCATCCTGGAGGATGGCAAGCTGTGATTAATTATCTGAATGATAAAGGTTATAAAGTAGTAATGATAACTTCTGAAAAATTATATAATCCGTGGCATGATTCAAAATTAGGAGGAACATTAAAAAAAGTTATAGATAAAACAGGTAACTACCCACTTGAAGATAGAATGGTAGATTTAAAATACGCTGATTTATATATTGGTTTAGGTAGTGGTTTAAGCTGGTTAAGTTGGAGTATAGGTACACCAACAATACTAATTTCAGGATTTAGTCAACCTTATAGCGAATTTTTAGATTGTGAACGTATTTTTAATTATGATACTAATGTTTGTACGGGTTGTTTTAATACACATCGATTAGATGCGGGTGATTGGGAATGGTGTCCTGAACATAAAGATACCGATAGAATGTTTGAATGTACTAAAACTATTACACCTTTTAAAGTAATAGGTGCAATTGATAAGCTTTTAAATATTTATGACAAAAATTAATGGTATATCCTTTATTAAGTAAAACCAATATTGTTAATTCAAACACTATTCAAGCCGCTGATGTTTCACAAAGTATTGATGCTTTTACCGGTACTACTGAATATCGAATTATAGTATCGGGTTCATTAAACATTAATGGAAGTGTTACATGTCTAGGACCTAATAGCAATGCTCAAGGTGGATTTACAGGCTCTCTTTATGGAACTGCTTCCTATGCTGATGCTACAAGTTATGGATATGCTTATACTGGTTCTAACATTACTTCAGCTTCCTTTTCTTATAATTCGTCCTATACATCAGGAAGTTTACATGGATTTCTTGTTAGATCAGGTAGTGATAACCCTACAGCCTCTTTATATTCTATAGGAATACTTTCAGGTGTATCTTATATTCGTTCAGGAAATATTTTACAAACTGTAAATTTTACTTCAACTCCCTTTCCTGCAGGAGCAATATTAGGAACAAATGTTTGGATTACTGTAGGTCAATTTAATACTCGACAAGTTTCTACAAATTGGAATAGTTATGTTTCCGTTCGTAGTATTACTACAAGTAGTATAACTTTTCAAACACGTACAAATAACGCAGCACCTTCAGATTTACCTTTTAATTTTATATGTGTTTATCAAACTTCTTAATAAATAATGGCTAATATATTATCAAAAACAGGTATAGTCCCAGGAGGTATAGTTCAAGCATCTTATGTTTCACAAAGTATTGATGCTTTTACAGGTATAGTTCCTTATAATCTTTCATTAAATGGGAATTTTTACATTAATGGAATTACAAGTACAGTAAGTACAGTAGGAGGAAAGGGTAGTCTTACAGGTTCATTATATGGAACTGCTTCTTATGCCTTTACATCTTCTCATACTAATACTATAACAAATCCTATTAGTTGGTCATTATATGCTTTATCCGCATCTTACTCTGAAGGAGTACTAAGTAGTAATGTTCCTACATCTTCGGTACCTGCTTATAAACCAAGTGTTATAATTGCTGGTAGAGGAACTATTTTAAACGGTAATACTACTTTTGAAGTATATAATTCATTTTTTGGTGGAAAAACATTAAATAATAATGTTTGGGTAACTTTATTACAAGTACCTCCGTATCCACTTGCTAATCCTGATTTTGGAAGTACATGCGTTGTTCCTACAATTATAACAGGAAATACATTAATATTTTCGGTATCATCTGGAAATGCTAGTGCAGATTTAATTTTTGATTTTATAATAACAGTACAACAATAAACAATGGCAAACATATTAAGTAAATCAGGCATAGTTAATGGTCAACAAATTACAGTTAAAGAAATAACTCAAATTATAGACGTTTTTACAGCTACTAGTGCTAGTGATGTTACACTTAATGGAGAATTATTTACAACAGGTAGTACAACTAGTATAATAGCTTCTAATGGTTTTACAGGAGACAAATTAATTGGAACTGCCTCATTTGCTATTTCTTCCTCTAACTCATTAAACGGCCCTTTAATTTATAATTCAGCATCATATGCTGTGACTTCATCTATCTTTACACCTTTAAAAACAAATATTTTAGTTGGAACCTCTTCATTATATCCAACTGGATTAATTTCAGGATATGGTGTGATATCACCAGGTTATAGTTCATCAACTATTACCGGTTTAACTCAATTAATAGGAAAAGAAATGGATATTACGGGACGCAGTGGTTCAGTTTTTGTATCAATGTTTACTTATCCGGCAGCGGGACAAGATTTTAATTCTAATAATTTTGTTATACCTTATTCTTTATCAAGTTCAAATTTAACATTTCAAACATTAAGTGGTAATGCGGTTTCGGATCCTGTATCATTTAATTATATTATTACATACTACGCTTAATATTTATAACAAAACAAATTTATGACAACACACGTTTTAACACAAGAAGAGTTACAAGAAATTAAAGATTTTCAAAGAAAACAACAAATATTATTACAACAATTTGGTTCTATTGAAATTGATATTCAAAATTTAAAATTACAAAAACAACAACTAATCGTTGAATTAAGTAATTTAAAACAATTAGAAACTCAAGTAGGTTCCAAACTACAAGACAAATATGGTGAGGGAACTATTAATGTAGAAAAGGGAGAATTCACAAGTAATTCCTAGTTTTTTGAATAGTTCTGCAATATTTATAACAAAACTACAAAACTAAATTCATTTAAAACATGGCAGAAACATTAATTTCCCCTGGTGTACTAGCAAGAGAAAATGACCAGTCATTTATCACCCAGAATCCGGTAACCGTTGGTGCCGCTCTTATAGGTCCTACAGTGAAAGGACAACCAGAAATACCAACACTCGTTACTTCATATAGTGATTACCTACAAAAGTTTGGTTCTACATTCACTAGTGCAAGTTTAGTCTACACTTATTTTACGTCAATTGCAGCATTTAACTACTTTAACAACGGTGGTAATACTTTATTAGTATCAAGAGTTGTAAGTGGTACTTTTAATCCTGCAACCACTACAGACGTTCCTGCTTCAGCAAGTACAGCAACAGTTGCTAATTTAGCAATTATTAGTAGTGTAGTAAATACTACAGCATCTGCTACTTTGAACATGACCAATTTGTATAACTCAGTAGTATCAGTAGGCTCAGCATCATTTAATTTAAATGGTATTAATATTACTTTAACAGGTAGTGCACCTCCATATACAAATACTACTTCTACAATTTTCATTTCAGGATCTAATTCAGCTGCTTCTGCATCTTTATCAGCTTCAATTGCTATTAATGCAAGTAGTTCAGCAACAAGTTATAGTTCTTCTTTACAATATATTACAGCAAGTTCTACAACTTCAACTTTAAATTTAAATTCTACAACTGGAACTACAGGTGTAATAGGTAATTCTTATTATTACATTTCTGGAAGTACAACAGTTAATTTTACTGGTGGTACTAATAAAATTCCATTTGTTTTAGAAACTTTATCTGAAGGTACTATTATGAATAGTAGCTCAAGTTTAGATTCAGCTGGAGCTTTAGCTAGTGGTTCATCAAATAATATTAGATGGCAGATTGTAAACCAAAATACAGGTTCAGGTACCTTTGATTTATTAGTTCGTCGTGGTAACGATAATACTTTAAATCCAAATGTATTAGAAACATGGACTAACTTATCATTAGACCCATATGCTCCAAATTATGTAGCAAAAGTATTAGGTGATTATACTCAAAACTATAATCCAAGCACAAACCAAGTTGAAATATCTGGTTCTTATCCAAATAGAAGTGCTTATGTAAGAGTTAAATCTGTATTATTACCAACTCCAAATTACTTTAGCAATGCCGGAGTTGCTCAAACATTCTATACTGCTTCTTTACCTCTTCCTTATAGTGGTTCATTTGGTTATGCAACTGGAGATTTATTTACAAATGGCCAAACAGCATTTTACAATCAAATCACTTCAGCAACACCTGCAAACAATGTTCAAGGTATTCCAAGTGCAAGCTATAATAACATGATTGCTTTAATGTCTAACCAAGACGATTATAAATTCAATGTATTATTAGCACCAGGTTTATTTAATAACTTACAAACATCTCAATGTACTACAATTATCAATAATACTCAAAACAGAGGAGATAATATATTTGTATTGGATTTAGTAGCATATGATGGTTTAATAGCAGACGCAGTATCACAAGCACAATCAAGAAATACTTCATACGCTACATCATATTGGCCTTGGGTTCAAACAAAAGATCCAGATTCAGGACAAAATGTTTGGGTACCAGCTTCAACAATGATTGGTGGTGTTTACGCTTATAATGATACAGTTGCAGAACCTTGGTTCGCACCAGCAGGTATTAATAGAGGTGGTTTAAGCACAGTAATTAGAGCAGCACAAAAATTATCACAATCAAATAGAGATACATTATACACAGGTAAAGTTAACCCAATCGCTACTTTCCCAGGAACTGGAGTTGTAGTATACGGTCAGAAAACATTACAAACAGCAGCTTCTGCTTTAGATCGTGTTAATGTTCGTCGTTTGTTAATTGCTCTTAAATCTTATATTTCTCAAGTTGCTCAAAACTTGGTATTTGAACAAAATTCAATCGCTACAAGAAATCAATTCTTAAGCCAAGTAAACCCATACTTAGAAAGTGTTCAACAACGTCAAGGTTTATACGCATTTAGAGTAATTATGGATGATTCAAATAATACTCCTGATGTAATTGATAGAAACGAGTTAATTGGTCAAATTTATATTCAACCAACTAAAACTGCAGAATTCATTTACTTAGATTTTAACATTTTACCAACTGGCGCTACTTTCCCTGGATAAGGGAAGGTAGTTACCTTTTATAACTTACTAATATTTATAACAAGAAATAAATAAAACAAAACATGGCAGTATTAGATCCAAACGAAATATTTTTCACCGCCTTTGAACCGAAGCAACAGAATAGATTTATTATGTATGTGGATGGTATTCCAGCATACCTTATCAAAGGGGTGTCAGCTGTAACCTTAACTCAAGAAGAAGTAGTATTAAATCATATCAACGTATTACGTAAAGTTAAAGGTAAATCAAAATGGAGTAACATCACAATGACTCTATTTGACCCGGTAACACCATCAGGCGCTCAAGCTGTAATGGAATGGGTACGTTTACACCATGAATCAGTAACTGGTCGCGATGGTTATTCTGACTTTTATAAAAAAGATTTAACAATCGATGTATTGGGTCCTGTAGGTGATATTGTATCAGAATGGATTATCAAAGGTGCACTTATTGTAAATGCAAACTTTGGTGAATACAACTGGGATACAGATGCAGCAGCACAAAACATTACTCTTGAAGTAGCAATGGATTATTGTATCTTGAACTTCTAAGAATTAAGTTTAAATTATATTTTAAAGAGCTCGCTTTACGCGAGCTTTTTTTATTTTAAATATTTATAATAAACATTAATATGGCTAAAGGTTTAAAAAATTCATTTGATAAAACTAATTTAGATCTACAAGATCCTTCACCATTAGGTGGACCGGTTAGTGCTCCTGTACCATCTTATGTTTCACCTAATGCAACTGGTACTCCTACTAGAACTGCAAATCCGGGTCCATTTAAGGGCTTTTATCAACCTTATACTCCGCAAAATCCATATTTAAATAGCGTAAGCAACAAGGCAGTTAAAACAAGCATGTTATCCGCTGAAACAGATAATCCTGCGGTTTTATCGATCACTAATTTAGATAATAGCCAACCAGGAGTTAACGGTGGTGTACCTTATAAAACGGCTAATGATCCAACATTATATCCTGAATCAACTAAAGCATCTACACCAATACGTGGTTATTTTTCTGAACCCGGGGTTGCTGCTCAAAAATATGGTTCAAATACACGAGTATATTCATCTACAAATACTTATATGGAATTTATTGAACCTTATACGAGGAAATAATATTTTCATATATTTATATACGACAACAAATTGTTATTAAAAATTAATTTATGAGCGAAAACAAATTTAATTTCCCCACAGAAATTGTAGAATTACCATCAAAAGGATTAGTATATCCTGAAGATCACATTTTAAGAAGCGGTAAAGTCGAAATGAAGTACATGACCGCTAAAGAAGAAGACATCCTAACTAACCAAAATTACATTCAAAAAGGTGTTGTACTAGATAAACTAGTAGAAGCATTAGTAATGAATAAATTTAAAGTTGGTGAATTAATATCTGGTGATAAAAATGCATTACTTATTGCATCCCGTATTTTAGGTTATGGTAAAGATTATACATTTGACTATAAAAATGAAGAATTTACAATTGACCTATCAACAATATCAGAAAAACCGTTTGATACAACATTAATTACTTCAAGAGGTACATTTAAATTTACTTTACCTATATCCGGTATAGAAGTAGAATTTAAATTATTAAATGATAAAGATAATGAATTAGTTAGTCAAGAACTTGAAGGACTTAAAAAAATAAATAAAGATTCATCTCCCGAAATTACAACACGTTTAAGACATCAAATTGTAGCAGTTAATGGAAATATTGATAAAAATGCAATACGTGAATTTGTTGAATATAATTTATTAGCTGCGGATTCAAGAGCACTACGTAAATATATAAAAGATATTGCTCCTGATGTAAATTTAACAACTAAAATAGTTATTAACGGTGTTGAGGAGGACATCGATATTCCAATTAATTTAAACTTTTTTTGGCCTGACCTCTAGTAATGCTCCGGAGTATAGAATGATTTTATTTTCCACAATACATGAAATAGTATTTCACGGTAAAGGTGGTTATAGTTATGATGATATATACAATATGCCTATTTGGCTTCGAAAATTTACATTTAATAAAATAAAAGAATTTTATGAAAGTCAAAAACCAACAAAAAATGAAGATAGTTGGGTAAATAATAGCGAAGCTAAACAAGAAGCATCAAAAAATAAAAATATTAAAGTACCTACATATGTTACTAAGGCATCAAAAAAATGATGCCTTTTAATATTTATAATAAATCTTATAGTTAATGGCTAAAAAAAACGATGCTAAACAAGACATTAAAGATCTTAATAAAGAATTAGGTTATATTGAAGATCAAATTATTAACATAGCGGATAGTTTATCTAGAACCGTTAAAGATGCTATATCTGATATTAAGGATGAAGCAGCCAGTGTTGGTGATATTTTTGAAAAAAAATTAAGTAAAAGCATTAAATCTTTAGCTAGTGATTCAGAAACAATATTAGCTAATACTTTAAAGTTGTATGAAGGATCCGTTAAATTATCAAATATTCAAAAATCTCAAGAGCGTTTAAAACTTAAAGAATTAAGTCTTACTCGTAATTTAGATATTTTACAAAATAATAATTTATTAACCGCTAAACAAAGAAAACAAAAAGAAGCTGAGATTAAGGATGCTATAAATAGACAAAATGTTTTATTAAAAGGCCAAGCAGAATTAGCTAAACAAATTCAATCTAAAATGGGAGTTACTGGAAAGGTTATTACATCCTTTACTAAGATACCCCTTTTAGGAAATCTTATAGACTCAGAAAGAGTATTAGCTAAAGTTCAAGCAGAAGCAGCTAGCAAAGATGCTACAAAAACATCAGTATTTAAAGCCGGACTTAAAGAAACCGGTAAAGTTATGAAAGAAAATTTACTTGATCCTGCAGTATTGCTAGGAGGAGCCTTTGGTATTCTTGTTAAATTAGCTAAATTTTTCTTTGATGCTTTATTAGGAGCATCTGTACAAACTGCTAAATTTAGACGAGATTTTGGTTTAACTAATAAAGAAGCAGAGCAACTCAGACAACGTACATTTGATATTGCTTTTTATTCTAAACAATATGCGGATACTCAAGGTAGAATATTAATTACACAACCTCAAATTGTAAAATCTTTAGAAGAAATTAATAAGGCTTTAGGAACACAAATAGATTTTACTAAAGACTTAGGTACTTTTGGAAAACAATTATTAGTTCAAGATGCTATATTAAGAGATAATCTTCAATTAGATGAAGAAACTAGAGCAGCTATAAATAAAGAATCAATAAGAACAGGTAAATTAACTGAGCAAATTACTAAAAATGCTTTAGGTAATGTAGCCGCTGTAGGTCTTCAAAGAAAAATATTATTAGATAATAATAAAATATTAACAGCTGCTAGTAAAATAACAGGTGAATTAAGATCATCATTTAAAGGTAATGTAGAAGAGATAGCTAAAGGTATAGCTAAACTTGAATTAATGGGTTTAACTTTAGAACAATCTAAAAAAATAGCAGGAGGTTTACTTAATTTTGAACAATCCATATCAGCAGAAATAGAAGCTGAATTGCTTACAGGTAAAGATTTAAACTTAGAAAAAGCAAGACTTTTAGCAATAAATAGAAAATATGTTGAATTAGGTCAAGAAATAGTTAACCAAGGATTAACTACAAATGAACTTAATAACATGAATCAATTACAATTGGATGCTCAAGCTGCAGCTTATAATCTAACTAGTGATGAATTAACTGATATAGTACAAAAAACAGAGGAATATAATGCTTTAACTGCTAGAGCAGCTAAAGAAGGTAAAAAAGTTCTTATTGGTGAAAAAACAAGTTTAAAAGATATATATGAACAACTTCAAAAACAAGGAGTAGGTGAAAAAGAAATAGTTAAAATATTAGGAGATAAATTATATGCTGAAAAACAAGCAGAAGATGCTCAAATGAAATTTAATAAAGCTTTAGATCAAGCAAAAGGATCTTTTGAAAGATTAGTAAGTAGTGGAGCTTTAGACAAATTAGTAGATGCAATAACCAAATTTGCAAATCTTATAAGTGGAGGCCAGGCTGCGGCTGATCAAGCCTATGATTTAAAACAACAAAGAAAAGAAGCACAACAATCCGGAAATACAACACGTGTAAAAGAATTAAATAAATTAATAACAGAACAAAAACAAATAGCTGAATCATCTGCAAAAACCAAAGGAGCTGTAGAAGGAGCAGGAACGGGTCTTGCAGTTGCTATAGGAGGTTTAGTATTAGGAACAATTTTAGATGCTATTCCCTTTGGAGCAGCGGCTGGTATTCCTATACAAGCAGCTTCTTTAAGTACGATAGCAGCAGCTTTAGGAACATCAGCAACTTTAGGAGCAGCTTACGGATATGCAACTTCATCTGCTCCTAAACCAACACCAACAAGTATGAAAACCGATGATTTTACTATCCGAACAAATCCAGCAGATACAATAGTAGCAGCCGGGGGTACAAATTTAGGCAGAACAGATGAAATGGTTAGTTTATTAAGTCAAATTTTACATAAAGAAGGATATGTATCTATTAATTCTACTAAATTTGGTACTGGATATGCTTTAGGCAATTTTAAAGTTCAATAAATAAAATATTTATAATAAAATAATACTATGGGATTACTAAGTAAATTACAACAAGGATCAAATTTAACATCATATGATGGTAATACTCCAACATCTTATAATGGAGTATCGCAATATCCGTTAGATTTAAAGGTATCACAATTAGATTTAAACGGACAAACACCACCATCATATAATGGTGTATCTCAATATCAATTAGATTTAAAAACATCACAATTAGACTTAGGCGGTTTACAACCACCGGTTTATAATCAACAAAGCCAATACCAAAAAGATTTAGCAGTATCACAATTAGATCTAGATGGTAAACAACCACTTGTTTATGATCGTAAAACTAAATATCCTGATGATTTAAAAGTATCGCAATTAGATTTAGATGGTAAAACACCTCAATCTTATAATCAAGTAAGTCAATATCCTACTGATTTAAAAATATCAAGATTAGATTTAGACGGTAATACTCCGGATCAATATTTAAACAATTTACCTCAATAACATGCCTTTAGTTACCTTAAAGACAAATTTAAAGTCCCTTACATATGGGCATGATCGAATTTACGGGGCTAGTAGTAAACAACCTTATATTGTTGATGCTATTCCTGAAAAGGAGACTAATCCTGACTTTACGGCCTATAATAATGATTATATTTTAAGAGGAGGAACATTTGCGGCTCGAAATTCAGCTATAGATGTTTTACGTTTAGGTAAAATGTTTAAAGATGCAACTTCTCCAAGTGGTATATTTTTTACATCAAAACAACAGTTATTATCTCGTACATCCGTTCGTACTCAAACAAGCGGATTATTAAATCAAGGAAATTATACTCCATTAAATACTTTAGCCGAAGCAGGATTAGTTGCTTTTGGAGGACATGTTTTGAAAAATGGTTTAGGAAATAGTTTAAATCCATTTGGGGGAACAGGCGCTTATTCTACTAATGAAAACTTATACGGGGTTAGGATTACAAACCAAAGAATTAATGAAACTGATTCTGAATTAAACAGACTTTTATTAATATATAATGGTTTAATGCTCCAACAATCTATAACATCGCCTATACCTGATGGTTTTACATATAATAAAGGCATAAACCTTTTATCATACTCTGGAGGCCCCGGATCTATATTAGGAATAGGTAAAACTAATATTAGATATGGTAGCAATACAACCTTTAGCCCCTCAGTAGGTGTAGCTGAAAAACCAAATATTAGAAAATTTTTAAACGATACTTTAGTAAATAGTGCTTTAGATAATATTGATGATTCTAATATTAATAATGGTAGAAGTACATATGTTTATACTCCTAAATCTTTTGATTTTAGAGCTAAATTAAGAAAAGGATTAACTAAATCCACAGTTATGTCTGATGCTCCCTCATATATTTTAGGTGAAGGAAAAACAATTGAAAATAGAGTTAATTTAGGAAATCCAGGAAATAGAACAAATAAAAATTTAATATCTTATACTAATGGTTCAGGAACAGGTCCTGTAGATAAAATTACAGCTTTACCTATTTATAGAAGTGAGAATGCTTCAGATAAACATATAGTAAATGATTTAGTTAAATTTAGAATTGCTGCTATTGATAATAATGACCCAACTCAAAAAACATTTATACATTTTAGAGCATTTTTAGATAATATGTCTGATGCTTATAATGCTACTTGGAGTCCATTTACATATCTAGGACGTGGAGAAAATTTTTATACATATAGTAATTTTACAAGAACTATTAATTTAGGATGGACTGTAGCGGCTCAATCTAAAGAAGAACTTATCCCAATGTATAAAAAATTAAATTATTTAGCATCTCTTGTAACTCCCGACTATACTCCTAAAGGATACATGGCTGGTAATTTAGTTCAATTAACAGTAGGAGGATACTTATACGAACAGGTTGGCTTTATAACTTCTCTTACGTATGATGTACCCGCGGAATCACCTTGGGAAATTGGTATAACTGATAAAGCTGAAAAAAATACAGATGGTACTGTTAAAGAATTACCTCATATTATTAAAGTAACAGGATTTCAATTTACACCAATTCACGATTTTATTCCTAAAAAACAAACTATTAGTGATTTTAATGAAGCTAATCAACTTGAAACACTTGGAAGAGATGATAATAATGTGTATGGCCCTCAAAGATATATAGCTTTATCTAATGGAACAGGTAATACAGATAGTAATTATGATTATTGGGATACAGCAAATAATATAAAAAAGCCACCTAAAAATACTCCTCCTTCACCTAATAATACTCCTCCTCCCCCACCTAATAATACTCCTCTTAAGGGACGATCGAATACATATGGTGCTGAATCTTTATTAAATAGTAGAGCTTAAATAAGTAATAAAATATAAAATAAATGAATAGATATCAACAAATACCTCAAACAAAAATAAACGGACGATTAGTCTACAGAACATCTCGTTACCCACAAGTACCGTTAACTGCAGACGATATTTATGTTTATACTGTTCAAGGAGATAGATTTGATACACTAGCAAATCAATATTATAGAGATAGTTCATTATGGTGGATTATTTCAATTGCTAATACAGCAACCGCAGGTACTTCTAGCCCTTCAGATTTACCACAAAATTCATTATTAATACCTGAAGGATTACAAATTAGAATACCAGCAAACCCACAATCAATAATAAGTGCTTTTAAATTAATAAACCAATAAAGTTATGAATATAGTAGGAGAAGGATTTGCCAAAGAAATTATTGATCAAATAGACACTCGCCAAAAATTAAAAGGTAAACGTGATCGAAATCTTGGAGGAAATCCAGAATGGTTAGTTTGGCAAAATGGAAATACAGGATGGGTTAAAATGATATCATCAATAGATGTTGATCCTGAAAAAAAATATTTTAATACTGGATCCGTTGTAACAAACCCCGGTGTAGCACCTGGACCCGATAACTATATTAAACTTGAAAATAGTAATACCCCTATTTATTACTCAGGCAGAGGATCAGCATCTACTAATCCTAATCAAAATCTTACTAGAGGAGATGCTAATAATTTATTAGCTAGATCAAACATATTAATGGGGGGAATTTATACTCCATATAATTTAATCCGATCAGAGGAAAATAATAATCTTCAAGCAGGTATATCTCGTAATGGTTCTTTTCAAAATCCAAACGCTTATGGGTTTGGTGGTTTAGAATTTGGTTTACAACCAATTCCAGGTATTACTTCATTTAATATTAGAAGTGAAAATAGAGGTTCAATAAGAACGGCAACTATTGGTATTCGTGCTTATAATAAAGTACAATTTGATATTATTAATACACTGTATATGAGTTTAGGTTACACTATGCTTATTGAATGGGGAAATACTATGTATTATGATAATAATAAACAATTTCAATCTAATAATCAATACAGTTTACAAGATGAATTTTTATTAGGACAACCAAAATGGACTGGGCTTTTAAAATTAATGAAAGAAAAAAGAGCAGCATCAAATGGAAATTATGATGCTGCTTTAGGTAGAGTAGTAAATTTTAATTGGAAATTAAATAAAGATATGAGTTATGATATTACTGTAACTTTATTAACAGTAGGTGATATAATTGAATCTTTAAAAATAAATACTTTATCTAATAATTTCTCATTAAATATTAAAAATCCAACAGCACCCCAACCAAATACACCTATAACTCAATCCGTAGATAAATTCGCAGGGTTAGGATTAACAGAGCAACAAAAAGAAATATTTAATTCTATTAATGCTTCTATAAATAAAAATGTTCCTTTAGGTCAAGTAGCAGATATTTCAAATTATGCTAATTCTCACGATATTGGAGCTTTATTATATCAACATAAACAAAATTTAGATGCTAACGGAATAGAATCAACTATTAATAAAACAACAAGATTTTTAAAAGATAAAGATATTGTTACTGATATATCTCAAACTTTTAATAATATTTCTAATCCAAAAGATATTCAAAGTCAAACAGTTTATTACATGCATTTAGGATATTTTTTGTTTTTATTAGAAAAATATATTATACCTAATATTAATGGTGATGATACATTAAAATCAATTAAAATAGATTATGCTATAAATTCTAATATTATTTCTATAGATCCTCTTTTAGTAAGTGCTGATCCTACAGTTTGTTTACTTAGTCGAAATATAACTTTAAAACCAAGTAATACAACTATATCTTTTATACCTGAAGGAAATAAATTTCCATTTCAATTAAAAAATAAAGATGGTAGTAAAAGTAAAGAATTTTATGGATATTTAATGAATATTTATATTAATTATAATTGGATACTTAATAATTTAAATACTTTAGTTGACAATGAGGGAAATGTTGTTTTAATTGATTTTTTACAAAGATTATGTATTGATATTTGTCGTGCTACGGGTAATTATAATAAAATTCAACCTGTAGTAAATAATGAAGATTTAACTATACGTTTTATAGATGAAGTAGCTCTTCCTAATAGAGATTATTTTTTAAAAAAATTCGACCTTCCAACTAATCCCGCACATTTTAGAATGTACGGATATTATCCTACAGATACCACTTCAGATAGTGTATTAGAAGCAGGAATAGTTAGAGATTTAAATTTAGTAACTACTGTATCTCCTAGATTAGCTAATATGCTTACTATATCTGCTCAAGCTCATTCATATGTGGTAGGTGAAGATGCAACGGCATTATCAACGTTAACTAGAGGATTAACTGATCGGATAAAAGAAAAAGTTTATTATCCGGGACAAAAAACAGATATAGCAACTGAAAAAAATTTATATGAACAATATACTAAAGTTATTGAAAACTTTAATAATTTTTTGAAAAAAATAGGATCGGAACCTGGTACTCCACCTTCTTGGAATCTTAATGAAATTGAAATATATTTAAATACTAATAAAGCTTTTATTGAGTATAACCAAGCAAAAGCCACATTAGAAAAACAAAAAACAGATCCTAGTGCTGGGTCAGCTAAAACAGGATTTTTACCTTTTAATTTAAATTTTACAATAGATGGAATTTCAGGTATAAACATATATCAACGATTTATAGTTGATACAGAATATTTACCCCCTAATTATCCGGCAAATATAGAATTTTTAGTAATGGGGGTAACACATGAAATAAAAGAAAATCAATGGCTTACTCATATAGACTCTGTAGGTATTCCTAAAAATCCTCTTAATGGTAATTTTGAAGATACAACAACAGAAGATAGACAACCTACTATGGAAAAAATTCCTGGTAAACAACCTACTCCTGTTAAATCATCTACTAATCCAGTACCAACACTTAAACAAGCTGTTAAAGATCAAGCAGAATATTATTTCGGAAAATATGGAGAGGGTCTTAAATGTGCTCGTTGGACTTATAATATAGCTTATAAGTTAAAAGAATACATAGATACTAATAGTACAAAAGCTATTCCTTTTAATTTACAATTCTCCGATAATGCTGACTCAAACGCATGGAGAGATTATGTAAATAAATTAGGTTTTTATGATAAAGTTTTTGTAGGTGACATGAATCTTGATCAATTAAAAGCATGGATAAATAACAGTACATTTAATTATGGAGATATTTTAAATTATTATGCCCCAGGACACACTGCTAGAACTAACATGCATACCCAAATATATACAGGAAATATTTTCTCTACTGGAGGCTCAGCTGGTAAAAATAAAAATATAATACCTAACTCCGCAGGAAACTCAGGGTGGTCAACATCTACAAAAACAAACTATGGAACAAAAGTAGTTTATAATAATAATTATACTTATAAAGTGTACTATTTTAAAGTTAAATCACAATATATAAAATAATATGCCTTACTATCCACTGTCACAAATAACATCTAATTTACATACTAATGGACTTGAATACGCTGTTAATTTAAAAAACCCAAGTAATTCATACTCCGGTTATTACTGGAAAACATCTGATGGAAAATACTTTACAGGTAAAACTCCACAAGATACTCCTTGTGTTGAATTATTTGTTATTCCTAATTTAGAAGGAGGCGAAAACGGTGATTCTACATTTAGTCAAGTTACTATTAATAATGTAACCGTATTTGAAGGTGATCCTTTAATAGATAACTATTTACGTCTTAAAAATATATCACCAACAACAGTTACATCTATACCTCCATATTATTCACCCCAACCAACTCAATCAGATTATCAAACAGGTGAATTTAGACGTTATTTTTGTAAAAAAACAAACGAAATACAATATACGGAAATTAGTGAAGCAACATATGCTTTATTATTAAATAAAGACCCACAAATATTATGGCAGTTATATTTTCCATTTTATATTCCGTGGAGTTTAACGGGGACTAAGGAACAGGTCGCAAATACTAATAGAAATATTGTAGCTTTAAATATAAAAAATTTAAAATTACCGCGTTTTAATGATTATCTCAAAAACGATTACACAAAATATTATAAATAGTTTGGAGATTTAAAAAACAGGTCGTATATTTATAACAATAAAAACATAAAACATGAAAAAACAAATTAACGAAATTAAAAGAATGCAGCATATTGCTGGATTAATCACTGAAAGCGAATACCGTCAATCATTAAATGAAGAAACTAATGAAGAAACACTTGATGATGTTACTTTTACTTTAGATATGGCATTAAATAATATGTTTCCAATGTATGGATTTAAAGCAGGAGACACAGTTACAGGTATTTTACCAGCTGAAGAATTTGCTGATGAAACTAAACGCAATAGTGCTGAGGATTTTCAAGCAGCACAAGCTTACATTAAGAATAAGGGAGGAGAAATAAAAATTAATTCAAGTGATCCTTATCTTATGTTTAGAAATATAAACATAACATATAAATTGAAAGATAATGGAGATATTGAATACGCAGTAGAAGTTCCAGCTAAAAAAATGGACGAAGCTGAAATAAAAGAAGAAGAAAAAGGTCTTCCTTTTTTACTAGCTAAAACATGGTTAAACGAATATAATGGTAATATTCAATTTGCGGTCCGTACAGAAGAGATTATAGGTTTTTTATACAATTTAAGAGATAAAGAATTTAAACAATATAAAGGAGAAATTGAACGTATGTACTTACCATATAAAAAAGCTAAAGACGCTTTTGAAAAGTTATGGGATGAAGCATCTGTTTTTTCAGATAAAGATCTTAAAGACTAAATAAATAATAAAAACATAAAACATGGCAAACGATTTTAAAAGAATGCAAAAATTAGCAGGTTTAATTACCGAAGCAAAGGCTGAAGTATATTCTTATGAGGCAACTCCGGAAAAACAAGCTTTATACGATAAAATTGCTACAGAATTAGAAAAACTTATTAAGGATATAGCTTCAAAACTAAAAATTAAACCATCTAACATTAGAATATCATGTGATGGGTTATGGGATGATGGAGGTTATAAAAACAGAGGATTAGTAGTTCAAATTAAAGCTAATGATAATACATGGGAAAAACCATGGAAAGGAAATAATAGAATTATCCAAACCCCAAATAGTGAAGGTATATTAATACACCCCGGAATATCAGGTAATGGAATAGTTGGTCTAAAGTTAGATATGGATAACACGTATAATAAAGAATTAGAAACTATTTACAAAAAAGCACGAGAACAAAATTTAGGTAAGTATGTATCCGATTTTAATGTTCAATTAGCAAACTCTCTTACACCACAAGAAATAAAATTAATAGCACCAAACACTCCAATAATAGTAACCGGTAAATAATAAAAACATAAAACATGGCAAACGATTTTAAAAGAATGCAAAAATTGGCAGGTTTAATTACCGAAGCACAATCACAAAAATCAAAATATATCCTTACAGATGAAGAGGGTGATGTTTATTTAAACGACGATGCTATCAAATCATATCTTAAATCAGTAATCAATTCAGAAGAAATTGAATCTGTAAACGATTTTATGAACGATGAAGAAGGATTTGGAGAATCAGCAATGCATTTCTTTAAAGATGGTAGTGAAGATATATCGGATAAAGATGTTGAAGATTGGGCTAAACAAGAAATGAGCTACTATTTATATTCTGAACCTGATGAATTTCCAGGCAAAGAATTAAATGAAAATATATCTGATGAAGCTATTGACCGTATGGAAGGTTTAGCTAACACACATCATTTATCAACTTTAAAATTCAGTTTAGAAAACCTAGTTCCAGAATGGATACAAGATGGAGGATTTGATGAAGATGATGTAATTGATTATTTAACACATTTAGTAAGAAACTCATACTAGTAAAAAAAATCATATATTTATTATAAACATATAACTGATAAAACATGAAAAAACAAATTAACGAAATCAAAAGAATGCAACTTATCGCTGGTTTAATTACTGAAAGTGAATATCAAGAGTCAATGACTAAAATAGACGAATCTAAAGATATTAACCAAACCCTAACATCAGGAGGTTTTGATCCTATCGATGATGAAAAATTATTGATGAAAGCATCAAAAATTCTATCTTTAATAGGTGGTAATCCAAGTGCAGAAGCAGTTAATGCTCTTGTTATGGTTATTGAAGATGCTGAAGGTGGAAATATATCTTGGAATGAATCAATGAACGAAGCTGAAGATACTTTATCATCATTTAAATCATTAGATCAAATGAATGATTATCTTGAAAAAGGTGGTTGGGATCCATATGAAGTAGCAGATGAAAAAGCAGAAAAAAAAGGTTTAATGTTAATCAACAAATATATTAAATCTAATATTTTAGATAAAGGAAAAACTTTATCCCCAAATAAATTAAATGCTTTGTTAATAAAAATCGAAGATTTACTTCCTTAATAAAACATAATTAAAATAAAAATTTAAATTAAGCTTGGGAAACCAAGCTTTTTTTATTATCGTTATCGGAGACAATAGAGGTTATGGCATTTTACTTAATAGAAAATACGGAACAATTATCAACGTTTTATTACCAAGAGTTCAAACGAGCTTTTGTAGAAGTAATTCCGTTTAATGATTTAGTACACCCAACCTTAAATAAAGTATCATTAGTGTATATTAAACCCTTAACGGATGATAACGAAAAAGGTTACATGATATGCATTGACCATAGTGAAGCATTAAACGTGCAAATAAAACACGTAAATCAAGTACTTAAAAGCTTTGACGAAATATATGTTAGAGACAAGAAAACGTTTTTATACTACTTTCAACTTAAAAGCAGCTTAGACATTACCCACACCACTCCTACGTATATACACCCCACAACGCAAGTCCACACACATTTTTATAATACGTATTCTTCGCGACTTGATATAAACCGCATTATACCGCTAGTTAAACACTACCAACGTTGTGAAGCCATATTTGAACAAGTAAAAGATCATTGTGTAACCTTAACTAGTAAAACAAATGATGTCTTAGCATATTCATTTCTATTTATTGAAAAAAACGGCATCAAAATAGATGAAACATTATTTAAACAATACTTTAAACCTACAAATGAGTCATTTAGCATTAAAGACGGTAAGATTTATACACAATATAACTTACATACTACAACCGGACGCCCCTCAAATAGTTTTAACGGCGTTAATTTCGCGGCTCTAAACAAAGACAACGGCTGCCGACAAGCATTCATACCGGAACATGATCGATTTATGGAAATCGATATTTCCGCCTATCACCCAAATATAGTAGCGCAACTTGTTGATTATCGGTTTGATAAACCGATTTACGAGGCATTTGCCGAATATGCTGGTGTTGAAATAAAGCAAGCGAAGGAATTGATGTTTAAACAACTATACGGAGGAATATATACGGAATATAAACAATGGGAGTTTTTCATTAAAGTACAGGAATATATAGATAAAATCTGGGAACATTTTGAAACGCTTAATTGGGTTATGGTTCCGAATTCGGGTAAGTATTTTTATAAGGATAGATTGGGTGAAATGAATCCGCAAAAGTTGTTTAATTATTTTTTACAAAATTTGGAGACCGTAAATAACAGTCGTATCATTCAGGATATAATTAAGGTTTTAAGAGGTAAAAATACAAAGTTGGTTCTTTATACTTACGATGCGTTCCTGTTTGACTTAGATGATACGGAAAAAGATATTATTGACGAATTAAAAGAGATATTCAGTTCCAGGGAACTGCAAATAAAATATAAATATGGAACAGATTACGACTTTGAATAAGCAGCGTAATATTTATTGGGAGAATCTAAACGAAAGTTTTAACCTATTAAATATTACAGAATTGAATAATAGATTATTTTGTAGCTTTACTACCTTAGATGGCATCGATCCATTAGTAGAGAGTATAACAAATTCATATACGATAATGTACAACAAAATGTTTGTACTTTATATTAAGAGTACTGATGAGTACGTAGTTACATATAACGTTGAGCAAGGCAATGTTAGTGATATTCCTGACAATACTATATTGGTTCACAGGAAAAAGGAAAGCAATACATTATATACAATCAATGCGTTAAACGAGTTGATTAAAAAATTAAATGGTGGTGTTGTTAATCCTAAATTTATTATTGATTGGCAACATTATAGAAATTGTGTGTTGTTAACCAATCATAACGAGTTGAAACAATTGAATACTAAGATTTACAAGATAGTAGAGCTATAATATTTATACCGTACAAATAGAACACGATGAACGAGTTTAAAAAAATGCAAAAATTGGCTGGTATTATTACCGAGTCTCAATTAAACGAAGCTGAATTAGAAAATTATATGTTCTTTTCAAATTTAAAACAAATGAAAAGACAAATTGAAATGATGATGGAGATGGATCCTGTTATGATTGATAGTATTCTTCAAAATGGCCATGATTGGGCTGACGATCATATTTCTGAAGCAAAAACTAATATGGATCAAGTATTTGATTTTTTAAAAAATGAAATGGATAAAAGTTATCCATTAAACGAAGAAGTATATGGTGGTCAATCCGTAGATAGAGGTGAAACTGGATCTTCAATTGAATTTGAAGTAAAAGAAAACACACCAGAATATTATACAATTGATTATACTATTACTCCTAATTCAAAATATTCATCTAGATCTGCTGCTAGAAATTATGTACGTACTAAAAAAAGCGGAACAGCACGAATTAAAAAAAATTACGATTCATCTCAAAAAGAATGGATAACAGTAGAAGGCGATAGTTTTCTCGTAGGTAAACAGTTCGCAAAAGAAATATTCGGCGATAAAATGGATTAAAATAAAGAGCTTTCGAAAGAAAGCTCAAATAAACTTGGCTTAGCCAAAATAGGTTATTATATTAATGTTATAAAAAAATAGATTAGTTATGGATTTATCAGAAATCAAATCGAGACTGAACGCAATGCAGTCAAACTCCAAAGGAAACGGAGGCGGTGAAAGGAAACAAGTATTCTTTAAACCAAGTGTCGGTAAACAAGCCGTACGCGTTGTACCAAACAAGTACAATAAGAAAAACCCATTTACCGAAGTATTAATTCACTATACTATCGGAAACAAAGCAATGATCTCTCCATTGAACTGGGGTGAAAAAGATCCAATTGTAGAATTTGCAAAAGAACTTCGTAAAACAAGTGACAAAGACAACTGGCGTTTGGCTAAGAAATTAGAACCAAAAATGCGTGTATTTGCTCCTGTAGTAGTACGTGGCCAAGAAAGTGACGGTGTCAAATTATGGCAGTTCGGTAAAGAATTATATATGGATTTCTTGAACCTTGCAGACAATGAAGATGTAGGTGATTTTACTGACATCGCTGAAGGTAGAGACATTACTTTAACCACAGTAGGACCTGAAGTAACTGGTACTGCGTATAATAAAACAACTATTATGCCACGTACAAAACAAACACAGTTATCAGATGACAAAACATTGGTTAAATCATTGTTAGAAAATCAACCTAACCCAATGGAAATCTTCAAGAAATATTCTTATGATGAGATGAAACAAGCTCTACAAGAATGGTTAAATCCTGAAGATGAAGCACCAGAAGAAGGTTCAATTATCGATGATGAAAAAGAACCAGAAAGTGACTTACCTTGGGAAGATCCAGCTCCTAAAAAAGCAAATTATAGCTTAAACACAGCTAAAAAACCAGTGAGCAAAGCAGACAAATTTGATGCTATGTTCGACGACGAATAATCACAAAATAAAAATTAGTTATATATGGCAAAAGGTAAAAATTCAGCATCGCTGACAGCGGCAGTGTCTTCTGAACTTAGAAGTAAGTTCGACTTGAATAAATTCAAGGAAAAAAAGATGTTGTCTGCGAACACAAAGTTCAAAGAACAAAAGTGGATTCCCCTTAGCCCTGCATTTCAAGAAATAACCTCTGTGCCCGGTATTCCTGCCGGTCACATTGTGTTACTTCGAGGTCACAGTGATACAGGTAAAACAACCGCAATGATTGAAGCAGCAGTTTCTGCTCAAAAAATGGGTACATTACCTGTATTTATTGTTACTGAGATGAAGTGGAATTGGGAACACGCAGTACAAATGGGATTAGAAATTACTCCTGTACCGGATCCAACAACCGGCGAAATTACTAGTTATGAAGGTAATTTCATTTATGTTGACCGTGAATCATTACATACAATTGAAGATGTAGCAGCATTTATTTTAGATTTAGTAGACGAACAGAAAAAAGGTAACTTACCATTTGATTTATTATTCTTATGGGATAGTATTGGTTCAGTACCTTGCGAATTATCAGTTCGTTCAAATAAAAATAATAATGAGTGGAACGCAGGCGCAATGTCAACTCAATTTGGTAATGGTGTAAATCAAAGAATAGTATTATCACGTAAAGAAAGTTCACCATATACAAATACTCTGGTTTGTGTTAATAAGGTATGGACAGCAAAAGCTGAAGTTCCAATGGGACAACCAAAACTTATGAATAAAGGTGGTTTTGCAATGTGGTTTGACGCAACATTTGTTATTACCTTTGGTAACGTATCAAATGCTGGAACTAGCAAAATTAAAGCTATTAAAGATAGTAAACAAGTTGAATTTGCTAAACGTACAAACATTCAGATTGATAAAAACCACATCAATGGTATTACCACAAGAGGTAAAATCATTATGACACCACATGGTTTCATTAACGATACTGAGAAGGATCTTAAAGCTTATAAAGAAGCTCATGCTAAAGAATGGGTTAAAGTATTAGGCGGAATGGATTTTAACATCTATGAAGAAGAAGAGACATCAGAATCAATGAACACATTTGACCAAGAACCAGATTAATATGAGCAACAAAAAAGACTTACTTAAACTTCTCGACAACATGTCTGAGGATAACGCCAATGACGACAAAGTTCATGACCGAGTTATTTTAATAGATGGATTAAATCTATTCTTAAGAAACTTTGCAATGATAAACTTTGTAAACTCTTCAGGATCGCACATTGGCGGTTTAGGTGGTTTTCTAAGATCGTTGGGTGCTCTGATTAATCAGATACAACCTACCTCTGCCTATATGATATTCGACGGAATAGGTTCTTCTACTAACAGGAAGAACTTACTCCCCGAATACAAATCAGGACGTAATATTACTCGTATTACTAACTGGGATGTATTCGAAGATTTAGGAGATGAAAACGATGCTAAAGTAGATCAAATTCGCAGATTAATACATTATCTGGATTGCCTACCAGTTAAAACCATCTCAATCGATAAGGCCGAAGCCGACGATATTATCGCTTATTATAGCGATATATTACCCAAAAAATATGGCTCTAAAGTATACATTGTTTCAAGTGATAAGGATTTCTTACAGTTAATAAACGAAAACGTTATTGTATATCGTCCAACTGAAAAAGAATTCTATAACCGTGAAATGATTAAAAATAAATTTGGAGTATTAGCTGAGAATTTTATATTATATAAAACACTTTTAGGTGATAATTCCGATAAAATACCAGGTGTAAAAGGTTTAGGTGAAAAAGGAATATTTAAAAAATTCCCTGAATTACAAACCACACCTATGACATTAGAAGATTTATTTGAATTAAGCGCTTCTAAATATAAAGAACACGTAGTTTATTCTCGAATCGTAATGGAACGAGATCGTTTAGAAAATACTTATAAAATAATGAATTTAAAAAGTCCGTTGTTAAGTGATGTAGAAAAAGAGTTTTTAGAAGAAGTTGCAGAAGAGCCAACTCCTACTTTGAATATTGAAAAATTTTTACGATATTACGGAGAAGATGGCTTAGGTCATTTAATTAAAAACACAGAGTATTGGTTAAACAACACATTTAAAGTATTAAACAGTTTTAATAAATAAGTTATGACATTAATAAATTTATCACAATATGGACCTGGTTTCCAGATCAAAGTATTGTCTTCATTATTAACACACAAAGGATTCTTATTGAATATCCATGATGTACTAAGTGAAGATTACTTTGATAACTCAGCCCATAAATGGGTGGTGAGAGAAATTCTTAAGTATTATCAAAAATACCACACTACTCCTACAATGGAAGTGTTAAAGGTAGAATTGAAAAAAATTGACAACGAAGTTATGCAGTTGTCAATTAAAGAACAACTTAAGGAAGCATATAAAGCATCAGATGAAGATTTAAAATACATCGAAGAAGAATTTAGCAATTTTTGTAAAAACCAACAATTAAAAAAAGCACTATTATCTAGTGTTGATTTATTAAACGCAGGTGATTATGATTCTATTAGACATTTAGTTGACAACGCTTTAAAAGCAGGTCAAGATAAAAACATAGGTCATGAATATGAAAAAGATACTGAATCACGTTATCGTGAAGAACATAGAATAGCAATCGCTACTCCATGGGATAAATTTAATGATTTATTACAAGGCGGACTTGGTGGAGGTGACTTTGGTTTGATATTCGGTAATCCTGGTGGTGGTAAATCTTGGTCATTAATCGCATTAGGCGGACACGCTGTTAAAATGGGATATAATGTTATCCATTACACACTAGAATTAGGTGCGGATTATGTTGGAAGACGTTATGACGCTTTCTTTACAGGATGTGATGTTGGTAAAATTACTAAACATAAAGCACGAGTGGAAGAAATTATCGCAGAATTACCTGGTAGATTAATTATTAAAGAATATTCACCAGGCAAAGCAACAATATCAACATTAGAATCACATATTAAAAAATGTATCGATTTAGAATTCAAACCTGATTTAATCATTATCGACTATGTTGATCTATTGAGATCAAAACGTAATAATCGTGAACGTAAAGAGGAAATTGACGATATTTATCTTAGTACTAAAGGATTAGCTCGAGAATTAAACATACCAATTTGGTCAGTTTCTCAAGTAAATCGCGCGGGTGCAAAAGACGATATTATTGAAGGCGATAAAGCAGCAGGATCTTATGATAAAATCATGGTCACTGACGTAGCAATATCCCTTTCACGTAAACGTCAAGATAAAGTAAACGGTACTGGTAGATTTCATATTATGAAAAACAGGTATGGTATGGATGGTTTAACTTACTCGGTTAGAGTTAATACAGCAAATGGTCATTTCGAAGTGAATGATACTATAGAAGACGATGACGAACCATCCCAACCAACTCAGAATAATAATAGTTTCAACCAAATCGATACTTTCGACAAAAAGCATCTTGCACAAAAGTTTTTTGAATTAACTCCAAACATATAAAAATAAATGAATAAAAATATTTTAACACCACGCATAATTTATAAACCCTTTGAATACCCCGAAGCATATGACTACTGGTTAAAACAACAACAAGCACATTGGTTACATACAGAAGTTCCCATGATGTCAGATTTAAATGACTGGAATCAAAATTTAACCGCAACTGAAAAAAATGTAATAGGTTCTATTTTAAAAGGTTTTGCCCAAACCGAAACAATTGTGAATGATTATTGGAGTGGATTAGTTACAAAATGGTTTCGTAAACCTGAAATTATAATGATGGCTGTTACATTTGCTAATATGGAAACAGTACATGCTGAAGCATATGCATTATTAAATGAAACTTTAGGTTTAGATAATTTTAGCGAATTCCTTGAAGATGAAGCTACAATGGCGAAAATCCAAACACTAATGGACGTTAGAGATCACCACACATCAGAAGAAAATTTACCTGAAATTGCTAAATCATTAGCTATATTCTCAGCGTTTACTGAAGGTGTAAATTTATTTAGTTCGTTTGCTGTATTATTATCATTCAAACTAGAAAATAAACTTAAAGGTGTAGGTCAAATAGTTGAATGGAGTATTAGAGATGAATCAATGCACTCAGAAGCCGGTTGTTGGTTGTTTAGAACATTAATGGAAGAAAAACCAGAATTAAAAACTGACGAATTAATTAAAAGTATTAAAGAAGCAGCATTATTATCGTTAAAATTAGAATTAGATTTTATTAATAAAGTTTTTGAATTAGGTGATTTAACAACTATATCAAAATATGATTTAATTAATTTTATCAAACATAGAGTAAATACCAAAATGAATGATTTAGGTTTACGTGCTGTGGTTCCTACAAAGGATATAGATAAAGAAGCAGTTAAAAGAATGAAATGGTTTGACTCATTAAGTGCTGGAAAACAACATACAGATTTCTTTGCATCACGAGTAACCAATTATAGTAAAGGAACAATGACTTGGGACGAATCAGCAATTTTTTAATAAAACAAATTTATGGACAATAACTTAATATCAGATTATACACAGTGGGAAGCAGGTAAAGATTATCCCGAATTTTTCGACGAAATCTCTCTTGCTACAATATCAAAAGGTTATCTTTTACCTGGTGAAACGCCTAAAAAAGCATATAAAAGAGTTGCGGCGGCTGTAGCACAACGTATTAACCGCCCTGACTTAGAAAGTAAATTTTTTAAATACATTTGGAATGGATGGATTGGACTTGCAAGCCCTGTTCTCTCAAACACGGGAACTGACAGGGGATTGCCAATCAGCTGCTTTGGGATCGATACTCCGGATTCAATCAGAGGCATTGGCCTTACAAACGCTGAACTTATGCGACTCACAAGCCTTGGAGGCGGTGTCGGGATCTCATTGTCAAGAATTAGACCTAGAGGAAAAGAAATTACCGGAAACGGAAAATCAGAAGGAGTAGTACCTTGGGCTAAAATTTATGATTCTTCAATTATTGCTACAAATCAAGGTAGTGTAAGAAGAGGAGCAGCATCAGTAAACTTAAATATCGAACACCCTGATATTAAGGAATTTTTAAATATTCGTAGACCTAAAGGTGACCCAAATCGCCAATGTTTAAACTTACATCAGTGTGTTGTGATAAATGATAGTTTTATGCGTAGAATTGAAAACCGCGACCCTGAAGCAATTTCATTGTGGTTAGAGGTATTAAAAACACGTATGGAAACTGGTGAACCTTACGTTATGTGGGAAGATAATGTTAATAAAGATAATCCTATTGCTTATGCAATGAATAATCTTAAAGTATCAATGACAAACATTTGTACTGAAATTACATTATTCACAGATGAAGAACATAGCTTTATTTGTTGTTTATCTTCACTTAACTTAGCAAAATATAATGAATGGAAAGATACGGATTGTGTTGAAACAGCAATTTACTTCTTAGATGGTGTAATGGAAGAATTTATCCAAAAAACCAATGGTAAAGAAAGTATGCGTCGTACACATAATCACGCTAGAAAAGGTAGAGCATTAGGTTTAGGTGTAATGGGATGGCATACATTCTTACAAGCACAAAACTTACCATTCAATTCAGTTGCATCAACAGCTTGGACACATAAAATATTTAGTGATATTAAGACTAAAGCAGAAGCGGCGTCAATGAAATTAGCACAAGAATATGGTGAACCGCAATGGTGTAAAGGTACTGGTATGAGAAATACTCACTTGTTAGCTATCGCACCTACCGTGTCAAATTCGGTTATAACGGGCGGAATAAGCGCAGGCATCGAACCTTTACCCGCTAACATATACACGTTTAATGGAGCGAAGGGTACGTTCATTAGAAAAAATAAATCATTAGAAGCTTTATTGGAATCTAAAGGACATAACACTGAAGATGTTTGGGATAGAATATTAGGAGATGGTGGTTCAGTACAAAATCTATCAGATGATATTTTAACACCAACTGAAAAAGAAATATACTTAACATTCAGCGAAGTTAACCAATTAGAATTAGTTCGTCAAGCAGCAATTCGCCAAAAATATATTGACCAAACACAGTCATTAAATTTAAGCTTTGACCCTACAGATTCACCAAAATGGATTAATCAAGTACATATGGAAGCGTATAAATTAGGTATTAAAACGCTTTATTATTTACGTACCGATTCAGTCATAAAAGGTGATTTAGGTTCTCGCACAGCTGATTGTATCGCCTGTGAGGGGTAATGGACTTTTATATAATTTGATAGGGGGTCTTTTGACCCCCTTTCATATTTATGTATAACAAGTTGTCTTAAATAGTTCTATAAACCCTTAAATTATTTAAACAACATGAAAAAACTTCTTTTAGCACTATTGTGCTTGATCCCTGCGGTAACATTCGCGCAAACGGGTCCCGCTGCTCCCGGAGCAGGTAATTACCTATTAATTGACACCACTTACACCGTAGGTACGTCAGTAGCAAACCAAACCAAAGCAAAAATCACGTACAAAAACTCAACAGGTACGAAAGTAACCGGGGTTCAGTTCCGTGTATTCTATGATAAGGTTGCGTTTAAAACACCATCAGTAGCATTAGTTACAGCAAATTCAGATTTGAACTTGCAATATGTAAATGATACTACAAATGGTAATATCACTATTACATTAGTGTACATTGGTAGTTCTTCTACTTATACACTACCAAATGCTGAAACGTTTGAAATTACGTTCAACCACGCTCCAGCAGCAACATTCCAGTATTTAACAGCAATTGATTCGATGAAGTTTACAGGTGCTTTATCTTATAGTCAATTAGCATCTAAACAATCAGGTATGGATACTACCTTAAGCTTATATAGCTATGGTGGTTATTTTTACAGACCTAGATTTACTTACACAGCTACATTTACAAACGTAACTGGTACTCCATCTAAAAACATCACTGTATCATTAGAGAAAAAACCTAAAACAAGTGGTGCTTGGACTATCGTTACAACTAAATCAACTGGATTAACGGGTACTGTATCTTATGATGAATTCATTGATACTACTTATTGGGCAGTTAGATTAGAAGTTAAAGGCGATACAATATCAACGGGTAATATAGTTTCAGTAGCAGATGCTCAAAAAGTAAACCAATTCGTATTAGGCACAGCAACACCAGCAGGATTTGATTTTTATTCATCTGATGTAAATGGTGATAATCAAATCTCAATCTCAGATGCTTATGTAATATTTGGTAGAATTGCAGGTAGATTTAATACTTGGGTTAACAACGTTAAAGATATTAAATTCTTTACAGCAACCGAATACAATACAATTAACACATCAACAACTAACTTAACAGCAACTACACCAGGAGTAACCAATTTCACATACAATATCGTAGCAGGCCAACCAAACTCAGTAACATATTACGTGTTAGGTATGGGTGATGCTAATGGAACGGGTATATGAATGGCAAGACTGACGCCTATAAAAATTACTAACCCAAACAATAGTGACTATATTATAGACGAAACAGTCGAATACTTGGCTAACTTGAATACGATTGAAGTTAGATTGCCATCTTTATCAGTTGATGAAGGTAATTTAGTAAACATACCTATAAAGGTTTTTACTAATGGTGAAAGATTAGGAGCATTACAGCTTGCGATGAAATTTGATACAACATTATTAGCATTTAAAGGTGTAATAGCTGAAGAAAAAGTTGGTAATTGGATGTCATTTGTGAATCCAAATAGCGGAGTGATTGAGTGGGGTGGATATGATGTTACTAATAACGAACACTTATTAAATAATGAAGAACAAGTTTTAACGCTTCAATTTCAAGCATTAAAACCTAAAGCAAATTGGAATACATCACCGTTGTATGTTACTCGCAAATTTGCGGGTAACAGTACAGCGACTGACTTAAACATAACCCCAACTGATGGTAGAGTTGAGATTAAAAGAATTAAAAATCCAAACGCGATTCAAGACGATGCTGTAGCAACTATACAAGTAAGTCCAAATCCAACAACAGGAGAAATAACAGTTCAATTCTCAGTACCTAAAGACGGACAAACAATGGTTGCACTATATGACCAAAATGGAAGAAAAATATATACAGTTGTCGAGGGAAACATGCCTAAGGGTATTTATACGTATAAAGCAAACATTAGTGATTTTAAAGCAGGTATGTACGTAGCTAATTTAAGTACTAGTGAATATAAAACATATAGTAAATTAATATTAAATTAAAATGAAAAAATTATTAATATTTATAGTTATAACAATGTTAAGTTCTTGCGTTGTTATGGTAAAACCAAAATACGGATGTAAAGGTAATTATTTCCACCATCCAATCCATAAAATAAAACACCATTTTTAAATGAAAAATCCATTTAATAAATTACTAGGACAACCAGATCCAGTACAAGTAGAAGATAAAAATCGCTTCTATTACATGTTGCAACAAATGCAAGTTAATCGTTGGAAAATTACAGGTATTGTATTATTCCTATTTTTCTTTATCATATTCGGTATTAATATGGCCGTTATGTTTAAATTAGAAATAGCTGAAAATTGGAAAGAAATGTTACTTATATTATTAGGTGCATTCGTAGGTAACTTAAATAAAGTAGTAGACTACTGGTTTAACTCTGAAGACAGAGATAAAATGCTAATTCAGAAAGTAGACGAAGAAGACGGAGTATCATTATCAAACACTTTAAATCCATAATAAAATGTCAGAAGAACAAAATGTAGAGACTAACGACGGAACTTGGTCAGGTCTTAAAAAAACAATCGTTGGTGCAATTTCAACAGCAGTATTAGCAGGTGGTACTTGGGTTACTACAACATTATTTGGTGGTGGTCACGATAAAGAAGAGACTAAAACTGAACAACCCGCAGCCGCTCCTGTTATTAATGTTAATTTAGAAAATAACAATACTAACCAACAAAAACAATCAGGTGGAACTACTACAATTATTAAAGAAAAAACTGTAGAAAAAGCAGCTCCAGCTAAAGAAGAAAAACCAGCTAAAAAATCTGAAACAGAAGACGCTCCATGGTAAGATTATTAATCATATTATTGTTTTTACCTTTGTTTTCTTGTGCTCAAATTGGTAGCATAAAAACAGAAAAATTTAAAGCTAAATTTGAAACCGGGATCTCTATAGACTCGGTTTCAAACTATACTGATACTATCAAAGTACCAATTCAATTATTAAAAATTGGATTTACTGAAGAATTATATGAAATGTATCCTGAATTAAAGGATAAACGTGTTGGTTTAGGTGTAACAAATATTGTTATTGAATACCTTGAAATGACTAATCGTTTTGAATTTACAGAAGATAAATTGGAAATTAAAGAAAGAATGATTAACCAATTTAAAGCATCTGCTAAAGGATTTACTGAAAACAAATTAGATGGTAAAGGTAAAATTAAACTAGCTAAATATTTCGTTTATATTGAAGTATATGACTTCAGTGTTTCCGAAGACGAAGTTGTAAAAGTAAAAGGTAAAGCAACAGCAACACAAACTACTCGTTTAGGTTTACAAGTTAAATTTGTAGATGCTGAATCAGGAACTATTATTACAGGTAGTGATATGGGTGAAGCATCAACTGTAAAAACATCTTCAATCTTAAGCGATGTAGATGAAATTAAATTTAACCAATCTACAATTGGTATTACAACTAAAAAAGCACTTGAATCAGCTAGTGCTAATGTTATTGTAAAATTAATTAAAAAAGGAGTATTTAAGTCATAATGAAAACAAAATTATTTGTACTAGCACTTATTTTAATAGTTGTAACAAACGCTTATTTTAAATATACTGAGCGTAAGGAAATAATTAAACAAAATGAAGAATTAGTTCAAACCATAAATGCTGTAGAAAAAACAGTTAAAGATTATAAAAAAATAGTTACTGAAGTAGAAAATGATCCTTGCTTAACAGAAGGAGCAGCTGCCGCTATTATAGATAGTGCAATTACTGGAAGTGATAGTTATACTGAAACAGGTTACCAAGATCCCTCAATGGTTGTAATAGATTCAGTATTGGCTATAACTTCAAAAGTAAACAAATAATGAAATATTTACTAACCATATTGTTAGTAATAGTTGGATTGGTTAGCTACGGCCAATCCTTCAACTATGCTTACTTCGATCCGTGTGACGGTAATTTAAAAACAGTAGCTGTTCCTTTAGGACAAAATCAAATAGCAGTTACTTACTTTAATCAAGTAAAATCATTTGACTTAATAGATTTAACAAATGGTGTATTTGATACTTGGGTAAAAAATACTTATAACACTTATAGAACAACTTCACCTTGTGCTGGTGTAGGTATTACAAATGTAATAACACAATCTCAAGGTACAACTGTTACTTTAACAGGTATAATAAATACAGTTGCTAATCTATCATTTCCTAGCCCTAACGCTCCTGATCCTAACGAACCACCAGCAACACCTGATATAGATGTAAGTAGTGATGTTGGAGGTGGAGAAGGAACTGGAGGTGATATAGGTGGAGGTGGAGACGCAGCAGGCGGAGGATCAGATGTAATGAGTGGAACAAGCAATAGTATTAAATCATCAGACGGAGGAGGAGATAGCGGAGGAGGAAGTGGAGGTTCATCTGGTGGTGGGAGTAAAAGTGGAGGTGGTAGTAATAAATCATCTTCAAACCAAAAACAAAATGTTTTAAAACCAACAGTAATTGGCTCAAGTGATTTAGTGGCTTATAGTTCAGCTGATAAAACTAGAGGTGGTAAAATATCAGGTGGTTATACTTCAACTAGATGGGATGGATTAAGAACAAGTGGTTGTTTATTTGATTATTCAACTCAAATACAAGGACCTAACATTACTGGTTTTTATGGTTGGATAGGTAAGAAACGAACTACATTATTATCAAACACAGTATCAATTGGATTTGAAGGTAAAGGTTCACTTTACAATTCAGTTGCGTTTGGTCAAGTAGTTAACTGGGCTGGTATTAAATTAGTTTATATGGCTTCGGCTTCATATGGACATATTTATAAACAGCAACTAATTGGTACTTCAGCGATTGTAGGTGCAATGTATGATTTTAAAATAGCAAAAGTTATAGGTGTTAAGTTAACTAGTTTATTAGTTTATTCTCCTTACATGCAATACTATAACGATTTACTTTTAAAATCACCATTAGTAGTATTACCATCAATAGGTACTAATGTTAGTTTAACTAAAAACTTTAAAATTAATTTGAATTTAGGAGGTGCTTATCAAGTAGGTACTGGTGCTCTAAATTATTCATTTATTATAGGTTCTAGAATAGCATTATAATGAAACATTTATTAACTATATTATTCGTTTTATTATCATTTGTAGGTTACAGTCAATTTACTTACAGTGGTTATATTTATAATTCAGATGGATCAGGAGCAAATAATGTGCCTGTTAAAGTATATAAACGTACAACCACAACTACATCTACAGGTACTACATCAGTAAGAATATTTAGAACACACGCTGGTAATGGTAGTACAAATCAATATGCTCAGTGGCCACTGAGTAGAGTAGAAATGGATAAATGTTTTAATACCGCTTATACAAATACTACTTTATGGTGGAGTGGCAGTTTAGCAGCTACAGCATCTTTAAATTTTAACGCTTATACAACATTAACATCAGCTGGAGCATCAGTACCAGGTGGTGGGGATTATTATGCTACTGAAGTTACATTTGTAATTTATCCTAAAGAAACAGGAACATATACTTTTGGATTAACATCAGACGATGGTGGTGATTTATGGTTAGTTGGATATGGAAATGTAATTGAATGGTATGGAGGTAAAGGTACAGGTCAATATGTTTATGGTAGTGTTAGTTTAACAGCAGGAACCGCTTATACATTTATAGCTAGAATGCAAGAATATGCTGGGGGTGATGGTTTATTAGTTTATTGGAAACGTCCTTCACAAGTGAGTTATTCATTACAAACAGACGAAATAGGACAATCATCAACTTCAACTACAGCTTGGGCTTTAGATGCTACTGCTTATACAAATTCGTCAGGATTATATTCAATATCAAGACCAACAGGTACAGGTGTTGAATGGTATTTACAATATGATGCTCCAACACCCGTTACAGCGCTCACAAATACTGATATAACAGCAGTAAGTAATATAGTTAATACTAAAACAGCATTTAATGGTATTTACTATTACATGTATGATGTAAATGGAGATAACAAAGTAACAATATCAGACGCCTATTATATTAGTGGTAGAAAATGGAATATATTTACTGATTGGATTAGTTCATTTAAATCAAGATACTTTACTCCAGCGCAATATAATGCTATTAAAGCAACAACATCAAATCTAAAAACAACATATCCAGGTGTAAGTTCAATTACAACAAATAGCCCTACATCAGGCGGCACAGCAAACTATTATTTAATCGCACCTGGTTATTCAGGAGCAGTAAGTTACTAATTATGAAAAAACTATTATTTTTATTGTTATTATTACCTACAATGTCTTTTGCACAAAACTGTATTAAAATTGATTCGGTATGGTGTAATAAAAAAGTTAAACAAATAAGCACAAGAAACGTATTATTTGGTATAAAACAAGTAGCCGAAGAAATATTATCTGAAAAATACAATTTATGCGACTCTAATGCTACTTCAGTTAAAATTGAAGTAACTCGTATAGGAATGCCATCAAGTACATTTAAAATAGGTGGTGTAGGAGAAGCAACACAAATTACACAAGTCTATATTAAACTTTATTTTGGAGACAAAATCATAGATGGTATGGGTGAGTCCGAGACCCGCGCAGGATTCGTCCTTATTGAACTAACAGACGGCAAAGTACCATTTAATAATACAACTATAGGAACGGCTATAAAAAAGGCGATATTAAACGCTTCTGAAAAACTTTAATATTTATAATTAACCAAAAACTAACGAACATGAATTTTAAACAATGGATCATTGATCTTTTTAAAGATGAAAGAGGATCAACATCAGTAAAACCAGTAGTAGCCATGATGGGTACTTTATTTTTATGTGTTACAATGACTTTAAACAGTTATTCACATGCAGATTTCGCTCCATCTCCAGATTTAGTACAAGCAGTATTAGTAATTACAGCAATTGGAATGGGGGCGGACTCTATTGACAAATTTACACATAAAAAAGAAAATAAAACAGAAGAATAATGGACTTACAAAAATTAAAAGGACACGTTCCGGATGCAGTTATTGAAATGTTACCGGACACAATGGCAAAATTTGAATTAAACACTCCATTACGTTTAGCACATTTTCTAGCTCAAGCTGGTCACGAAAGTGGTGGTTTTAAAGCTGTAAATGAAAATTTAAACTATGGTGCTAAAGGTTTACGTGGTATTTTTGGAAAATATTTCCCAACAGATGCTAAAGCATTAGAATATGAGCGCAAACCTGAAAAAATTGCTAACCTAGTTTATGGTAGCCGTATGGGTAATGGTGCAGAAGCAACAGGTGAAGGATACAAATTCAGAGGCCGTGGTTATATTCAATTAACTGGTAAAGATAATTACGTTGCTTTCGGTAAAGCTATTAACGAAGACTTAACAGCAAATCCTGATTTAGTAGCAACTAAATATCCATTAGCATCAGCTGCATGGTTTTTTCACAAAAATGGTTTACATAAAATAGCTGACGAAGGTGCTAACGAAGCAACAGTTACTAAAGTTACGAAACGCGTTAATGGTGGAACAATCGGTTTAGCTGATCGTTTAAAACACTTTAACGAATATTATAAATTATTAGCATAAAACATGAATGAAATAAGGAAACGAATATTTCCGTTGTTGATAGCACTCTCGGCTTTGTCCGTGAGTGCTTCTGCAGCGTTTTATAGCGTAACAGGTCTTACTAAACTATTTGCTGGAGCTGCTTTTGCAGTTGGTATAATGGCTGGTTCTTTAGAATTTGCTAAATTAATAATAGCATCTTTACTTTACCAATATTGGGATAATATAAATAAGGTTTTAAGAACATACCTAACCATTGCTGCAGGAGTTTTAATATTAATCACTTCAGCTGGTATCTATGGTTTCTTATCTTCAGCCTATCAAGATACAGCAAATAAAGAAGCAATTGTTGAACAACAAGTAGCTGCTTTAGAAACTAAAAAACAATTATTTGAGCAAAATCGTGATAACTATCTTACAGAGAAAAAATCACTAACTCAGAATACAGCTCAACTTCGTTCTGCTTTGACAAGTGAAAAACTTAAAGGTAAAAAATCATTTGAAAGACAAATTACAAGTGCTTCTAAATCAGATGAAAAAGTAACTGCTAAACTAGACATAGTGAATGATTCTATTTTTGCTTTAGAAAATAGAATATTAGAAATCAAAACAGCAAGCACTACTACTTCAGAACTAGGTCCTTTAAAATATATAAGCAATCTTACAGGACAGCCTATGGATAAAATTATAAATTGGTTTTTACTAATCATAATTTTTGTTTTTGATCCGTTAGCTATAGCTTTAGTAATAGCTGCTAACTATGCTTTTGCACAAATTAAAAAAGACGATAAAGTTATTGGTGAAGAACCTGAAAAAGGTATTCCTTTAATGGTAGATCCTGAAACTAATGAATTATTTTATGATGATGGAAATGACGATTCTCAAATAGATTATGAAAATGCGCCGTCTTTTGAAGAAAGCGGATTAGAACCCAAAGAATATGCGCGAATTTACCGAAAACGCCCATATTAATATCATATATAACGCGTTAATTACTAACGCTCTATAAAAATTTTTAAGAAAAACGCAAAAAAACGTGGCTACCGCAAGGTAGCTTCGTATATTTACGTATAATAAAAAATGAAAAAAATATGGAAAATCAAGTAAAATTATCAATGGTTATCAAATCGCACCTTTCAGATGCTGAATATGAAGTAGAAATATTTCCAGTATTAGCTGCAAAACGTATTAATTTTGTTAAAATGTTATTACACAAATACCCGGATACTGATGTAAGAATTAATGAAGATGAGTTAAACAAATTGTGGGAAACATTTGGAAAAGCGTAAAAAAAGTCGTATATTTAGGTATAATAAAAAATAAAAATAAAGGTTTTATGATTAACATCGAAATGAAAAAAAGAGGTCGTCCTTCAAAAGCTATGAACACAAACGAAACTAAACGTAGAGGACGTCCGTCCACAAAATTATTTGTTAGTACTTTTAATCCTGACGAAGTAAAGTTATTTCGTGGTAGTGATTTAAGATTTAGTGATTCATTGTTTCAACCAATGAAAACTAATCGTGAAATAGATACTATCTTATCTACAGATGGTGGTTTAATGCCAGGTACAAATATGGTACTAGTTGGTGGTCCAGGATCTGGTAAATCTACAGTAGCATTAGATATGTTAGCTGATTTTACAAATCAAGGATATAAATGTTTATTCGTTTCAGCTGAAATGGATGAAATCGCTCACTACAAATATTGTAAGCGTATGCCTAAATTTCAAAATGTACAAACGTTATTTTTGAAAAATTATGCTGATAATATTAAAGATGCTATTGAATATGTTTTTGATCAAGGATATGATGTTATAGCAATCGACTCAATTGCTGAAGTTATTGAAATGTACAAAGATACTTATCGTACAACTGAATCTGCTGCTGAATTTTGGTTTTTAAATTTACAAGATAAACATAAAAAAGGCGGTAATGGTCCTGGTTTTTATACAACATTTATTAATATTCAACAAGTTACTAAAGCTGGTGATTTTGCTGGTAGTAACAGATTAAAACACATGACTGACGCCATGTGCCATGTTGAACGTGATAAAGATGGTTTACAACGTAGTTTACATTTTAGTAAAAATCGTGATTGCGATAAAGATTATAAAGTATACTTCAATATATTTCAAGATTTTGTTCATTATTCATACGAAACAGTTAGCGAATAGTTATGGCTTATTCTCACGTATTAGACGGCTTTAAAACGTCACCAAAGGAAATTGTTGATTATGAAATTAGCAAATTACAAAGGTTAAATTACAATCGTTTCTTTTGGTGGCGTAATTTTGCCATTAAACAAAAACCACTACACAAATATTCTCCATTAATAGATAAAATAAAAAATGGTGATTATGATCCTTCACCATATCGTTGGATGGCTCAACACGCTGTTTTAGAAGCATATCCTAAAATTGATGTTGAAAAAGATGACCCTGTAAAACAATCAGAAATATTAGTATTAGATGTAGCTCGTTATCGCCGTTTAATGGCTGATTTTGAAAAAGATGAAGCAGAACGAATGAGTAATTTGTACAAAGAGTTTAAAATTAACTTCAAATTAGATGAAGAAACAGTGCAAAACGAAATGCTTAATTTTGATGGTACCTTAGAAGAATTTTATCACTATATCAGAAAAAAATATAGGGAAAATAATAGAGTTTTTGGAGATTTCAGTTAGATTAATTATATTTATAGATACAACATAGGTTATGAATAAAAAAATAAAAGTTTTTCATGAAGTTCCTTTTGAACTATTAGAATTAAGTAGAGAATTTACAGATGGAGACTATTGTCTTCCTCATTTAATGGATCAATATGAAATCTATCGTGATTATTTTTACGATTCAAAACAACAAGGACGTTATATCATTATGGATAACTCCTTACATGAGCTAGGTACAGCTTATGATACTGAACGTTTATTATATTGGATAAACGAACTTAAACCAAATGAATTTATAGTACCGGATGTTTGGGAAAATACAACTCAATCAATTGTTAATGCTAGAAAATGGTCTCAAATTAAATTACCGGACGAAGTAACTAAAGTAGCAGTTGTTCAAGCAACAAGTATTGGAGATGCTATTACTTGTTATCAAACATACAAGGATTTAGGTTATAAGAAAATAGCATTTTCATATGGTGCTTCTCATTATAATAATATAAGCGATCATCCCCATAAAGACTTAGGTAAAGCATTAGGCCGAATTAAATTGATAAGTCAAATGTATAGAACCAAAGTAATATCAGCAACTGATAGAGTGCATCTTTTAGGATGTGCTGTGCCTCAAGAATTTGGTTGGTATGTTGATATGCCTTTTATTGAAAGTATTGATACATCAAATCCGATTATGGCAGCTTTAGAAGGTACAGCTTATGGTTTTAATGGATTAAATGAAAAACCAAAATTAAATATGAATCAAGCTCAAACTTGCCCTTATGATGAAATTAATATTGATTTAGTACGTCATAATGTAGAGTTATTTCGATCAATAAACAATTTAAACTAATATATCATGTCAAATCAAACAGAATTAATTTCACTTTACGATTATTTAGGTAAAGCAGCAGGTAAAGAATTAGGAGGTAAAGTATATCAATTTGCCGTAATTATGGGAGCTAGAACAGGTACTAAAACTGTATCTCATTCTCCATCCCCTCAGGGCCGTATTATGACATATGAAAAACACTTTTTAGATCAATTTTTTTACGTACAATCATTATTTACAAATACAACTATTAAACAATTAGAATTACCATTTTAATATGAAAAATAAAAAATACGCAGTACTAAGTCTATCAGGTGGGATGGATAGCAGTACATTATTGCTCCATTTATTGGCAACAGGACATCAGGTGTGTGCTCTCTCATTTGATTATGGACAAAAACATAAAATAGAACTAGAACGAGCAGCATCATTAGTAGAATATATCAATTCAGATCCATCACAAGGATGGTTATCTAAAGATTATCCTAAAGTAAGACATCAAATTATCAAATTAGATGGTTTATCTCAGTTATTAAATTCATCATTAGTTGAAGGCGGAAGTGATGTTCCTGAAGGACACTATGCTGAAGAAAATATGAAAGCAACTGTAGTACCTAATCGTAATAAAATATTTGCATCTATTATTCAAGCAGTAGCATTATCAATTACTGAACAAAATAATGCTGAATGTACTATTGCGATGGGGATTCATGCTGGAGACCACCAAATTTATATGGACTGTAGACAAGAATTTAGAGATGCTGATTTTGAAGCATTCAAACTAGGTAATTGGGGTTCTGAAAAAGTAACAATATCAACTCCATTTTTAGAAGTAGATAAATTTGATATTTTAAAACATGGTTTAGAATGTTGTACTGAATTAGGTTTAGATTTTGATGAAGTATATAAACGTACTAACACATCTTATAAACCAATTTATATCCCACACATAGCTGTATTAAATACAACAACTGGGAAATATGACGATGTTTTAGATAAAGGTAATTGGTACTCAGATTATAAATCAGCAGCATCAGTAGAACGTATTGAAGCATTTATTAAACTAGGTCGTCCTGATTCAGTAGCATATGCGGATGAAACTGGTCCTGTAAGTTGGGAAGTAGCTAGGGCACATGCAGAACAAGTTCTTGCAAATCATTTGGAAAACCAAAAATAAGGTTGTATATTACGGACATGAAAAGAAAAAAAGATGAAGTACCACAACCATTTTATGTCGTTATGAATCAAGATGGACAAGTATATGTTGGGTTAAAAGGCGGTAAACCTAAATATTCAGATAAATGGAGTGAGTATAAACCACTACATGAATGTAACACAACATTACTTCGTTTTTTAGATTCTAAAATTGAATTAATTAAAGAAGAAGAATTTATAAATTAAAAAACATGAAACAATTATTTTATTTTAGTGCTGGTTGGTGCCAGCCATGTAAAGCCTTAGGTCCTACAATGGATCAAGTTGCTAAAACAATTCCCGTTAGAAAATTTAACGTTGATTATGAACCCGAAGTAAGTATACGTTTTGGTATTACTAGTATTCCTACGGTTATACTTGTGGAAAACGAACAAGAAGTTCGTAGATTTAGTGGAGTAAAAACTTATAACGAAATTATTAATTGGGTAAATCAGTAAAAATGGCTAGATACATTTCAACAAAAACATTTGACAACTATTCAGTTGCAATTAGACAATGGAGAGCACAACATTCACACTGTCAACTATTACACGGTTACGGAATGTATTTTAAAGTATGGTTTGCAAGTAATGAACCCGATATCGAAAATCAATTAGACGATATGAATTGGATAGTTGACTTTGGTGGTTTTAAAGAAGCACCTAGAGGTAATGGACTTAAAGCTTGGATGGATCATATGTTTGATCATACTCTACTTATTGAAAAAGATGATCCATATTTAGATTTTTTTAGAGCAGCAGAAATGGAAGGATTATGTCATTTAAGAGTTATGGACAAGATGGGATGTGAAAACTTAGCCAAACTTGTTTATGATAAATTCAATGATGTGTTATCTAAAAATGATGCTGGTCGTTGTAAAGTAATTAAAGTAGAATGTTTCGAACACGAAAAAAATTCTGCAATATTTCAAGAAGACTAAACTAACAATTATGGAAATCAAAGAAATTATCATATGCGAGCGTTGTAAAGGAAATGGTACCGAATACAAACCCATTCTAGCACAACCCGTTAAATATGTTACATGTGAAGCCTGTAACGGTTCAGGTAGATTAGTTAAAGAAACAACCGTTAAATATTATCCATTTAAAAACAATAACGATGAGTAAAATAGACCCACACAAACTACTTATTAGTAGTGACTTCTACTCAGTACAAGGAGAAGGTATTAGTACAGGTGTTCCATCTTACTTTATTAGACTAGGTTTATGTAATTTAACCTGTGGTATGTCTAACCGTTTTTTAAAAGCGCTAATTAATGAGAAAGAATTAGCTGACGGTGAGATATTCAAAGGTGACTTAGAACTAGAAGGTAAAGCAACTTGGACTTGTGATAGTACATCTCAATGGGCTTGGAGAGGTGAAGATAAAGATTTTCAATATCTAATTGATAGATGGAAAGAACAAGACATTTATGATGATATTAAAAACGGAACAATTCATTTAATTTGGACTGGTGGTGAACCTACAATTAAAGGACATCAAGAGGCAATTACTAATTTCTTAACTTACTGGTACGAACAGGATGCTTCAATTGAACCATATAATGAAATTGAAACAAACGGTACTGTAGAAATTGGAGATAATTTATTCGAACAACTACACCAAATCAATAGCTCACCTAAGTTATCAAACTCAGGTATGACTGAGAAACAACGTATTAAACCAGAAGCGATTAAACGCATTATGGAACATTCTAATTACCAATTTAAATTTGTTATATCTAATGAAGAAGACGTACAAGAAATATTCCGTGACTTTATCGTACCATTTAGCATACCTCTTGCCAATGTGGTTTGTATGCCAGGACTAGATAGCCAAACTGATTTTCATGAGCGTACTCAATTTGTATTAGAGATGAGTAAAAAATATCGCTTCAGAGGCCTTACACGCCTGCATATATCAGCCTGGGATAAAACGTTGAATGTTTAGTAGAAAACGAAATAAATAAAACATTAAACAAATAATATATGAAATCAGTATTAGCAGAAAAATTAATGAGCATATGCTCACCAGACAAAGATCTATCAAATGATCACAACCCGGATAATACATTCGGCATTGACAATTTAACAGACAAGCAACGCACTCAGATAGAAGAGGAGTTGATCAAACATTTTGGATTTGAAAGGATAATATGGATGGATCTACCATCAGGCCTAACAGAAGATGGTAATCCTATAGTAGCCAAAACAATTAAAATAAACGATACGGACAATCCAGACTATGCAGGTAAAGTAGGATACCTATATAAAGTATTATTTACTCCGCTAGTATACGATCCAAATAGCCTCCACCAGCCAATAAAAGACGGATGCGTAATAACACCTTTGATTTACAATCCAATATCATTTCTACCAAAAAGAAGTATTACGATTGAATGGTCGCCTGAGTTTCCTCAAGATATAGATAATCCTATAACTTGGGAAGATCAAAAGAAAATGCTACACGATAAATTAGAAACTATATTAGAAAATCCAGACTTATTCTTACCAGAAGGATATAGAGGATGTTTAGTAAGATTTGCAGCAGTATAAAACATTAAATGTATAATTATGGATAATTCTATTGAGCAGCACTTAAAAGATATCTTAGTAGAAAAAGGAATTGAACTATCACTAATAAGCGATTATATAGAAGATATATTCGCTTTTAGTGGGTTCGAATCTTACGAAGGGATATCAGATAAAGAAGTATACGAAGACTTTAAACAATGGCAACTACATGCAGGATAACAAATATAGTATTATCATAGAATATCAAAATGGACTTAGAATTACATGTTACGATTTACATGATGATACAACTGAATTTTGGGTTAAAATTTATATTAAACAACAAAAACAAAACCGAAAATTAGTTTGGGAATATAACAATGTTGGTGGTCAAATTGTTGATGAAGTTATAATTAATAATGAGATTTTTAAAATACCATTTGCTGAAAGTGCAATTAAACATGCTTATTTTGTAGATTATTTCTATAAAGGATTAGTCCCTTATCATATCGAAATTTATAAACGTTATACAGATGAACTTATACATTCCGAATCATTTGATTGTCGTCATAAATTAGTTAATTTTACTTTACACAGTGATGATCCTAAAGAATTACATACTTGGGCTTGTGCTATTAAAAAGTTTAAGGAAGAAAATAATTGTGAAATATCAGTTATAAATGATGTATTATGGGAAACTAAAGAATATGACTTTGTAGATGCTTATTATCGTGTTGAAGATAATTTTTCACAATATTATGCTGGATTTACTGTTGGAGAATTTGGTGATGAAAATGCTCCGGATTTATTTCGTAATCCTGATGGTATAAAAAATAAAACATCATTAGATATTATTGAAGACATTTTATATCATTATACTAAGAATCTATGAGAAACGTTTTAATAATAATGAATGCTCGAAACATGGCTCCTTTTAAAGAGTGTGTTGATAAACTAAATATAGATAAAGTTTGGTTTAAGGGCTATACTGAGTTTGAACTAAATACCCACATTAATAAATTCATCCAGGAAACAGATTATGACAATTATTTTTTAGCACCTGATGATTTATTAATTAAAAAACATCATTTTGAATTATTAGAACGAAAGCTTCAACATCATGATATTGTTACGGGATGGGGTGTTTGGAGACAAAACTATACATGGACTACTATCTATAAACAAAATAGATTATACACTTATGGTCAAGGACCGGCATTACCATTATTTAAAAAACATTATAATCTAGTCAAAACATATGAGGTAGACTCATTACCAGACGAAATAGAAACCGCTTTTACCGGCTGGTTTTTTACAGGAGCTAAACGACAAGTATGGTTAGAATATCCTTACCAAACATTAGCTATACATGATTATCAACCCGGAGCTTCTACGGATTTACATTGGTCTAAAAGAATATTATCCGATAAAAAATATAAGCAAATATGTATTAAAGACGCTAAAGTAATACACATATCATATATTGGTAAAGATTACTTAGATTTAAAATTTGATACTAAAGAAATTAAATATGAACAAGCAACTATTAAAAGAGTCAATTAATCGCAAAGAAAAATCAATTTTATTCTTTAACGCTACATGGTGTGGCGCTTGTAGGGATAGTTATGAAATAGTAGACCAAATCAAAGAATCAAAACCCGATTATAAATTTCATGACATTGATGTTGATGATAAAGATTCGAATGAAATTGGTGAATTATTCGAAGTTGACTTTTTACCTACCATAGTTATAATATCTGAAACAGGATATAAAACATACAGTGGTAAAAGCCAAATAAAGAAATTATTAAAATAATTTGGTTTCTTAAAAATTAGTTATTATATTATAGAAATAAAATTTATACAAATGGAGTTATTAAAAAAATCAAATGGTAGTTTACCACGTACACAAGACGAAGTTAATCAAATGATTGACCAAGCTGAAAAAGCGTATGGTGAATTTCTCACAGCAGTAGGTTTTGACTATAAAGCAGATCGTCAAACTGAAGATACACCTCGTCGTGTAGCTAAAGCATGGTTAAAAGATTTAATCGTGGGTTCAATTACAGATGAACCAAATATTACAGTATTCCCTAATGACGATGGTTATGATGGATTAGTAATCCAATCAGGTATTCCTATTGTTAGTATGTGTGCACATCACAACTTAGCATTTACTGGATTTGCTACAGTAGCATACGTACCAGGTGAAAATGTAATTGGATTATCTAAATTAAATCGTATTGTAGAATGGTTTAGTCGTCGTCCACAAATGCAAGAGTCATTAACACAACAAATTCATGATTACTTAGCTACTAAAATGGATTGTCCCTCTGTAGCAGTAAGTATTGCTTGTAAACATACATGCTGTAGTTCAAGAGGAATAAAGCATAATTCAACAATGACAACTAACAAATTTTCTGGGGTATTTATGGATCCTAGTAACTTAATTCGTGAAGAATTTTTACACGCAATTGAAGTTAATGGAACTAAAATGAAATAATATGCAACCAAAAGAATCAAAATCAAGTAGACACTTTAAAATTAGCTTAATTAAATCAGCATTTAGAATAATAGCGGGTGCTGCTCTAGCAATGGGAAATTTATATATAGCAGGAGCAACGCTTGTAGTAGCTGAATTATTAGGTATTGTAGAAGAATTATAAAAATATAAGTTATGGAAAAAACAAATTATGTTCCATTTGTAAGTGAAGTAGAAATATTTAACGCTACAATGGGAAAACCAAACAATTACTCCCCTGTAATTCCAGAAGAAAAAGAATGGATGTTTGTGTATAATTTTATTCTTGAAGAATTAGAAGAATACAAACACGCTTGTGAAACTGGAAATATTGTTGAAGTATTAGATGCACTTTGCGATATCGCTTATGTATCAATAGGTAATGGAGTAATGTTACACGGTTTAAAAGATCAAATATTACCAGCATATGCTGAAGTGCAAGCATCAAATATGTCTAAAGCTTGTAAAACTGAAGAAGAAGCAATTGAAACCGTAAAAGTAAGAAGCGTTGAACAAAATGCTGATTGCTATTATGAAAAACAAGGTGAATTTTGGGTTGTGTATCGTACGTATGATCGTAAAGTAATGAAAAGTATAAATTACTTTAAACCAAATCTTAAACAATTTTTAAATAAATAAACATGACACAAGAAACAAGAAATGCAATTAATGCTTTAAAAGAAGTTATTTTTTCATCTAACCCAAATCCAAGATATGGAGCTATGATTGAAGCTTTAAACGCTTTAGAAGCAACATTACCTGTAGAAGAAGTAGTTGTAGCTAAATTAGAAGAAGTTAAAGCAGAAATTATCCATGAGATGCAAGAATTAGGTGCTACTGAAGAACAAATAGAAAATGTTGTAGAAGAAGTACAAGAAGCAATTGAGGAAGTAGTTACTCCTAAAAAGAAAACTACTAAAAAAACAACTGACACTCCAACAGTATAATTTAATTTAAAAACGGTTTTGTAAATAATGTATCAAAGTATATATTACGATAGAGAAGAAAAACAATATTATCTTAGAGATGATAAACGAGGATGGAAACAATTTCAATATTGGCCTACTTACTATTTCCCTCATGAAGATGGAGAGTTTGAAACTCTAGATGGTAATAGAGTAATGCCTACTAAAAAAATAGCTGACTGGAATGATGTTAGTTATTATGAAAAAGATGTAGACAAATGTACTCGATTGCTTGTAGATTATTATTACGAATCTGACGATACGCCTAATTATCACAATATCGTTTACCTGGATATTGAGTGTGAAATAGCAGGAGCATTGACTGAAGAAAGCATCAAAAATGCTCCTACTAAAATCACATCGGTAGCTCTATATGATAACAATAGTAAAAAATACTACTGTTTAATTCTAGATGAAACCAAATCAATGAAATCAGTAAGCGATGAAAGTAAAGAAGTAATTCCGTATCACACTGAAAAAGAATTATTACGTGGATTTTTAGATTTTTGGATTGAACTAGATCCAACAATCATTTCAGGTTGGAACAGTGGTTTCTTTGATATCCCTTATTTGTATTATCGTATTAGTAAGGTATTAGGAGAAGCAGTTGCTAATACTTTATCCCCACTAGGTAAAATTACATTTACACCTCAATTCCCAGAACAACCTGTAAACATAGCAGGTGTTAGTCACTTAGACTATTTATTATTATTTAAGAAATTTATAACAAAACAAGAACCGAGTTATCGTTTAGGTGACATAGGTACAAAATATGTTAAGTTAGGCAAAATTGATTATCATGGTTCGTTAGACAAATTATTTAAAGAAGATGTAAATAAGTTTATTGAGTATAATATTCGTGACGTTGAGATTATTGTTGAATTAGAAAAGAGTCAAAAATTTATTGATTTAACAGTTGCAATTGCTCACTTATGCCATACTGAATATGAACAAATATTCTTCTCAACGGTGTTAAATGAAGGTGCTATTTTAACTTACTTAAAACGTAAAGGTATTGTTTCACCTAATAAACCAACTACATACAATCCAGCTTTAAGAGAGTTAAAGGAAGAATATGCTGGTGGTTACCTAAAAGATCCGGTTCCGGGTTTATATGAGTGGGTTATTGACTTGGACTTTACATCACTATATCCTTCAATCATTCGTTCTCTTAATATGGGAATTGAAACATTAGTAGGACGTGTTGTAAATAGAGGTAAATTTGATAATCAATGGTCACTTAAAGAATTAAAGGAAATGGATCCTGAATTCGTTGTAACTATTGAAAAAGTAAAAAAAGATAAACGATTATCTCAAGCACAAATCACTGTAGGTAAATTAATCGAATTAATCGAAGGAAATGATTTATTAATTTCAGCACCCGGTGTTATGTTCCGTAAAGACAAAACAAGTGTAGTGTGTGAAATTCTATCTGACTGGTTTGCTAAACGTCAAGAATATAAAAAGTTGATGAAGAAAGCATACAAAGAAGATAAAGATCCGGTTATGGGCGAATTTTATAATCGCCGTCAACACGCATATAAAATTAAATTAAACGACGTTTATGGTGTATTCGCTATCAATAGTTGGAGATACACAGACGGAAATAAATTCATTTCTAAAGCAATTACTTTAACCGGTCAACGTTTAATCCAAGAATCTATCAAATTCACAAATGATTGGATAAATGAACAATTAGGTACCAAAAATAAAGATTACATTGTAACTTCAGATACCGATTCATTGTTTATTCAAGTTAAGGATTTAATATTAAAACGTAATCCAAGTCTAAAAAATGCACCACGTAACGAAATCACAGCTGAAGTATTAAAAGTAGCTACTGAAATACAAAAATTAGCAAATAATAATCTTCACATAATGGTTAAGGAATTATTTAATGTTGATTATCCTAACGAACCTCATTACTTTGAATTAAAACAAGAGGTTATACTTGAAAGGGGCTATTTCTCAGGTAAAAGAAGATATGCTCAATTTATTGTAAATAAGGAAGGTGTACCCGTAGAAGAACTAGACATGAAGGGCTTAGATCTAATGAAATCTAATTTTCCACCATTGTTTAGAGATTTTGGAGAACATATCCTTAAAGAACTTATGTTTGGTAAAACTAAATCTTCTATTGATAAACAAATTTTAGACTTTAGAACATCACTACGAACAGTAGAATGGGAAAAAATACTTAAACCAACTGGTTTAAAGAAATTAGAAGAATATATTGCACGGGGACCAAGTGCAGGTGAAATATTTTCTAAATTAGCACTAAAATGTCCTATTAATACTAAAGCAGCAATTTATTATAACGATATGCTTCGTTTTAAAAAATTAGATAAAAAATTTCCATGCTTTCAAATTGGTGATAAAATGTTTATTGCTTATTTAAAAGAAAATCCATATCAAATAGAGGTTATAGGATTCAACGGATACAATGATCCTCCAGAAATAATGGAATTTATTGAAAAATATATTGACCGTGATGGTATCTTTGAATCAGTTATGAAAAATAAATTAGAATCGGTTTATAGTGATTTAGGATGGGGTGCGCCGGTATTTAATAACAACGTAAGCAAGTTTTTCTCATTTGGCTAAGCCAAAAAAATTTATTATATTAATAGTATATGATTAGCAAATTAGATTTAGTATCCGTTATTTCAAAGTATTATTTGAACGGAATGAATGAAGCAGTTAGATGGGAAATTAAAGACGAAACAGTAAACATTAAATTTACTTCCCCTGCAAAAGAAATGATTGGTAGTGTTGTTTTCAAAGGAATGCCTCTTGAAGATTCAACTATTGCTATTAGTAATACTACTCAATTGATTAAATTGTTATCTATTACAAGTGGTTATTTAAAATTAGATTATGTTAAACAACATAAACTGATTGAAAAACTTATGGTAGCTGATAATCAATTTACACTTAATTATGCTTTAGCAGATTTGATGATTATTCCTAAAACAGGTGAATTGAATGGAGAAATTGCATTTAATATGGAAGCTGATTTAGACAATGAAAGTATCAATGCTATTGTAAAAGCAAAATCAGCATTAGCTGAAAGTGAAACTGTAGTAATTAAACCAACTTCAAACGATGATGGTGAATTTCAATTAGAATTGGAATTTGGTGGTAATGTAGAATATGCTAATAAAGTATCATTTTATATTCCTAATGTAGAAACTACAAACATACCAGATGAATTTAAAGTACATTACAATTCAAACATGATTAAAGAAATTATGTATTGTAATAAAGATATGGCATCAGGTCGTATTGCTATAAATTTAGATGGTTTAATGAAATTAGAGTTCGAGAACGATACTCTTAAAAGTACTTATTACCTTGTTGCAAATGAAATATAAGGCAACATATTTATAATATATAAACAAAGTTTTAAAAAATAGTCTATGAAATTACAAGCAGTTTACAATGCAATTATTGTAAAGCCCTTCGATGAAGAGGAAACAATGTACGGAAACATTATCGTTCCAGATTTAGGAAAAGAAAGAAATTTAAGCGGCACTATTGTGTCTGTAGGACCTGGTCAACATTCCATCTCAGGTGAACTTTTACCTACATTATTAAAAGTAGGTCAAAAAGTTATTTTACCCCAAATGGGACCTGTAAAAGTAGAACATGATGGTATTGAATATTATGTGTGCCCAGAAAACCAAGTATTGGCAATTATAAACGATTAAAATAAGTTATATGAGTAAAATTATAGAATTCGGCCCAGAAGCCCGTAGAAAGTTATCTAGTGGTGTTGACAAATTGTCAAACGCAGTAACCGCAACTTTAGGTCCTAATGGACGTAACGTTGTTATTTCAAAACCAGGTGAATACCCTCAATCAACTAAAGATGGTGTTACAGTAGCTAAAGCTATTACCTTAGAAGATCCAATTGAAGAATTAGGTGTTCAAATGGTTAAACAAGCAGCTATCAAAACTGCAGAAACAGCAGGTGATGGTACTACAACATCTACTTTATTAGCACAAGAAATGGTTAAACAAGGTTTAACTTATTTAAACAATGGAGCTAACGCTGTAGAAATTAAACGTAGTATTGATGTTGCTGTTAGAGATGTTTTAAAACATATTCGTGAAGAAATTAAAGAAAATATTTCATCTGAAGATCAATTAAAACAAGTAGCATCCATTTCAGCTAACAATGATCCAGCAATTGGAGAATTGATTGCAACGGCAATGCAAAAAGTAGGACGTGAAGGTGTTGTTCACATTGAAGAATCAAAATCAGGTGAAACGTATCTTGAAACAGTAGAAGGTATGCAATTTGATCGTGGTTATAAATCACCTTACTTTGTTACTGATAACAATACAATGTCTAGTACTTTAAATGATATTTTAGTTCTTATCTTAGATAAAAAAATTACTCAAGTAAAAGAATTATTACCTATTTTAGAAACAGTATCTGCTCAAAATAAATCATTATTGATTGTAGCTGAAGATATTGATGGTGAAGCATTAGCAACGTTGATCGTAAATAAAGCAAGAGGTATTTTAAAAGTATGTGCTGTTAAAGCTCCTGATTTTGGTGATCGTCGTAAATTAATTCTTGAAGATTTAGCTATTTTAACAGGTGGTCAAGTAGTTAGTTCTGAAAAAGGAATGAAATTAGATCGTTTTAATACTGATTGGTTTGGTAAAGCTAGAGTAGCTACCATTGATAAAGACAATACAACTATTGTTGATGGTAAAGGTGAAGAAACAGCAATTAATCAACGAATTGAAGAATTACAAATCCAAATTGAAAATGCAAAATCACCATTTGAACAAGAAAAATTACAAGAACGTTTAGCTAAATTCATTGGCGGTGTAGCAATTATTCACGTTGGTGGAAACACTGAAACTGAAATGAAAGAAACTAAAGATCGTGTTGACGATGCTTTACACGCTACAAAAGCAGCAATTGAAGAAGGTATTGTACCCGGTGGTGGAGTTACATTATTACACGCACGTAACGGTATTAATAACCGCGATACTATTGGTTCTAAAATCGTTTGGAATGCTTGTGCTGCTCCATTTAAGAAAATACTTGAAAACGCAGGTTACGAACCTGAAAATGTTTACAATGCTATCAATGCCGTTACAGGTGGTGATTATTGGTTCGGATGGGATTTAAAAGCAGAAACATTTACTGATATGAAAGAAGCAGGAATTATTGATCCAGCCAAAGTAACACGTTGCGCTTTAGAAAATGCAGCATCCGTAGCAGGAACAATTTTATTAACAGAATGTACTGTTGTTGACAAACCTGAAGAAAAGAAAGACCAACAAGGATTTGGAGACATGGGAGGAATGTATTAGATTCAACCAATGGCAAAGCAAGTAAAAGAAGTAAACATATTAATCGCTACAAGAGTTCCACCTTCTGATAGGTGGAAACTTGTAAGTGATGGTCCTGAGGGAACAATTTACAAGTCGCTTACTGAAACATTAGAAGCATATTTTCAAAAAACAAAAGAACCTTGTGAATTTAGATTAGCTCCTTTAAAAGGAGAGTTGTATATGATTACAACAAAAGAAGAAACAATAAAGCAAGATCCTCCTAAGAAATACAACATTTACGGAGATCATTAAGTTATAAAAATTAGTTATGAAACAACACACAATTTGGAACGAATTGTATAGGCCAACGACCTTAGAAGGTTATGTTTGTACCGAAGAGAACAGAGACAAATTTCAGGAATTTATTGATAAACAAGATATTCCACACTTATTATTTGCTGGTAAACCTGGCTCAGGTAAAACCACATTAGCAAAAATATTAGTTAATAACATTGATTGTGATTTTCTTTATATTAATGCTGCTGATGAAAGAAGTATGGATGTTATGAGAGAAAAAGTAGGTTCATTTGCTGCTGCTAGTAGCTTTAAACCACTTAAAATTGTAATACTAGACGAGGCAACTCATATATTGCAAGCATCTCAGGTAGTATTATTAAACATGATGGAAACGTATAGTTTAAAAACCCGTTTTATATTAACAGGTAACTATCCAGAACGTTTAATAGATCCGCTTCGTAGTCGTTGTCAGGAATTTGATTTACAACCACCATCAAAAAAGGTAATTGCTCAACATATTGACAATATCTTAAATAGTCAAAACATAGAACACACATTAGAAGATATTGCTGTTATAATTAAAAAATTCTACCCTGACTACAGACGAATTATTAACAGTTGTCAAAAATATACTGTAAATAATGTATTAAAATTAGATAACACAATCAATGTATCTAATGACTATAAACAGCAAATACTGGCCGAATTAAAAGCACCAAATGCTAAATCGTTTAATACACTTAGACAAATATTGGCCGACGCTGATTTAAATGATTATGAGGATTTATATCGATTTTTATATGATTCGTTAGGTGAATATTCTAAGAACAATGATGGTATTTTAATCATTTATATTGAAGAATACAAATTTCATTCATTATCAAGAGTAGACCAAGAAATATGTTTCATGGCTCTATTATCAAAAATATTACAAACAATTTCAAATAAAAAAGTACTATGAACCAACCAAAATTAAACATTGACATTAAGTCAACAACATCAATCACGTCTCCTGAAGGAAACAAATTATTTGCTGAAGGAGTTATTTTACGTAAAGTATCTAAATTTGTAGCTGGCACTCCAGAAGATGCAGTTATACCAGTACCAGTTTTTTATGATATAAAAACAGGAAATATATTAGTTGAAATGTTACCTAAAGAATTAAGAGAAGAATTTAGCAATGACAATATTTGATTGGCTTAAACAAATAACAGGAGAGAAACGTAGATGGGAATTATTTACAGAAGTTGAAAAGGAGTCATTTAACCCTTATATGACTCATCGTTTCATCAGTATGTATGAAGGATATATTAATATAGCAAATTACATTCAAACCATACCATACACCGAAAAAGAAAAAATCTATAAAATCTATTGCGACATGATTCCGAAAAAAAATGTTTTTTTAAAGTACATTAAGTCATCTAAAAAACGTACCCCCGACACTCTTTTACAGTACATTGCTAAAGAATATACCGTTTCGCTTGGAGAAGCCGAAGAATATTCGTATATTCTAGGTAAAGCTGGCATTATTCATATTCTACATAAACATGGTGTAGATGAAAAAGAACAGAAAAAATTATTAAAAGACTTAATTCTATGACAAAAAACAATGAGTTATATCCTTACTCATATGAGAATCAAAATGCAATAAAAGCATTTGAAGAAACATATCCTACATTAGCTGAAGAATTTAAAAAAATTCAAACCGAACAATACGCTTTGTTTGCTAAAAAAATGATGGATTACGGAATTGGAAATATTGCTTTAGGATCAGATTTATCAGATGCTGAAGATGTAAAATTCTCAATTATGGGAATTTGGTTGCGTTGCAGTGATAAAATTAACCGCCTAAAAAACTTACTTAAAAATGGTAAGAATTATGTTGGTGGAGAAGGAATGATTGATAGTTTTATAGACATTGCTAATTATGGAATTATAGCAATGATGGTTTTACGAAATAAATGGAAAAAATAAAATGCCCTCAAGTTTACACGATTTAAAAGAAGCTATATTTGAACACATCAGAACGATGGTGTTAGAACATTTACCTCAACGATATAAAATATTAGATGTAGGTCCAGGAATAGGTATTTATGGAAGTAATTTAACAGATTTAAATATAGATGCTGTTGAAATTCATGAACCCTATATTGAAAAATATAATATTAAAAGATATTATAAAAATGTATTTGTAGGAGATATTACTGAATTTGATATAGACGATTATGATTATATCATTATGGGAGATGTTTTAGAACATATTCCGGTTTGGAAAGCTCAAAGATTAATCCAATCAATTACTGAAAAAAATATTAAGTGTTTAGTTGCTGTTCCTTATTTATGTCCCCAAGACGCAGTTGATGGAGTAGAATCAGAAATACATTATCAATGGGATTTAACTCCTAGAGTTATGAAATCAAGGTATCCTGAATTAGAATTATTTTTAAGTACTAACCATGTAAACGGATACGCTTACTATACAAATTACCATACATTCAATAAGTTTTGAGTAAAAAGAAAAAGGTTATACCCGCAATAATAAAGGAAGTCAGACAACGTACTTTTTTACCAATTGAATATGCATATCAAAAATCGATATCATTTAGTCAGTTGTCTGTATTCCGTAGTTGCCCTCGTAAATGGTCTTTACAATATAAAGATGGACATTATACTTCAGAACAGTCTATCCATATGACGTTTGGTACAGCATTACATGAAACATTACAACATTATATAATTACATTGTATGAAGTAAGTGCTGCTGAAGCTGATCGACTTGATTTAGAGACTTATTTTGAAGATAAATTAGGTGAGGTTTATAGAAAAAGTTATGAGGATAATAAAAAAATTCATTTTAGTAATCCTAGTGAATTAAGAGAATTTTATAACGACGGGGTTGAAATTTTAAAATATATTAAGAAAAAAAGAAATACTTATTTTAGTAAAAAGGAATGGAGTTTAGTAGGTTGTGAATTACCTATTCAACTAACACCTAATCCACTTTACAAAAATACAATTTATAAAGGTTATTTAGACTTAGTTTTATATCATGAACCAACAAATAAAATCAAAATTATTGATATTAAAACATCAACTCGTGGTTGGAGTGATATAAATAAAAAAGACGAAGATAAACAGTTCCAATTAATATTATATAAACAATACTTCAGCCAATTATACAATATCCCTATTGACAATATTGAAGTAGAATTTTTTATAGTCAAACGAAAGGTACCTGAAGTAAGTGATTTCCCTATTAGACGAGTTCAAATATTTGAACCAGCAAGCGGTAAAGTAAAATTGAATAAAGCGACAAGCGCTGTAAAAGAATTTATCGAAGAAGTATTCAATATAGATGGAACTCATAAAGATAAAAATTACCAACCTCAACCAAGCAAACACAATTGTTCATTTTGTCCTTTTAAAGATAAAAAAGAACTTTGCGATAAGGGTTTGACTTTATAAGAATCCTAATATATTTATATACGATAACAAAATTAAATTTATGAGCAAAAAAGACATGACATTGACCTCTGTAAAGGTACAGAGCGAGTTATTCGAGAGTTTTAAAATCGCTTGTGTTAAGTACAAATTTTCCTTGCAAAAACTTGCCGACCGCACTATTCATTTGTATCTTACTGATGAGAATTTTAGAAAACAAATTCACAATCACAACAATATAGACACAAAAGATTAATTAAAAACAACTAAAAAAAGTTATATGAATTCAGAGTTTATGTATTTGCCTCCCGAGAAGAGGAAAAAAATTCTCCTAATCACAGACGATATTCGAGTACACTCAGGTGTAGCTACAGTAGGTAGAGAAATCGTTTTACACACAGCACAACATTTTAATTGGGTTACTTTAGGGGGATCTATTAAACACCCCGAATCCGGTAAACGTTTTGATTTATCCCAATCTACCAATGACACTACAGGATTAAAAGATTCATCAGTTATGATTTATCCAGTAGATGGATATGGCAGTCCCGAATTAATACGTAGTATTATTGATTTTGAAAAACCAGATGCTATAATGTTGATCACTGATCCTCGTTATTTTATTCATATTTTTCAAATTGAAAATGAAATTCGTAAAAATATTCCTATAGCATATTTGAATATTTGGGATGATTATCCAGCTCCACTTTATAATAAAGCATATTATGAAGCGTGTGATTTATTAATGGGAATTTCTAAACAAACAGTTAATATTAATAAATTAGTTTTAGGTGATAAAGCTAAAAATAAAGTTATTAGATATGTTCCTCATGGTTTAAATCATAATATGATGAAACCGTTAGATAAAGATAATGTTGATTTAGTTAAATTTAAAAAAGCATTATTTGGAAATAAAGAATATGATTTTGTTTTATTTTTTAATTCTAGAAATATTAGACGTAAACAAATTCCTGACACAATGTTAGCTTATAAATTGTTTATAGATCAATTACCTATTGAACAAGCTAAAAAATGTGCTTTTGTTTTACATACTGAAATAGTAAGTGAACATGGAACTGATTTAGAGGCAGTTAGAGAATTATTATTAGAAGGAGAACAATATAATGTTTATTTTTCTAGCAATAGATTCAGTACAGAAGAAATGAATTTATTGTATAATTGTACTGATGCTCAAATTTTATTAACATCAAACGAAGGATGGGGATTAAGTTTAACAGAAGCTATTTTAGTAGGTAATCCAATTATCGCTAATGTAACTGGTGGTATGCAAGACCAAATGCGTTTTTCCGTTGATGGTGGATGGATTGATTTTGATGCTGATTTTCCTTCAAACCATAATGGTACTATTAAAGAATGTGGTAATTGGGCTTTCCCAGTATTCCCAACTAATAGATCGATTGTTGGTTCGCCTCAAACTCCTTATATTTGGGATGATAGATGTACAGCTGAAGATGCATCTGCTCAAATCATGAATGCTTATAAATTAGGTAGAGAAGAATTAAAACGTAGAGGATTAGAAGGCAGAGAATGGGCGTTAGGTGCTGAAGCTGGTTTTACTGGTGAAATGCAAGGTAAACGTGTTATTGAAGCTTTTACAACTTTATTTAATACTTGGAAACCTAGAGAAAAATATGAGCTGATAAATACCAATGACACAAAAGAAAATGTTATAAACCATAAAATATTATACTAAAATGAAACCATTATTTGTTATATCTTGCCCCTTCGACACATACTCAGGTTACGGTTCCCGTTCAAGAGATGTTATTAAAGCTATTATTGAATTAGATAAATACGATGTTAAATTACTTTCCCAACGTTGGGGTTCTACACCTTGGGGATTTTGTAAAGATAATTCTGAATGGAGTTTTTTATATAATCATGTATTAGACCAAGCTCAAATGAGTAGACAACCTGATATTTGGATGCAAATTACAGTTCCAAATGAATTTCAACCAGTAGGAAAATATAATATTGGTGTTACAGCAGGTATTGAAACTACAATTTGTGCTCCTGAATGGATTGAAGGAATTAATAAAATGAATTTAACTTTAGTTTCATCTGAACATTCTAAAAAAGTATTTGAAACTAGTAAGTTTGAAAAAAGAGATAAAAATACAAACGCACTTCAAGGATTAATTGAACTACAAAAACCAATTGAAGTATTATTTGAGGGTGCTAATACTGATATCTATAAAATAATAGAACAAAACCAAATCAAAACAATTGATTTATCTTCAATTAAAGAAGATTTTGCTTACCTATTTGTAGGTCACTGGTTGCAAGGTGATTTAGGTGAGGACCGAAAAAACGTTGGTTTATTGGTTAAAGCGTTCTATGAAATATTTAAAAATAAATCGAAGAAACCGGCCTTAATATTGAAAACAGCCATAGCTGGTTCATCATACATCGATAGAGAAGAAATTCTTAAACGTATTAAGATGATTAAGAAAACAGTTAATTCTAAAGATTTACCAAATGTTTATTTACTAATAGGTGATTTTTCAGATGAAGAAATGAATGAATTGTATAATCATTCTAAAGTAAAAACAATGGTTAATTTAACTAAAGGTGAAGGTTTTGGACGTCCATTACTTGAATTTAGTTTAGTTAAAAAACCTATTATTACTTCAAATTGGAGTGGACATACTGATTTCTTAGAAAAAGAATTTAACATAATGTTAGAAGGTCAATTAACTAATGTTCATCCAAGTGCTGCCAATGAATTTTTACTTAAAGATAGTCAATGGTTTTCTCCAGATCAAGGTCAAATAGGTTATTATTTAAAAGATGTATTTGAAAATTATAAAAATTATCTAGAAGGAGCTAAACGACAAACCTATAGAAGTAAACAGAAATTTAGTTGGAATGAAATGAAAAATGAAGTTAATAGTTTATCAAATAAGTATATTCCTGAATTTCCTAAAGAAATAAAATTAAAATTACCTACTCTTAACAAAATTGAATTACCTAAAAAATAAATAAAATGGATAACTTAACAATATGTGATCGTTGTGGATCAGACGCTTGTTTTGTAAATGAAATTCCTACATCCGATGGTGGTGCTATTAAAACGCACCACTGTATGGGATGTGGTTTTACTACAAACTCATTGATGAAAGAAGGAGAAGTATTTTACAATGAACAAAAAGAAATATTACCTGAAATTTATCAATCATTATTTCATACCGACTTAGAGGGTAAAATATGGATGCCTTCAGCAGTAAATTTACCCCAAAGTGGAATGGTATTTGCTAATGGAAATAAAGCAACTAATTGGAAATGGTCAGCGGTTAAAGCAGTTCCTGTTACTGAAGAAGAGAAAGAAAAATATCCAATTAAAGGAAAAGAAGGTCAATATTATGAATGGAGAATGGATATGACCACTATCAAACATTTTGATGAAAAAGAATATATGGATGCCTTAAGCTATATAGGAGTAATCCCTGAATAATTTAAAAAATAAACTAACATGCAAGAAAGAAAGTATTTACCAACATTAAGTGAATTAGTAGATAGATTATCTATTACACAATTAAAAGAAGTATTCATTACAGATCATAAAGAAGAATACGCAAAAGAAATTTCAGACATAGTTCATGATATTCAACTATTTTTAGATGAAAATAAAACAGAACCTATTACAGCTGAAACTATTAGAGCAATCGTTGTTTTATCTCAAATGAATTTACATATTTGGCATAATGAATCCAATTATCGTAAAGGTATTAAAGATGGTAATAACTTAGAATTAACCCATGGATTAAATGGGATTCGAAACACAGCAAAAAATAAAATCCAAGAAGTAGTAGGTGGTCGTAAAGATTATAAAATCGATTGTTTAGCTGCTGAATTTAAAGATTGGGAAATTAGTTGGTAATTTAAAAAAAAGGTTGTATATTTAATAATATGAAAATAAGTTACGCTATACTAACACACAATGAAGGTCAATACATTGAAACATTATTATCCTTCTTAACCAATAACAAACGTCCTCAAGATGAGATTGTTGTTGTAGATGATTTTTCTAAAGATGAATTAACAATTCAAATATTAGATAAATATAAATCACAGATTATCCTAGACTATAGAGTATTTGATGGTGACCATACCCAGAAAAACTATTTAAACAGCTTATGTACTGGAGATTATATTCTCCAGTTAGATGCGGATGAATTAATATCTGAAGATTTAATTAATGTTCTTCCTACTTTATTAGAAGATAATTCTGAAATAAATTTATTTATAATGCCTCGTATTAATACGGTTGAGGGATTAACTCAAGAATGGATTCAAAAATGGGGTTGGAATGTTAATGAAAAAGGATGGGTTAATTTTCCTGATTGGCAAATGAGATTATATCGTAATAGTGATACTATAAAGTGGGATGGATTATTACATAGTAAAATTGATGGATATAAAACATATGTTACTCTTCCTCCTGAAGAAATTTATTGTATAATACATCCTAAACAATTAGACAGACAAATTACTCAAAATAATCTTTATGATAAGATAGAAGCTAATGGTCGTCAAAAATATAAAGTATGATATTAAAAGATATTATTAATAAAAGCTATTATGGTACTGTAGGTTATATAGGTAGTGAAGAAGATATAGATCGTTTAGAACAATACATTAATCTTAACCTACCTATTTTATCTCAGTTTAAAGGAATAATAAGTGCTACTACTTTTAGTCAAGATAATCCTCAAGACTTATACGATAAATTATATAAAGTATGGGAAAAATATTTTCCTGATTCTAAAAATATAAATAACGGTATTAGTAGAGGCCATTGTTTTGGAGCGGCCGACAACGATAACAGTATAATAGATTATTGTAAATCAAATCAAATAGATTGGGTTTGTAAAAGTGCTTATGATATTGCTTTATTTGAGGAATGTTTGAATATACAAATAGAAGATGCTGATTTTTATTATTTAGAAGGAATTAGTAAACATAATATATTAACTAACAGTTCAAATTTTGAAGCTTTATTTAATAACCATTATTCACCTCAAACAAATTTTTATTTTATAAATACTTCTAAGGTAGATTATTTAAATAGTAAAAGTTATATAGATGAAAGTCATTATTATTCTTTAAAAATACCAAACTATAGTGGAAAAATATGGGAATATATTGAAGGATGGAGTAATGAAAACTTATTAAAATATTGTACTGTAAGAAACGGATTAAAAAAACAACATTTAGCAGATAAAACAAAATATAAAAAATTATATGATGCTGTAATAATGTACGAGGTATGGGATCCTTCCCATAAAAATATAGTAATTAATGGTATATGCCATTATCATTACCCTGATGAAAAAATAATTAATATATGAAATATTCTTATAAAAATCTTAAAGACGTACCCTTAATTGAACCCGATATTTTCTATGACCATAGAGGAGAGTATGTAGAAACATTCAATTCAGAATACTATAAAGTATTTGGTGATATTGAATGGAAACAAGATAGTTTTAGTACATCTGTTAAAAATACACTACGTGGATTACATGGCGACTCTAAAACATGGAAATTAATTCAATGTTTAAAAGGATCTATAATACTAGCAGTAGTAGACATGCGAGAAAATAGTTCTACTTATTTAAAACATGATTTATTTTATCTTAATGAAAAAAATAGACATCAAGTATTAGTACCTCCAATGTTTGCTAATGGACATTATGTTATAGAAGATTGTATTTTTAGTTATAAACAATCTACTCTATATACCGGAGCACAAAACCAATTTACCGTAAGATGGGATGATCCAGAATTGAATATTTTTTGGCCTAATCAATCTCCTATATTATCATCAAGAGATAAAAACGCAAACTTTTTAAATTTAAAAAACATATGAAAATATTAATCACCGGAGCTGCAGGTTATTTAGGATCAGTTTTAATTGATCATTTATTTACTAAACATGATAATATGTTTGATAAAATAATCGCTGTAGATAATTTAATGTATAAACAAACATCTTTAAGTCATTATTGTCATCGTGATAAATTTGAATTTCACAAATTAGATGTTCGTAATTATGATAAAATGCTTCCTTTAGTACAACAAGCAGATGTTATTATCCCTTTAGCTTGTATTGTTGGAATGCCTGCTTGTAAAAAATTTCCTGAATTAACAGTAGCAACTAATCAGGAGGCAATTGAGTGGTTAGCTAAAGTAACTCGTCCTGATCAAAAAATAATTTTTCCAACTACAAATAGTGGATATGGAATAGGTCAAGAAGGAATTCATTGTACTGAAGAAACTCCACTAACACCTATTTCTCTTTATGGTGTAACTAAAGTACAAGCTGAAAAAGCATTATTAGATAATGGAAATGCTGTTACTTTTAGATTAGCAACAGTATTTGGAATGTCTCCAAGAATGAGACTAGATTTATTGGTAAATGATTTTACTTATAAAGCATATAAAGATAATTATATAGTATTATTTGAATCTCATTTTAAACGTAATTTTATTCATATTAGAGATGTAGCTAAAACATTTGTATTTGCTATTCATAATTTTGATAAAATGAAAGGCCAAACATACAATGTAGGTTTAAGCTCAGCTAACATTAGTAAAAAAGAGTTATGTGATGCTATTAAAATATTTATTCCTGATTTTTATATTGCTGAAAGTGAAATAAATGAAGATCCAGATAAACGAAATTATATAGTAAGTAATGATAAATTAGAATCATTAGGATGGTATCCTGAATATGATTTAAAAACAGGTATAGCTGAATTACTTAAAGCTTATCCAATAATAGAAAATTCAAACAATAATTTTACAAACCTATAACATGAAAGAATCAGTACAAGAATTATTTGAAAGATGTATTTATTATACACTTTCTCAAGAACCTAGAGATAGTGATTGGCATTTAATGACTTTATTTTCTTTAGTACTACAAAATAAAAGTAAAAATATTTTAGAATTAGGTGTTCGTTATGGTGATACAACAGAACCTATGATTGCCGGTGCCTCATTAACGGGAGGTAAAATAACATGTGTTGATATTGATCAAACACTTTGGACATGTCCTGAAGATTTAAAAGATATCTATACCTTTATAAAATCAGATACTATTAAATTTCTTGAAGAAGCAGTAGCACGAAATGAATATTATGATTTCATTTATATTGATGATTGGCATACTTATCCTCATGTTAAAAGAGAACTTGAATTAGTTGATCAGCTTTCAGATGAAAAAACAATTATAGTACTTCATGATTTAATGGGTAGTAAATGTGCTCCTGATTATTATAATCCAATAAGTGCCATAGGTACTGAATGGGATGAAGGTGGTCCTTTTAGAGCAGTCAATGAATTAGATTTAGCTAAATGGGAATGGATGACTATTCCTGTAAATAATGGATTAACATTATTGAGAAAACGTTCTAAAGTATTAGATTTTTAATGAAAAAAGTATTAGTAACAGGAGCAAGTGGATTCGTAGGTAGGCATTTAGTGCCTGCCTTAGAAAATTTAGGATATGAAGTTATAAAACTAAATTCTCTTAATTTTCCAGATATGTGGAATATACAAGAAAAAATAGATTATATAGTTCATTTAGCTGTTAAAACAGCAGCCGGAGGATATTGTCAACAACACCCAGGTGAACAATATTTAATTAATACTAGTATAAACATAGATATGTTATATTACTGGCAACAATTTCAACCTCAAGCAAAAATGATTACTTTTGGTTCTTCTTGTGGATATAGTGATAATGTACTTAAATTCGAAGAAAATTATTTAGAAGGTGAACCTGAAACCGGTTATGAAGTATATGGTAATGTAAAACGTAATTTATTAATTGGGTTAAGGGCATTAAACAAAGAATATAACATGGATTATAGTTACTTAATTCCTTCTGTATTTTATGGCCCGGAATATGATTTACATGATAAACATTTCATATTTGATCTAATCAGAAAAATAGTAAATGCTAAAAATACCGGTGAAAAAGTAGTGTTATGGGGTACTGGAGACCAAACTAGAGAACTTATTTACATAGAAGATGCAATTGATCTAATTCTCCAATCACTTACTTGGAAAAGCAAAATAATTAACTTATCGTCAGGTAAGGCTTATTCGTTAAAAGAATATGCTCAGACAATTTGTAATATAGTAGGGTATGATTTTAATTTAATAGAATGGGACGTAACGCAATTTGTAGGTTCCCGTAGTAAAAATTTAATTAATAACCAATTATACGATTATAAATTTACACCATTAAAAGATGGTTTAATAAAAACAATAAAATATTATGAAGATAGGAGTAGTAGTAGTAAATAGAAATGATGGTTACAAAGATTTTGAACGTGGGTTAATCCATTTCAAATCAATGTTAGATACTTTTGATGAAGTAACTTATATAGATTGGAACTCTCCTAATGGTTCATTTTTATGGGAAATAAAAGATCAATTACCCCAAACAGGTAAAATAAAACACTTTGTAATCCCCCCAGAAATAGTATCTCAAATTATAGTTCATCCTAAAGCCCAACAATGTAATGAAGGTTTAAGTAGAAATATTGGTATTAAACGAAGCGAATGTGATTGGGTTGTTTCTACTAATATTGATATTATTCCTCCTAAACGAGAAGATTTAGTTAAATTAATTGAAACTTTAGACCCAAATACTTTCTATACTATTTCAAGAAGAGAAGCACCAAAAGAAATAGTTTATAAGTATGGACATGAAAATTGGAAACAACTTCAAGAAGAATTATATAATACAATTCCTGAAAGACATTTTCCAGCAATGGTTTGTCCTAACGACCATTATAGTTTAATTAATTGCTGTGGGGATTTTCAACTTGCTCCTAAACACGTTTGGGAAGGTATAAGAGGATTTGAAGAAGAAATGGTATTCGCTTGTTTTGTAGATACTAATGCTCAGAAAAAAGCAAAATTAAAAGGATATGGGTTAGAAGTTTTATATAATCCTCCCTTATTTCATATGGAACATGGTGCCTACTATACTAAAGAAGATGGAACACGAGTATCAGATCCAACAAATAAAGGTTCATTTAAAGGTGATGATAAAGCGTATAATGATGTTTGGCAGTATGTTGAATTTTTTGAACAAACTGATAACAGTGAAAATTGGGGATTAGGAAATATTGAAATTGAATTTGAAAAAATATAAAATATGAAATACGGCTTTTATAGAAAAAACGACCCCAATCAAGAAATCATAGATAAAACAATTAGTTTTTCTAGATTATCAGCAGCAAAATTCTTTGCACAACGTAAAGGACTAGCTTTAAAATTATTTTTAGGTATTTACGGTGTAAAGAAAGTATAATGGACATTAAAAAATTTGGACAACGATTAAAATTAGAAGAATCTAAGACAACAAAAGTACTTAAGGAAAAAGAGGTATTTATAGAAAATATTAGTATATTAGAAGAAATACTACAACGCTCAGATAAATTATTTAATGGTTATAGTATAGATTTATACATGTACGAAGAACCATTTTTACAAATTATTGAAAATCTATTTTTACTTAAATATGGAGAAATAATAAGTGAAATTGTGTTTTGGTATTTATATGATAGAAAAGATGATGATGGAAATATTTACCCTTTAGTACTTGAAGAAGAAGATAAAGAACCGGTAGATATAATTTTAAAAACACCTACCGATTTATGGAAATTTATAAATAAAAATTTAAACAATACAAAATAAGTTATGGAAACAGCAGTACGTTATTGCAAATGCGGAGTTCAAATACCTGCAGCAAGATTAAAAATTCTACCAAATACACACACTTGTGTTAATTGTTCGGATATTAAAACTAAAAAACCCGTTATCGTACAACGTGGAGAAGGTGATCACACTTATACTGAAACATTATTTTTAGAACATGAAGATTATGTCCAATACGTTGAAGAAGAAACTAAATTAAGAAAACGAATGGGTATTTCAACTAAAGCAGAATTATTAGATTTTGATAACGAAGTACCAATCCCAACTAGAGTACCAGATATCGATTCAGACAAAATTAAACAATAATGCCTAAAGCCAAACACTTTGAAAAGCAACAGATTTTAGCAGCAATGGCTAAAACAAAATCTAATAAAAGTGCAGCCCGATATATGAATTGTAGTTACATACATTACAAAAAATGGGCACAGTTTTATAAAGGTGAGGACGGCAGAAGTTTATTTGAAATACACAAGAATCAAGCCGGTAAAGGCATTCCTAAATTCCTAAGCAATACTCCATTCGGACGTAAAGAGCCTGCGTTGCTTGATATCATTGAAGGTAGAGTTGATGCATCCCATTTCAATCCCCAAAAGATCAAGCATAGAATGATTGAACAGGGGTACTTAAAAGAAGAATGTAATTTATGCGGTTTTAAAGAACGTCGTGTACTTGACTATAAAGTACCGCTAATGATGCATTTTAAGGACGGAAATAAACAACATTATAACCTAGGCAACGTAGAAATGTTATGTTATAATTGTACGTTTCTTACGGTTGGGGATTTATTTACTGGTAAACAAATTGAAAACATGGAAGACCATGTACCTAAATCAGGTGGACAACCAGATTGGGAAGTAGATGATTATACACAGCAACGCTTAAAAGAATTAGGATTATACGATTCAAAACCAGTGGACGACGGTTCGGAATTTATCTCAAGAAGCTAAATATTTATGATAAAGTTTCGATATGAAAAAGAATAAAAAATCGAAAAAACATAATGAGATAATTCGTGATTACGAAGGACAGAAATCTAAACAACTGGAAAGATTAGCAACTAAAATGTTAGAAAACGAAGAAAAGTTTGCTAAATTAAAGGGTAAAGAAACAAGTTTGAAATTCCTAAAATTATTTTAAAATGGCACTAGAATTAACAGTGAATAGCGTAGATGAATTTCAAGAAATGGTTGATAGTAAAGATTTTAAAATATCCGAATCAATTGTAAATTCAATTTTAAGTAACTTAAACAGTAAAAAAAATCATATTCATATACTTTCAATAAATGTACTAGAAGAAGGATCAACATTAGATTTAACACTTGAAAGAAAATTCTTTATAGAAACATTAGAAGAAAACATTAAGTATTTTATTGAACAAGAAAGATATGAAGATTGTCAAAAAATAGTAGAAGCAATAGATAAATTAAAAACAAAAGAAAAAAAGGCAAGTAAAAAGTAATGGCAAAAGCAGTTTCAAACTCTAACAAAGTTACATTTGGTGCTCGAAAAAGAGGCAAAGCACAAAAGAGTTATAACAAGCACACTCCAAGACCAAAACGTTATAGAGGTCAAGGCAGATAAAACACATATGAATCCTAAAAAAAATCAACAGACCATAACGGCTATGGAAACCTTCATGTCCCTTCCCGATGAATTATTGATAGAGATGATCAATAAAGACCCGGAAGGGATAGAGGTTATATGTCTCGCGCTAGGAATTGAATTAAATAACATAAAATATACGAAAAAATCCAAAATAGGGTTGGATAGGTAAAAAAACGGTCGTATATTTACGTAAATAATAAAGGTCATGCCATTAATTCAATTCACAAATTTAAACAAATACGGTACACTACGAAAACGTATAATGTACACCCCAGCAATGCCCTTTAGATTTAATCCTAAAGGATTAGGATCATTTGTATCTGTTACAATTTTCAAGTACAGATATGAACATTATATTCCTCCAACTTTATTCAATGCAAATGATGGTAAAAGATATATCTTACCAACTTGGCAAGAAGTATTACCTGAAACTACTATATCAGATATAGAATGGGTTAAAATGATTTTGACTGATGGAGTGAAAGTAAAAGCAAAAGAAAAAATAGAAGAAAATACCTTCAAATTTGAATCTAAAAGCGATCCAGGTTCATTTTATACCGTTACTAAAAAAGGAGACAAATATAAATGTACTTGCCCTGGAAGTTTCAGAGCAAAAGATAGAGAGTGTAAACATATAAAACAAATAAAAAATGGCTAAAAGAGGAAGACCCGCAGAAATCGAAGTAGTAGAAAAACCATCTAAGTATGAAGTTAGATATGAAAATGAAGACTCAACTGAAGTTTGGAAGTACAACACTAAATTAAATGCAACTGGTCCTATTGAAGTGGTTATCACTTACAAAGGCGATGCTGTTAAAAAATGGGGTACTAAACTTAAAGAAGCAAAAGCAATTAAAAAAGCTGCCAATCAAATGAAAAAAATTGAGGCAAAACAAACAGCTAAGAAAACAGGTAAACGTGGCCGACCAAAAAGAATGTAATATGAAAACAATAGTACTAGGAGATATCCACGGATTGGATGTATGGAAAAAAATAGTTAAACATGAAAATGCTGATAGAGTAATTTTCATAGGTGATTATTTTGATTCATTTGATATCCCACATTCAGATCAAATAAATAACTTTTTAGATATCATTGAATACAAAAAATCAAGTGGTAAAGAAGTTATCATGTTAATTGGTAATCATGATTATCATTATATGAATGGTATTAATGAGACTTATTCAGGATTTAAAGCAGGTTATAAACCAGCTATTTCAGCTATATTAGAAGAAAATAAAGAACACTTACAAATGGCTTATCAGATGGGTGAGTTTTTATTTACACATGCTGGTGTAAGTAATGATTTCTTAAGTCAATTAAAAAAGATCTTGTTTGAGGATGAAATTAAGGTTGAAGGTATAGCTGACTTTTTAAACTTAGCATTTGAACATAAACCATTATTATTTGGTTTTGGTAAATTCAAAAATCCAGAGTTTAATATAGACCCATATGGTGATGATAAAGAACAATCTTGTATATGGATTAGACCAAGATCATTATTTAAATCTAATCATGATACCTTAAGAAAAGAAGTCATTCAAGTAGTGGGACATACAGGTATAAAAGAAATGGATATTAAAGGTAAAGCAACAGGTAATAGATATTTTCTTATAGACTGTTTGGAAACGTCAGGAGAATATCTTATCATTGAGAACGGAATTATAACAAGTAACTCACACAGAAACTATGAATAATCAAGAAGATTTAGACTATATCAGTCGCAGAGATGATTTTGTAAGAACAATGCGTAAGCAGAATTTCCTAATGGAAATGGGTTTTTATCGTGAAAGCAAAATCAAAGGTAAACGAGGTAGAAAACCTGCACCTTCAAAACGCATAGCAAACATAGACAAATCAAACCCAAGAAATCACTTATCACCACATTTTACAATATGAAATTATACGATAGCAAATATAATATTTTAGGTATAATAGGCGGCACTCACTCTTGTGGTGTTGCTTATGTTGAAAAAGGAAACGTAGTAGCCGTTTTAGAAGAAGAACGTTTAACACGAGTTAAACCTTGGAAAGATTTTGAAGCTGATTTTTGGCGTTATCCACTTCAAGGTTTACAATTATTAAAAATAAAATACAATGTTGATTTTGATAAGATTGATTATGTTACAAGTTTTTTAGAATATGATGTCATAAAAAACATGTTGAAGTCAACAATTGGATTTGACTTACCTGAAGATAAATTTATTAAAACAGAACATCATGAAACACATTGTGCTTTAGCTTATTATTTATCTGGATTTAAAGATGATACCTTAGTTATAGCAATTGACGGTAGTGGAGAATATCATAGTTCCAAATATTATTTAGGCAGTAACGGTGAAATGAAATACATTGATGGAATTAGTATTTATCAAAATTCATTAGGTATGTTTTATGCTGCTATAACTGAATTATTAGGATTTAAACGTCTTAAAGATGAAGGTAAAGTAGTTGGAATGGCTGCGCATGGTGAATTAATGAAAGATATCTACGATGCTTTAGATAAAGTAGTTACAATTGAAGGATTACAAACCAATAAATCATTCTACCCAGGTTCAGATAGTGCTGGTGGAGATGTATTTTTAAATACTTATAAGAATTTCTTTGAAGTAGTAGGAAGTAGATGTTGGAAAAATCCTCAAACCATCAAAAATATAGCTTATACAGCACAATTATTATTTGAAAATAAAATACTCGAATTAGTAGATAATATTCATAAAATGTACCCTGATGTTAAAAAATTAGCATTGTCCGGAGGTATATTTGCTAATGTTAAGTTAAATAAAAAAATAAATGAGTTAGATTGGGTTGATGAAGTATTCATTACACCGCCGATGGGCGATGAAGGATTAATGTTAGGTTCTATAATATTAGCAATGAAACAACTACATCCTCATTTTCATGTAACTAAATTACCTAATGTTTATTTTGGAAATGAATACAGTGAAGATGAAGTAAATAATGCTGCTAAATCAATTTTAGGTACTTACAACTATATTCCTTACAATATTGATTTTATTACTAGTTTATTATTAAATAAGAAAATATTAGGTTTATATCAAGGTAAAAGTGAACATGGGCCTAGAGCATTAGGTAACAGAACAATTATGTGTGATGCAACTCACCCTGAAACATATGATATAATCAACGGTAAATTGCAACGTAATGACTATATGCCATTTGCTCCTGCTGTTTTAGATGAAGATGCAAGTAAATTATTCCAAATCAAAAAATCAGCTTATACAGCAGAATTTATGACAATGTTATATGATACTAATCCTGAATGGGCTGATAAATTACCTACAGTAACACATCCTAAAGACAAAACAGCACGTATTCAAATTGTAACTGAAGATAGTAATTTAATGTTTCATCAAATACTTAAGTCATATAAAGAAAAAACAGGATTTGGATGTTTAGTAAATACATCATTCAATATTCATAACGAACCAATAGTAGATAAACCTGAAGAAGCATTTACACATTTGAAAAATGATATAATAGATTATTTAATAACCCCTTACGGAATTTACAGCAAATAAAATTATGGCACGACAACACATTGTAGAAAAACTAAACGCAGTACCCTTTAATCCAAATCTTGAATTCACTCAAGAAGAAATTGAATACATGGTAAAAAGATATTTATCATCTCACTCTAAAAGTAAGGTTGGAGATATCAAACTTCATCATTATATTGATAACAATAAAGAAAAAATTGGATTAAAAGCAACTTTAAAACCTAAACAATAATGGAAGCAATATTAAAATTCAATCTACCTGAAGACAATGATAGTTTTGAATTAGCAACTAAAGCATCAGGTATGTTTCATGTTTTATGGGAAATGGATAGGTATTTAAAGCAACATACTAAATATGCTCCTGATGATATGAATGAAGAGGCTTATAAAGCATATACAAATTGTAGAGAAACACTTAATGAACTTATGTCCCAAGAAAATATAAATTTTATTTAATGAACAACATAGATAAACAATACCAGGACTTACTAAGAGATATCTTATATCATAACAATCCTAAAGTAGACAGAACTGGAACAGGTACAATAAGTGTATTTGGTAGACAAATCAGACATAAAATGAGTGATGGATTTCCTTTACTCACAACTAAAAAGATGCCATTTAAAACTATTGTAACTGAATTAATATGGTTCTTACGTGGTGATACAAACATCAAGTACCTTGTTGACAATAACTGTCATATTTGGGATGGTGATGCATATAAGAATTATTCAACATACGTTAAAGAAGAATGGGAGAATGGTTCAATAAATGAATTATTTGAAGACAATTTGATTGTTGAAGAATCAAACGACGGTAAAAATATATTTTATAGAAAACTGACACAAGAAGAATTCATCAACAAAATCAAAACAGATGATGAGTTTGCTAAACAGTGGGGTGAATTAGGTCCAATTTATGGTAAGCAATGGAGAAATTGGGGAGCTGGATTTGGAAATAAAAATACTGACCAAATTGCAAACCTAATCTCCGACCTTAAAACAAATCCAGACTCAAGAAGATTAATGGTTAATGCTTGGAATGTTGGAGAATTAGACCAAATGGTACTTCCACCTTGTCATTATGGATTTCAAGTTTATACAAGAGAGTTGAGTGCTAGAGAAAGAACAGCTTTAAAATCTAATGGGAGTACTAGACTTTACGATAGTATTAAAGAAGAAAACTACCAAACAGTTGATGCTGATGATGTAATGCATGCAATATGTGATGAATATAATGTACCTAAACGAGCAATCTCTCTAATGTGGAATCAACGTTCAGTAGATACATTCTTAGGTTTACCATTCAACATAGCGAGTTATGGATTATTATTAGAAATCATTGCTAAAGAAGTTAATATGGTGCCTGATGAATTAATTGGTAACTTGGGTGATGTACATTTATATAATAATCATATTGATCAAGCTAAATTACAAATTGAAAGAACACCATTTGAATTACCTAAATTAAAATTCAATCCAATATTTTTAGCTAATTTAGAACATAAAGGATTAGATGAAGCAATTAATGGTCAAGTTAATTTTGAATTAGAAAATTATAAATCACATCCATCAATTAAAGCACCATTAAGTAATTAATATTTATACCAAAACATAGCTATGAAAAAATTGCTACTAGTACTCGCGTTTCTGTTATCATTTATTGGCACAACCAAAGCATCTCACTGTGCTGGAGGTGAGTTATTATATACTTGGATTTCGGATTCAACATATAAAATTACATTCAAATTTTATAGGGATTGTACTGGAATTGCAGAACCACCTTGTGTTTTGTGCTATTGTGTAAATACTTGTGTACCACCATCATCCACTAGTTGTTTTACTGTGTGTCTTAATAAAGTAACAAATATTCCAAATGGTCAAGAGGTAAGTACCGGTTGTCCGGGTTATCCAAGCACTTGTAGTGGAGGTACATTTCCAGGTTATCGTGAGTGGATATATGAAAATATAATCACACTCCCATCAAGATGTAATCAATGGAAATTTTATATTACTGAAGGAGCAAGGAATAATGCAATTACTAATTTATACCAACCTGGTACTCAGAACATGTATGTTGAAGCAATGCTTAACAATCAATATGCTCAAGGTAATTCATCACCTTACTTTACAGTAAAACCAGTACCATATCTTTGTGTTAATAATCAATATAACTATAATAATGGTGCTGTTGACCCTAATAATGACTCCATGTCATTTTCTATCATTCAACCAAAAACAAGTTCAGGGGTTTGTAATGTCATTGCAGGTTCAGACATAGGTTTTACAAATACAACTTCACCACCCGTAACCTATAACTTAACTAATAATCCATTAAGTACAAACAATACCTTTACTATTAGTCCAACAACGGGACAGATATCATTTACACCTAATATTCAACAAGTTGCAGTTGTTACTGTTTTTGTAAAAGAATGGAGAAATGGTGTGTTAATAGGTTCTGTAATGAGGGATATACAAATTATTGTTAAGTCCTGTAATATACCTCCACCTAGTTTTATTTTGGATACTGCAACTATTGTAGGTGGTACTTGGAACAATGGTAGAATAGAAGGATGTGGTGGTCATACAATATCATTTTGTTTTGATGCTAAATCAACCAACTCAAATGCTATATTAGTAGTATCATCTAACAACAATATTACCACTCCTGGCTCAACACTTACGACAACTCATCCATTTACGGATTCAGTTAGAACTTGTTTTAATTGGTCTCCTTCATTAATTGATACAGGTTTAAGGATATTAACATTTACAATTAAAGATTCAACCTGTACACCTCCTGGTATTCCTGTATCACAAACATTTATTGTTCCAATTTACATTTGGCAACAAACTCATATTACCACATACCCAACAATATGTATTGGTGATTATGCTATGTTGCAAGTTGCTGGAGGTACCCAATTCACTTGGTCGGTTCTACCTGGTGGTTCACCTGTAACTTCATTAACTTGTACGAATTGTCCTGCACCATTTGCTAATCCAACTGTAACAACCCAATATGTGGTTACAAGTAATTTAATGGGTGTTTGTGATAAGTACAAAGATACGACTACCGTAACAGTATCACCAATCCCGATATTCAATTTGGGACCCGATACCGTAACTTGTATCAATAACTCTTTATTGTTGAATACCAATTTGATTCCAAGTCCTAACACAATTTATAGTATCAAATGGTTCCCTTCAACTTTTTTGAATAAAGACACCATCAATAAACCAATTTGCACACCAACCAAAGATACGACTTACATTGTTAAAATAACTCCAAACGGATTGAACCAATGTGCTCGTTATGATACGTTGAAAATAAAAGTGTTACAAGGATTTAAATTAAATAATAAAGATACAGCAATATGTGCTGGTAATACAGTTA